GTGTGCGCTGCTGACATCCTGAAGGGTGCCCGCGCTGCTGGTGGTGGTCTGCTGGTGCTCATCGATGCCAGAACCGCCGCCCAGGGTGCCGAGGTGGTGCCGGTCATCGGTGGCCGGTGGTGGTGTGCGCTGCTGACATCCTGAAGGGTGCCCGCGCTGCTGGTGGTGGTCTGCTGGCGCTCATCGATGCCAGAACGCCGCCCAGGGTGCCGAGCTGGTGCCGGTGGTGGTGTGCGCTTTTATATATATAATAAGGTAAAACAAAGTATAATTTGTTTATAAGTGTTAAAAATTCGATTAAATACGAATTTATTTTGTTTTTTATTTGGTGGTATCAAATTTTATTTTTACCTTTGCAACAGATTTAAAAAGTTATTCACCGCGCCACCGGCGCACAAAATTAAAAAAAATATGAAAAATTCCGCTTTAGTTCTCGCACTCATGGAGATTGCAACCGCCAACCCTGACGGCTTCACCGTAAACGCTCAGACCTTGCAACCAATTACCAAAGGTTACGCCGTCGCCCTGGCCGATACTCAGAACAGCCACGACACCGCCGGCCTTCTCTCTGTTATAGACTACGCCCAGAACCACGCCGACACCGTGAACGCGATCGGCGGATGGCTCGACACTGAAAGCAACAAATTTTATTTTGATGCTACAGTAATTTGTGACGATCTCGAAACCGCGTTAATACTGGGCCGCCGTAATAATCAGATCGCAATTTTTGACCTGGAGAAAATGGAAGAAATCAGGCTTTAAAGCCTGGTTTCTCTCCTCATGTTATAACCATTTAATATTATTATATTATGACTAATTACGCCCGTATCTATCGCGCCGAACTTCAGGAACTGAAGCCCGCACCCGCTTTTTATCGTCTGGCCCTCCGGCTGGCCATCGCTGCCGCCCGCATCGCTGACCGCTACCCGCGCACCGTTTCCGCTATCCTCTGGGCCGGCTTTCTCTGGGCCGTCGTTTATATCTTTTTAAATTATCGTTTTACAACTTATTGCTAATTATAGCCCGTTTATTTATTCACCGTTTTTTAATATCTCGAAATTATGAATACTTCAGTAAATAACACCCCCGCAAACGTGAACGCAAACCGAGTTAATAACGCCGCTAAAATTCAGGACTTCGGCCAAAAAATTGGCGGTGCCCGTAAGGATTTAGCCCGCGAACAGGCCGACCTTGTGGCCGCTTTCGCCGGTCTGACGGTTGAGTCTTTAAAGACTCTGAGCCTGTCGAAGGTCGTAAAATTTGACCAGGTGCAACGCCTGGCCGCCTCTGGTGCTATCTCTGCGCCTGCCGCCTGTGCTGCTTTCGCTCTGTGGCGTTCCATCCCCGCCCGCCCGTCTCTTTCCTGGAAGGTTGGCGCATGGGCTGAGAAAACCGCCGCCCGTCTCGCTCAGATATCCGCTATTATAGACGGCGGAGAAATCACAGAAAATATAGAACGGATGGCAGAATACCGCGTTTTAATGGCTGCCGGCTATCCCGCCGCCCCCTTCTCTTTCGGTCGTTATAGCGTCGATTATTATTTAACCGTTAATTCTCCCCTCTGTGTCATGGCTGGCCGTTATTACAAGTTACGCACCACCGACCCCAGCGAGGCCGCCGAGTTTATCCGTAAGGCCGTGGCCGCTGATGCTGCCACCCGTGCCGAGGGTGCCACCTTTGAGCTATACTGCAGCCGTGGCGTATATTATGCCGCGCCCAAAGGAAAAAATAAAATCCATGTGAAGGAATGGAACACCCGCGAGGAAGCCCGCGCCGGTATGGAAGACGTGGCAGAGCTGCGCCGCCTCTGGGAAAAAATCCGTAACACCCCCGCCCTTCGTCGTACCACCAACCGCCCCCGCGTCGGTGTGGACTATCGCCAGGGCCAGAACATGAACCCCGAAGCCTTCGCCGCTGCTTTCCCGTTCCGTGGTGTGGAGTTCGGCAACTGGCTAACCCAGACGGATCGCGCCATCCGTTTAAATGAAACTTTCGACGCTCTCCGCGACCTTTGCGCCCTCTGTGGCCTCACTGCTGACGCTGCCACCCTGAAGGGCTGGCTGGCCATGGCTTTCGGTTCTCGTGGCATCCCTGGGGCTGCCGCTCATTTTGAGCATGAGCACCGCGTTATAAATTTAACCAAGGAGCACGGGGCCGGCTCTCTGGCTCACGAATGGTTGCACGCTCTCGACGCTTTCACCGCTGCCCGCTTTGCCGGTTCTCTGGGCCAGTTCGCCATCAAGGACTGGGGCAAACTGCCAGAAGGTGAACTCCGCGAGGCTGCCCGCGCTCTTTATAGTGGGCTTATAAAATCACCATTTGCCCGCCGTTCTGAAGATCTCGACTACCTGAAGGGAAAAACCTACTACGCAAAGACCCAGGAACTCGCCGCCCGCGCTTTTGAGGTCTATGTTATAGAGCTGGCAAAGATTAAGGGCTGGACACTCGATTTTTTGGCTAACGTAACCACCCGCGAGGAATGGATCGCCGCGTATGGGGATGCCGATGAGTACCCCTACCCGACCCCAGCCGAGGTTGCAGAACTCGCCCCACTGTTCGCCCGTTTTCTCTCCCTGGCTGCTGACGCTCAGGAACTGAGCAAAGAGGCCGCCCAGTTGTTCGCCGATGGCCGCGCCATCATGGAACAACAGCGCGAGAAGGCAAAGGAACTACAGGAACAGGCCGCCCAGGAACAGGCAGAGCAACGCGCCGCCGCTACTGCTGCCCGTATGGAAGAAATGAAGCAACGCACCGCCGAGGTGTGCGCCGAGTGTGGGGCCTCGTGGTCTTACGTGTTCGAGTCTGCGGGCCGTGCCTACGCTGTCGGAGGTGGTGCCGGTTTCGCTTTCCATATCTGGGCAAATGGTCATGTAGGTTTTAAGGTGGTACGCCTTAATTCCAGAATAAAAAAGAGCATCCGCACGGCATGGGGTGACACTCTCGAAGTGCGCCCAGGTGTTGACCTCGAAGCCTTCGCCCGTAAGGATCTGCAGTACGGTTTTACAGGTTATAGCCTTTATAATTCAGTTTTCAAGGGCTACGCGACCACCTGGCAGGAGTTTAGCGAGAAACACGCCGAGGACATCCGCAAGGGTGCCCAGGAGTTCGCCCCGAAAGCTCAGGAAGTGAAAAAGGAGGCCACCACGAGCGAAACAACCGCCCAGCCTACCAACACCAAGGCCAACGACGGAAAACCCGCCCAGAAGTCCGCAAAGGGTGAAAAACGCAATCGCCAAGAGATCGACACCACCGCCGCCCCCGCTGAGTCGCTCCAGTTGGTCGAGATTGCCGACGGTGTGGCCGTCATCCCCGCCGAGGGTTACGACTACCGCGCCACCCTATTCAACCGCCGCCAGATTAAGGCGCACGGCGCAACCTGGAACAAAGAGGCCCAGCAGTGGCAGGCCACAGACCCCGCCACCGTCGAAGCTCTCCGCGCCTGGTTCGCACAGTCTGCCACCGCTGCCGATGAGCAGCAGGAGCAGGCCACAGAACCCGCAACCGCATCCGCCAGTTATAGCGACTCTGAAAAATCAGAAATTTCCGCAATAGCCGCCAACCGTCTGACCCCAACAGATGAGCCGGAACCCGTGGCCATTGCTGCCAGTCATGGCAGTGATCCAGAAACACCCGACGCAGTGCCCGCCGCTTATTATAGCGGGTCTGAGAAATCAGAAGCCTGCAGCCTCTATAATTTCAGCTTCAAAAATCGTACCGCCGAGCAGTGGAACTGCCTGACCAAGTTTGACACCGAGGCCGATGGCGAGAAGCTACTCCAGAAAACCGCCGAGGGCCATGGCTTACTCTCTGTCAGTGCTTGCGACTTCCTGGACGTTCAGGCCGATTATATCATCTATTTCAGCCGTCGCAATGGTGATTATATTTGCATGTATTTGGCCGACTTCAATGGCCAGCCACTCCGCCGACCTATTGAGGAACTGCGAGGCCGTTTGCTCGATGCTCGTAAGGCTGCCGAGTTGAAACAGATAGCCCAGAGCATTCAGGAGGCCGACGGCGACGGCTGTGCCTACGAAATCCACGCCGGTGCCTCTGTTGTCAGAGTTGACCGCGACCCCCGTACCCCTGGCCATTTCCGTGCTACATGGTACGTGTCCGGCGAACTCGATGAGCGCCGCAAAACTCAGACAGCCGAAGACGCTGCCGGCATGGTCTGGCTACTCCGTGAGAGTTGCACCGCCGAGGGTAAGCAGTTCTGTGTTAAGCGCCCCAAGGTCGATTATAGCGAGGCTGCGAAATCAGAGGATCCAGCGTCTGCCACTTCTCTCTCTACTGTGTCCGCTGGTGCTGTCAACGACGAGGATGCACCTGCAGCACTTTTGAAACGCTATCGGGACCGAAAGACGAAATTACTGGCTATTGGCTATCCCTATTATTCCAGGCTGAAGAATGAGGATGGTAGTTTCAATATCCCCACTTCCGACGAGTCAACCTATTGGGACTATGCCGCTGGAGTCATCACCATTGAAGAAGCTGCCAGGGAATTGTGCCGGTGTGGTTTTACCAATACCGTCGATGAGAACTACACCCGTAGAGTCTTTGCCAGGATAAATGAACGACTGCACAAGCTGGATGATGATCTCAAACCTATTAAGGTTGCTACCTGAGCGTAGCAACTTTATAGCCCCTCTCAAAAACCCCCGTTTTCGTCATTTCATCATTTCATCAATTCATTAACCGAGGGCACACCCTCACAAAACATCACGCATTATGGACGTAAAAATCAAACAAGTTCTTTCCTGGACTTTTCCCACATTTGGTAATAACCATATCATGCCCTATGGCTCTCTCCTCGTAACCGATGGCACCAGCGAGCGTGTCTGTCACACTCATGGCGATCGCTACTATGATAATGCCGGTTATCAGTACATCACCTTCAATCGTCGCCGCTATGAAGTTCTCGCCTCTGGTCATCCTGCACGAGGCACTATGAAAATCTCACTGCGACCCGTCGCATAACCCTCGTAAATCAACAAATTTCGATTTTATTTTAATTTTTCTGCAAAAATATTTGGTAGTATCAAAATATATTCGTATCTTTGCAGCGTCGAATAAAAGTTTAACCGAGCCACGAGGCTCACAAAAAAGTTTTTCATCATGTTACAGACAGCAACAACTCAGGCACCCTTTGCCGCAATCAACATTCAGAACGTCGCTAAACAGCGAGAGAACAAACAGGCTACCTTCTCAGCTATCATTCAGGACAACTGGGAAGCATGTAAGAACCGCTTTCGTGTTACGTTCACCAATGGCACCACCGAAATCAAGCGCCTTTTTACTAACAGCGGAATGGTCTGCGAGTATGGCAAAGGCCGCCGCACCTATGGCCACTATGCCTACATCGACAACTGGCAGAGCCTGGAACCCGTGAAGGCCGCCCCTAAGTATAGTTACACCATGTTCCACCGCAACACCACCAAGGCCGCCGCTCTCCTGGCTGCCTCTGGCTTGTGGCCCGAAATGCAGAAGCGCATGGCTGTTATGTCCCAGTTCTCCCAGTCTGAATATAACGAGATTATGGATATCTATCAGAAGCGCTGGGACTGCGACTATCGCGACACTGAGAAGCGTCAGGAACTGGAAAAGTCCTTCAACGACTTCTTCACCTCTCGTGGTACTACTCCCGACTACTACCACTTCAAGCAACTCAGCGAGAAGTCACAGATCATCAGCATCCCCTTCGGCAAAGATGGCAGTTATGAGCGCCGCATGGTTGCCAACCATTTAGAGCAGGCCCAGCATTCCGCTGCCGACTATGACGATGGCTTTGGCGTTCGTTGGTATGGCAGCTATGATTACAGCGTCTCTGTCAGCAAGAAAGATGGTGTACTTCGTGGCTGGTACTCTGCCGAGTACAAAGGTTGTGGCAATGGCCATTATTACCTCCTACTCGATGCTACTCATGCCATCTATGGCGAAGACGATTGAACCACCGTGCCCAGCGGTTTTCCGCTGGTTTCCTCTCTTCAGTCATTCATCAATTCATCAATTCATCGTTTCATTAAAAAACAGAAAAGAATTATGGCAAGAAAACGCTATTTCGTAACTATCGAGATCGAGGCCGATGTTCAGAACCCCCGCGATACTCAGCAAGCAAGTAATAAGCTGCATCAATATATCAGTAATGGCATGAAGCGCCAAGGCTGGGACTACGATTTTTTTATCCAGAATGACAATGTAATAAGCATTTTCGACGAACGTGGTAAACAACTTTAAAATATATATGACTATGACACTACAAGAAATAAAAGCTGCCTACACTGAATTGCACGACGTTCAGGAGGCATCAAACAAAGCATACGAGAAAAAGGCCGAAGAACTCCGCAAAGCAGCTCTTCGTTATCAGGCTATAGCAGCACGTAAAATGGCCGAAAGTCATCGCACCCGTTCTAAATCATATAAGAACGATATTCACTGGACTTCTCACATCGTTGGACCTATTCTCGAAGAGGTAGAACGTCGTACCGGCATTCACTTTGAACATAGTGGTGGCACCTATGGACTCCGTTGTGAATATCCGGCTTTTGCTCACGATGAGAATGGCGAATGTATAGCGTACCTCTGTTTCACACCAGGAGAAAAAGATAGTGTCTTTATTGATACCGGCGAAAAAAAAGGTCACTATCACGATATGAGTATTGGCGCTCTGAATGGTATGGATAATATCGAGGAAGAAGTGACCAGCATTGAAACTGTTATCGAAAATCTCCGCCGCCGTTATCCTGAGCTGCACATCGCTGCATAAATTCATAAATTCATTCATTCATAAATTCATAATATTATGGCAAGAAATTATAAAGTTGAGAATGGCAAGCATTTGAAAGCCATTAGAAGCCCTTATGATGGCCGTGTAGTCGGCTGGATAGATATAACTGACAACTCAAAGAAAAATTCATAAATTCATCAAGTTATGAAAGCAATGGAATCCTATTATTCTGGCAGTGTAGGCTTCAATATCTTACATACAGATGTTGTCGAGGTCGAACGTCGTACCATCACAATTAAAACCTACAATGGTTATACCAACAGACCAGGCAACAGAGTCATGCGCTGCCGTCATTGTGGAAAGGAATGGGTGGAGTCTATCACAAGCCCCCAAGTTCTTTCTCAGGATGTGCAAAATGAACTCCATGAGTATTTTGACGATTATACAGAATGTAAACAGAAAAAAGCATAAGTAAACCCACCACAACTATGAACATGTTTTCTTATAACTCCGATTTCTACCCCACCCCGAAAGAAGTCATTGCCCAGATGATGATGGGCGAAGATATAGTAGGCAAAACCATTCTCGAACCCTCTGCCGGTTCTGGCAATATCGTTGACTGGCTTAAAGAGAATGGAGCCAAGGAGGTCATCGCCTGCGAGAATGACACTACCCTACTCCGCATCCTACGCGGCAAGTGCGACATCCTGGCTGAAGACTTCCTGACAGTCACCTCCGAGCAGGTCAGCCACTGCGACTATATCGTAATGAACCCGCCCTTCTCTAATGGTGCCGAGCACATTCTTCATGCTTTCGATATTGCCCCTGCTGGCTGTACCATCGTGGCCCTCTGTAATAGCAGCAACTTCGACTCTTGCTATTGTAATAAGACCAAACAGCGCCTCGCCGAGACTATCGATCTCTACGGACAGCGCGAGTCGCTGGGTAACGTCTTCCACACTGCCGACCGTCAGACAGATGTCAACATTGAACTTATCAAGCTATACAAGGAGGGTGCCGGTGCCAGTGAGTTCGACGGTTATATCTTTGAGCAGTACGACTCCGACACTGCTGGCACTCAGGAAGGACTCATGCAATACAACTTCGTGCGCGATATTGTGAACCGTTACGTCTCTGCTGTCCGCATGTTCGATGAAGTTATGGCTATGTCAAAGCGCATCAATGAAGTGGCCGACTTCTACGATTTCCGCACCGTCACCGACCCTAAGACCGGCGAAACTCGCCAGGAGCCACAATACTATGGCGGACTGCCTATCACTTTTGGCGCTCAGACCAAGGGCGAACACCCCACCGCTATTAGCCACCAGCGCTACAAGCGAGAACTGCAGAAGCACTACTGGCATATCATTTTCCAGAAACTCAATATGGAGAAGTATGCCACCCGTGAACTTCGTGAGCAGATCAACCGCTTCATCGAGTCTCAGAAGTGCGCACCATTCACGATGAAAAACATCTATCGCGTCATCGATATGGTCATCCAGACCAACGGACAGCGAATGCTTACCGCCCTGGAAGAAGCCTTCGACCTCATTTGCTCACTATCTGCCGAGAACTCCACCGCTGGCGAGAAATGGAAGACCAACGCTAACTATATGGTCAATCGCCGTTTCATCGTTGACTACATCACAGAAGGCTATTTCTATGGCTCCACCCGCCCAACCGTTGACTTCCCCTGTGGTGGCCGTACCGACCGCATGGAGGATGTCTGCAAGGCACTGTGCTATCTCACTGGACGCAATTACGACGAGATAGGCCGCCTAACTCAGGTAGGCCGTGGCCAACAGTGGGGACAGTGGTTTGAGTGGGGCTTCTTCCGCTGCCGTGGCTATAAGAAGGGCACCATGCACTTTGAGTTCCTGGACGAAGACGTGTGGGCACGTTTCAATTACGAGGTCGCCGTCCAGAAGTCCAAGACAAAAGGCTGGGACCTCCCAAAGGTCACGCCTAAGAAGTCGAAAAAACAAAAAACCGCCTAACCCCTACCCGCCCCCACTGGTTCCCCCAGTGGGGTGCTCTGTTTCGTTTATTGTCAGGCGATTATATCGCCAAAACAAAAAATTTTCACCAAAAATCAAAATTTTATCGAAAAATTTTTGGTAATATCAAATTATATTCGTATCTTTGCACCGACAAATAAAAGTTTAACCGAGGGCATCCCTCACAAAAAACATTTTTCGCTTATGACACTTCAAGAATTTAAGAATGAAGCCGCCCGCCGAGGTCACACCTTCGACAACAGCGACAATGCCTCCCGCGCATGGTCTCGCTCATGGGGCCTTACATGGTGGCGCGATGTATGGTTCTATCGTGAGTACCGCCTGGGTGCTTTCACCTATCGCACTGGCCGCGTCCGCCAGCGTCATCACTCTTACACTAACACCGAGTATCGTATTAACGACTCTGAGGTTTCACAACGTGAGTTCCTGAAGGCTCTCGACACCTTTCAGGCTCCCGCCCTCTCTGCCGATGAGCAGTCCTACATCCAGCAGCAAGAGCAGCTTGCACGTCAGGCTGCAGCCCGTCGTGCTGCCTGGCACCGCTCCCACCCTTCACGCTCTCGCCGTCAGACTTCTTCCGATCATGCCGTGCAACTCACATTCAATTTCGCTGCATGATTTCATCAATTCATAAATTCATCAATTCACCGTTTCACTAAAAAACAGAAAACAATTATGGCAAAATTCAATTTCGGAGTCGTCAGACCATATATGACCGATGAACAGCGCATGATCAATCAGTATGCCAATGAGTATGAGGGCACCCTTCCCATGTTGAGCCGTCCGCACATTAAACTGAGCCATTACGACACAAAGACGGTTGCTTCAGTCGCCATGCGTGGACTGTCACTGAACGGCTGGACGTGTCAACAGACCTACAAGTGGTGGCAGGACTATCGCCGTTATTATTCGCAGCTCTATCCTGGCTCTTGCTGTCCTGATGTCCTTTGTGGCCCGAAGGTGTTTCAACGGGTGTGGAATACGCTGGCTGAATGGCTGCCCTATCATCTGCCTAAGATTACCAACAGTCGGTGGTACTATATGAACATCACCGACTGGGACGGACGCAGACGCAAGTGGTATTTCGACCGCCCAGACGATGCCACCGCCGTGCATTATTTCTTGCACCATAAAAATTCAGATCACGATATCAACGAATATCATTCCCTCTATTCTGTCACCTGGGACGGTCAGAATTTCGTCAACCCGAAACGCCTTTCAGTCTCACACAAAGCTGCATTAATTCATCAATTCATACATTCATCAATTCATTAAATTATGGCTACAACATTATTCGAGAATTGCGACCTACGCCTGTCTTCTACAGGCCATGACTACGATTTTGTAGGCACTATCGAGGTCCTAAGTGACAAGCCGCTGACTTTCTTCTTTGCTGAGACGCTGTGCCAGGTCATCGATGAAGATGGCACAGAGTATGACGAGTGGGAACCTGACGAGTCCGCGACACGCCTGCTGGATGTCTATGCCGGTCTGAAGCCTTACGATGAAGACACAGACGATGGCAACGATGAAGCAGAAAACGTGGCGAACTGTCTTTACCATGGTGAAGATATCGACCACATCGATTATTTCACACAGACGAAAGAAGAAGGGTGGTCTGGCTTCCTCTCTGACCCTAAACAGCGAGGCTGGTTCTTAGCACTCATTAAAAACTATTGTCCCGAAAAGTTGGCAGACATTCCCTGGGCTGCCTAATCATAATATCCACACCTCCCAGCCGAAAACGGCTGGGACTAAATCAGAAAACATCATGTCACACTATCCCTACACATTCACCCTCTCCACAGCCACCGGCGACCACGGCCACCAGTACCCGCTACTCACCGCCAACGAATACCCCTGGATGAACATCCAGATTATCCCCACACCCGACTCTCAGCGTTCCCTCATTCTCGAAGCGCTCAACAAGCGGGGTGGGGGAGTGGCCACCGTCTCAGGGCGCACCGACTTCGTGGCTATTCAGGCCGGTGGTGGTTCCGATGAGCACCCCACCATCCCAATCACCCGCCAGAACTACCAGCATGTCGCCGCCATTCTCCGCGACTGCCTCCAAGCAGCTGCCGACCATTGGGCTGCTACTCACCCCGTTGAGTAGAGCGCCCAGCGGTTCCCTTGTTGATCCTCTGTCCCGTCTCTTTCAGGGCGATTTTATCACCAAAACAAAAAATTTTCGCCAAAAATCAAATTTTTCTCGAAAAATATTTGGTAGTATCAAAATATATTCGTATCTTTGCAGCGTAAAACAATAAATAATATGTTTCACCGAGGGTCAGCCCTCACAAATAAACAAAGAATATGAAAGTAACTATCGACAATTTCAACAACCAACTGGAAGTCACCGTTCAGGGCGACACCATGACCGTAGCGTTAGAACGTGGCCACTTCGTGCTATCTGATGCAGTCAATACTGAGTGCTCTTTTGAGACAGAAGAAGACTACGCCCGACTGTTGCACGATGCAGCTCTGTCGTTAGTAACGCTGGGTACAGACGTTACCAGTTTCGATGAGTGGGAGAACCTGTTTAGCTCATGGGCAGACGATGAGCCTGGCGACGATGCAGATCCCGAAGACCTCGAAGCCTATCACAAGTGCATGGCGAATGACCGTGCCGACTTTGAGTGCGAACAGAATGCCGCCCGCAACTGGCAGTCACTGACCGACCTCGATGCAAAAGCCATCTGGGACTACCTCGAAAACCGCTGGCAAATCTAATTATTCATTCATACATTCATCAAATCATCAATTCATTAAAACATACAACTATGAAACATTCAGCAGATTTTTATAAAGTTGTCAACGCAGTTTTGAATACCCTTCGTCAGGGTGGTTCTGTTCCTTACTATATGGTAGCCAACAGCTCCGAGGGTGGTGCATATACTCCTGAAGACGACTTCCGCGAACTCCGTCTGTCTCTTCTGGCTTACAATACCGCCGACGATGACGAAGACGTAGCCGACCAGAATTTCCGTTCTGAGCACTCCGACTGTGACATCTGGACGCTCTTCCGTGGCAATGACTTCATTTGCCTGGCTATCGACCCCGACAACTACATCACCAGCAGTTACGACCTCCGCGACATGATTGCAGACGATTACAATTTAGAGTGTGCCGAGATTACAGAGGGTATGAATGGCTATCCCCGTGGCCTTCGTGGTTGTGTCCTCCTGAATGATAAGGATGCCACCTTCGAGAGCATGGAACGTATGGCCGAACTCTATGGCGTAGAGGTTGTATCGCTCCGCCGAAAGGATGGCTGGCAACTCTGGGAGTCTCAGGGCACCGCCTACGAGTTATACGACTTCCAGAATATCCTGGAAAATCGCGACGATAACGCACTTACCTTTGGCTCATTCAAAGAGTATGCCGACTTCCTCCGCGAGACCGCATCTGACGAAATGGTTGAAGACATGGCCGCCCATGCACTCTTCGAGAAGGTTAAGGAAATCGAAGACAAAGAGGTTGGCGATAACGAGTTTATCCGCACCTCTACTTACGATATCAGCTACTACGAACTGTTAGACCGCCACGTCTCTCACTATTCATACGACACCTGGAACTATACCCTCGCTCTCGACTGCATGATCTCCGACTAACCTCCCGTTATAGCACCCCCAGTTATTCACCGTTTCACTAAAAAACAGAAAACAATTATGACACATTCAGATTACATCAATGCCGTTGGCCGCGCTAACTATTACTCCCACATGTACTACGTCGCATCCGCTCCCGTTGTGAGCGATGCAGACTTTGATGCCCTCGTCGCTCAGATCGAGCAGTATGAGCAGCAGTACCCCGAAGACATCCTTCCTGACAGTCCCACACAGCAGGTAGGCTCCGATCTCAATGGCAATGGCCGTATCGCCCACCGCACACCCATGCTCTCCTGTCAGAAGGCTCAGGACATCCAGAAGGTTGCTTCGTGGATCAACAAGACCAACCAGCGCATGAACGCCCTCACCGGCGACAACCACACTGGCGGTTACAAACTCGTAGCCATGTGGAAGTACGACGGCATTTCATGCTCTCTCGTCTATCAGGATGGCCAACTCATCAGCGCTGCCACTCGTGGCGATGGTAGGGTAGGGCAGGACATCACCGCCCACGCCCTCTGCATCCCCTCCATCCCTCAGCAGCTCCGCGAAACGGGTGCCACCTACTCCCTCGCCGGTCGTATTGAGGTCCGTGGCGAAATCGTCTGCAGCAAGCGCAACCTCCACCTCCTTTCCACTCGTTACACCGACTGCCGCACAGCAGCTTCCGCCCTCTGCAACCAGTCAGTGCCCGACGCTATCGATCTCGCCATGCTCGACTTCATCCCCTGGGATGCCTATATCGACGACGCTATCAGCAGTCAAATTCAGTTCTCTTGCACTCCGCTCGGCTATCCCTGGCATAAGTTCGACTTCCTCCACCGCCTTTGCTTTATCCACCGTCCTGACGTATGGACCGCCCACACCCTCGACGATGTTCAGCAGCTCCTGGAGAAACGCGAGGCAGAACGTGCCGCATTCGACTTTCCTGTTGATGGTATCGTCCTCCGCATCATGCACGATGACTATTTCCGCGCCCTCGGTGCAACCGCACACCATCCTCACGGCTCTATCGCTTATAAGTTCGCACCCGCTAAGGCAGTCACCACCTGCCGCCGCATAGAAGTTACTGTTGGTAAGACTGGCAAGCGCACTCCCGTCGCTTACTTCGACTCCGTGATCCTCCTCGACCGCGAAGTACATTCCGCCTCCCTCTATTCAGAGAAGACAGCCAACGATCTCGGCATCTATCCAGGTGCCACCATCGAGGTGGGTCTGTCAAACGACATCACCCCAAAGGTCTATCGCGTTATTGCCTCTGCCGGCGCTCCTGTTTCCTCCGTAGGCGATGGCTCTGCCGGCGCTCCCTCTCAGCCGCTCTCGGCTGGGGTAAGGGACAATGTTACGGAAAATAACCCCTTATCTTCCGCCTCTGACGAAGCCCCCGCCGATTGTCCCGTATGTGGCGATACTATCGCCACCGATGACGAAGAGGAAGAAGCCTGGCTCGCCCCCTCTCTCTTCTCCGACGAAGCTCCCGCCCCCGCTGCCCCTGCCGCCTCTGACGAAGAAGCCGCTCCTGCCAAAGCGCTCGGTGGTTCTCCCACCGAGGAACCCGCCACTCCTCACCATAGCACCACCGCCGCAGTCCTCGCCACTGTCGCCTGTGCTGCAGTCCTCTGTTGCTTTGGTGCAGTAGTCCTGGGTGCTGCTGTCTTCTGTCTGCCCCTCATAGCCGGCACCCTCCGCGTATAGACACCCTCAAAAATCACAAATTTCATCAATTCATCAAATCATCATTCAATGGAAAATCAATTCAACACCGTTCAGCCCAACCCCATCTGGGATGGCGAACTCTCACAGTATAGTCAGCACTTCATGTCGGGTATGCAGTTCCACGCACCCTTCATCGTCACCAAGTATCAGCAGCGTTCCGACCTCGGCGACTGCATCATCAGCACCCGTCCGCCTTATATCACTTGCAAGATCCACGGCTTCAAGACAGCAGCAGCTGCTGGACGCACCGACAATTCCAAATTGGTGGCCATGGCCGAACGTGAGGAACAGGCCCGCGTCGAATACCTCCAGCAGCGCCAGCAGGCGTTCCGCAATCGTATCGAGGCCGACCGTCAGGACATCACCATCCGTCAGCTCATCGAACAGCAGGGACGTGTCTATGACGAAGAACTCGATGAGCCGCGCATCGTCTGCAAGGTGCCTGGCCTTAATGTCTATCTCGAACTCGTAGGCTGCCTCCAGCCGCTTCCTGATGAAGACCCCGAATGGCTCGGCGACAATGGCATCCTCGCCACGCTCGACTCCATGATGCAGTGGGCACAGAATATCTACGACCGCGCCGATCGCCGTGCCCGTGCCTCTCAGTTCTCAGATATCCAACCCCTCGACTCCTGGATTGACCCTTACGATCCCGACCTTCGTCCCTGGATGCCTCGCAAACGTGGCCTCGGTCATACCTTCATTGACCCCAGCCGTCGCCCCGATCTGCTTCACTCCAAAGCACCACAAGGCGCTGCCGACTATGGCATGATACGCACCATCAAGGAGGCCACCGCCAATAATGCCGCCCAAGGCATAGCCCCCGAAGACTATGGCCACCGTTAGCCCATATATGTCGTTATAGCGCACCTCAAAAATCACAAAATTTCATAATTTCATCAATTCATACATTCATATATTCATAAATTCATAAAATAATAACAATTTTATTTTGTCAATTCAAAATTAAAGATTAACTTTGCAACAGAAATACTAAAATACAAATCATTATGGCACGTATTAAAGAAATCCTGGCATTCGCCAACAACAAGGGTGGGGTAGCCAAAACCACCACCGTCCAGAACGTCGCTGCCGGTCTTCTCCGGCGCAACAGTCGTCTGCGCATCCTCTGCATCGATCTCGACCCGCAGGGCAATCTTTCTTCCCTCCTCGGCTGGCGCGATAAGATGAAGGAGTACCACGCTAAGAACCTCGCCACTCTCACCGTGGCCGATGCCCTCCGCGATGGCGACAACAACCACCTGCCTGTCTATCAGTCTCGCAAGGGTCTCTACTATGTCCCCGCCTCTGCCGGACTGTCCGACATCGACCCTGACCTCCATCGTCAGATGCAGTCCAAGCTGGTGCTCTCGTCACTCTTTGGCAATGACATCTTCGACATGGACCACCTCTACCTCGGTGCAAAGGCACTCGATGGCGAATACATTGAAGACACCTTCGACTATGTGCTTATCGATTGTGCCCCCGCACTCTCCGAACTCACCTTCAACGCGCTCGCTGCCGCCTCTGGTGTCATCATCCCCGTGCAGCTCGGCTCGCTCTCAGTCGATGGCATTGGCCGCATGGTCGAAGCCTACAAGAATGTCAAGCGCAAACTCAATGCCGACCTCGATATGCGGGGCTTGCTCATTGTCATGGCCGACGAGCGCACCCGACTGGCTCGTGAGACTACCGACTACCTCCGCGACCAGTACGACACCACTATCTTTAAGACGCGCATACGTCAGTGTGTCAAGGTAGGCGAAAGCCAGTTCCAGCATGAGGATATCTTCACCTATGCCCCCGAATGTACCGCCTCTCACGACTACCGCGACTTCGTTTCCGAACTCATCAAAACCCAAAATCCCGAATAATTATGGCTGTCAAATCATTCAAAAAGACTTCTAAGAAGTCTATCGTTGCCGGTTCCCCCGCTATCGAGGAACACGAGCAGATCATGTCCTCCGTCCGTGCTGAGTCTGCCGAACCCGCTCCAAGTGGTTCTCCCGCTGCCCCCGCTCCCACTGCGTCAGCATCGGGCACCTCCGTCGGTGTTTTCTCCACGCTCAACACCGAACCGCTGAAGAACGTACAGACGCGCGTACCGCTCTCTATCTACGAGAAACTGAACCGCATGAAGTATTTTGCCGGACAGCGCACCTCCATCGGTGACATCGTGGCACAGGCCATTCAGGAGTATTGCGAACGGCATCCCGTCTGAGTGGGGTGGGGTATAGGTTACGCTTTTTTACCCCTAAATTACGTTCCTTATCCCCATAGGGTTACGCTTTTTTACCCCTAAACTTGATATATATCTTTATTTATTATATAGTATTGATAAATTTTCTTTTATATGATTATAAGAATATATAATTACCTGCGCCCTCCATTGGCTCGCAACCCCCGTAAATACTGGCTTTCTTCCGTTTCGGTGGGGTCTTTCTTCGTAGCCTTCGGTGGCATTCTCCGTAACATTGGGGCTGTTCCTGGTAACGGTGGGGTGCATTTCCGGCCACTCTCTTCGTTAGGGGTCATTTTCCGTAACTCTCTCCCCTTTGTCCTCTATGTTGCGATACCATCGCGACTCTTCCGTAAGGGGTCATTTTCCGTAACTCTTCCCCGTCCGTGCATGTTGCTATGTCATAGCAACCAGTCATTTAAGGGGTAAATCTTCGTAACTATGGCAAAGAAAACTGATAAGATGCAGCAACTCATCAAGTCTGACAATAGCATCATCCGCGAACTCCGCGACCAGAAATGGATCTACAATCCAAAAGTATATGCTCAGGTGGCAGGCGACTTCTCCCTCATGCACCAGCGCGTCCTCATGGGTGTACTCGAAAAGTTGCAGGACCGCATCGCCTATTCTGCCTCCGAACATCAAAAGAACCAGCAGCTCTGGCTTCCTCTATTTGCACCAGAGGAAATGAATACTTCCGTTGACTTCGAGATAGAGGCTCGTGACCTGGGTGTTACTCCTGGCCACTATCCCGAACTGGCTCAGGCACTCGGCGACCTCGTAAGCATGAAGATAGGCTACCCGAAGAAAAAGGGCAATAAGACCGTCTATGTCTTCGCATCGCTCTTCTCTCGCATCGAAATGCCTACCTCTGATAATGGCTGGCGCACCGGCAAAATCCGTGTCAAGATGGATAAGGAGAATGTCAACGATTTCCTCTCTATGGATCGTGGCTATACTGACCATATCGCCCGCATAGCCCAGTTCTCTAAGAAACAGCGCACACCGCGCATCTATATCTATCTCTCCACCTTCAAGTACAAAGGACGTAACGAGGTGGAGTACCCCGAACTCTGCGAATTTCTCGGCATCGACGATGCTACATACGTCGCCACTCATAAGGCCGAGAAACCCGATGTCAAACCTACCGACAATCCCTTCCACAAGTTCTCAAAGGTCAAGAAACTCATCCTCGACCCCTCTAAGGCCGAAATGGATGCGTTCTCTGCTGACCGCAAAATCGACTTCTCTTTCACCTACGAACCGCTCTATAAGGATGGACGCAAAAAGGGCAACCCTACCCATATCGAGTTTGTCATTGTTCCTGGTGCCCTCGGCATCGAACGCGAACAGGAACGCAAGCGCCATAACCAGATACAGGCGCTCATCAATGCCCTCACCCGTCAGTGGTCCGACCTCCATGCCTACGATCTCCTCGAAGTCGCTAAGGATGTTGCTGACGATTGGCTCGACGACTTCTGCAACTATGCCTATGATGATGTGCGCCGTCAGGTGGAGAAGACACAACCCGACCATGTAGCCGAATACGTCCTTACCCTCCTGCAGACGTGGGTCAAGAATAAGACCAACGAGGCTCGCCGTTTGGAGGTAGAGCGCAAACGTCAGTACGATCTCTTCGTCCAACAGCAGGCAGAAAGCCGGTGGCGTTCTCTGATGCAGGAACTCGGCGCACAGACCCCTCTCCGTGCCCGTCAGATCAACATCGAGCGCTATGACGAAGAAACTCACACCCTCACCATCGCCCTCGCCGGCAAGGATATCTACGACCAGATAGAACCTATCACCGACGACCAGGGCAACACCATCACCAAAGGCATCTATCAGGATATCTGGTTTTCTCTTGTGCGCAAATACTTTCCCCGCTCCATAGTCCAGTACCGTATGTTCTGAAGTTACGCTTTTTTACCCCTTTGTTTGGCATGTCGCTATGCCATAGCGACTATGAACCCCTCCACTACTCCCCGCCGTTCTCGGTGGGGCTTTTCGTTCTATGCCCCGCGCTTTAGCCCAGGGTCTCGCTTCGTCTCTTGCTCGGTAATTCCATCGCCGTTCCCTTCTTTGTCCCTACGTTCTCGCCCATTCTCCCTACCTTTGCCTCAGTAATCAAAGCAATTATAGCCATGTCAAAAAAATCACTCTTCCCTCGTTTCGTGTGCTGCTACATGATAGCAGCCATCTGTGCCTTCTCCGTGCTCTCATGCACCACCTCTCGCACCGCTACTTCTACTGTCACTCATAGCGAAGGTGACAGCCTCCGTGCCTTGCAAGTCCAGTATGCAGCCATGTCACAGCAGCTCTCCCGCTACGACTCCCTCTTCTCCCAGATGCAGGCTCGCATCACCGCCCAGCAGTCCACACAGGAACAGTCCACTGAGCGCATCCAGGAGTCCGTCACTACCTACCTCGACTCCCTTGGCCGTGAGGTACGTCAGGAAAACCGCACCATCGACCGCAACCTTTCCCGCCAGACAGAACTCCGCTACGAGCAACAGATCTCTGCTCTCCAACAGCAGCTGTCTCGCGAGACCTCCCGCACCGACTCCCTCTCCGAAGCTCTTTACATGCTCCAACAGGTCAACTGGCTCGACTCTCTCAATCAGCAATCATATAAGGAACCAGCGCCCTCCCGCATTCAGTCGTGGTGGGATGGCTTAGTCCTCCATCTGGGTTACATCGCCCTCTTTGGCATCCTCGGTGTTCTCATCTTCCTCGTCGCCCGCTACTTCCTATGCAAATAACAGAAGCCCAGCCGAGAACGGCTGGGCCTCTCGTTTGTTTTGTCCGTTGTCAGGCGATTGCATCGCCGCCCTATATCATCCCTGCCTCTCTCAGGTACTGCTTACACCTAAACCCTTTCCTCGGCTCAAAGTCTTCAAACGAGTGCGCCACAAAGTGCGCCTTCTTATTCACCCATCCCGCCATGTCCTTTTGCCATTGTGGTATGTGGTGGTTGGGATTCATCGGGTCACGGTAGGGCTGTGCATGGGGATAGACATACCTCCCCTGATGATTGGCCCGCGTCTCTTGCGTTCTGCGCCACCAATACACTATCCGCTCGTAACACTCCCTGAAGTCATCCGTCAGCATTGTATAGAGGAAATACTGCCCCGTGAAGCCATACTTGTTGATGAGTGTCATAGCCCGCTCACACTCCGCTATCTGTCCGTGCGTGTCACATCCAAAGCGGATGCGGTTGTTATCAAGCCATTTCACCCTCGCCAGCAGCTGTGCCACCTCGTCAGTTACCAGTCGCGCATCGAGAGCCTGGTTAAAGTCCACCCTATACCCTCTCTCAATGATCTTCTCCAACAGCTCCATGCAGTAGTCGCCTGCCGCTAAGATGTTGTTATCCATCAGCACCAACTTCCGCCTGCCCTTAATGGCTATCTCATCCACATCCATATATGGACGTATGGCACCCTCTTTCCTGGGCACCACACACCATTTACACCTATTAGGGCATCCTCTCGTCAGAAATCCGTAGGCAGTATCTTTCGGCACGTTGGGATATATCGAGTAGTCCGGCTGCAGACGGTCTATCTCCTCCGGCAACTGGCTCGTCGGGTCATAGCCCGTCCCGCCTTTCACTATCTCGTCGGCATTATATATATAGGTATCGTCAGGCGAAAAGTTAAACACCTTCGACATATACACGATGTCGTAATGCTTCATGGGAGTGGCCCATTCAATTTGCCCTCCCCTATTTCTCCAGTACCTCGCAATCTTAGCGAGTGCGAGGTTGGGGTATATTGTTGCACCCCATTTCTTTTTCTTGGCGTGTCCGTCAACGTCCACCAGTCCTATCAGCATGTCTCAATTTTTGTTTCGTTTTCGCCGTCCTCATTTCTTCCTTAGCATGTCCGCCAGCCGCACCTGTTGCTCTTTCGTCATAACCATTTCCGCTGCCTGTTGCTTCATGTACTCCTGCATCTGCTTCGTTGTGCGCTCCTCCCATGCCTTGTGCATCTTTTTAAAGTGGCAGAAAGCCTTATTAACCCACTTTGTGCGCTTATAGCAATGCTTCATGCCCAGATAGCTGCTCATGGTAATCTTCACGTCGTTGGCATTCTTACCACCTCCCAGTTCCACCTTTGGCTCCATGTCGCGGATGGTCATCTTTCTATACGCCTTCTTCAACTTTCTCGGCAATCGCACCTTTTTAAAGAACATTCTCTTAATCCTCTTCTTATCCGCTTTACTGAAGTAGTGCTTCACATTGATGCTCATGCTAAAAGGCTCCTTGGGCACCTCCACTTTCGGCGCTACCATTTCCGGCTCTATAAAGACAGAAGGAGTCACCTTGACGTTATGCAGCTCTATCACGTTCGACATCGGCACCGGCTGCCCAGGCACAATAGGGTGGTCTATCGATGGCTTAATCAGATACACCTTCGTCTTATCAAATGCCGGCACGTCTGCTAAGTCATACGTCAGCATCCCTGGCTTCAATTTCTCATCCATACCTATGCCTCCATGTTACTACGTTGTGTCATCGCCATCAACTTACGCTCTTCGTCAGTAGTCGTGTCAAGCGTTATCTGTCTAAACTCTGAGTATTTTTTCCATATTTCCTCAGCTATATCCAGAGCCTTCGATACCTTATCTTTTACCAGCTGCTGAAAATTATCCAGGTCTTTCAGTTCCTCCGTCGATGGCTCCATTTTGAAAGTCCTATCTCCAATGTTGTCTTGTAATGTGATTTTCATCTTTCTATGAATTTATTTATTGTTCCGTTCATTGTATGTTGCGATTGCATCGCAACTCGTTTACTCATACCACTTGTGGCCTCTCTCTTTACAGTACCTCAGATAGCCATCCACTTTCTCCGCATGATCGACGACATTGCCAACCACCGTCAGATGCTCATCTTTTTGTGTGTATTGACTGGGTGCCAGGTGCCAATGCCCAATAGGACCGCTCTCGCCATTTAGCAGAATGTAGAAATGGCAACTTGCAAACCGTACCAGTCCATGCGTACAATGACTTCCTGCACTCCAGGCATCTACAATGTCCCCCTCATATACTTCGTTACCATGCTTATCCAGACAGCCGGTAAACTGTCCCACGCTGTTAGGATCTACGCGATACATCTTGACAGTCCATAAGTCCGATGGCTCACTGGCACATGGTAATTCAGGCACTATAAAGGTAACGGTAAACCCTTCAGGATGTTTCTCGTTTGTGGCTGTACCCTTGATGAGTGAGCCATACACCCACTCGCCATCAGCCGTTTTTCCTCTAAATTTTGATATCTTCATTTCTTTTCAAAGTGTAAATTATTCAACTTCCACTCAAAATCCTTATCACTCCTGATCACATGATCAAAGGGCGTTTCTATCTGTTCGATGGCAGCAATATGTATCAGACATGCCAACACTTTAAAAGCATAATCACATGTAGTCTGGCTCTGTGTGTAGTATGCTTGGGCACGTACTTCCAGTAGGTACTCCACAAAACTTGGCTTTGTACTTGATACTACTACTTCATGGAGAAAGAGCGAATATTCCGGCTTATACTTATAGCCCCATGCCTTATATATGGATGCCAGTTCATCAGGAGTTTTCTTTGCCAACTTCATCTGAACGATGAGCGCCTTTTTCTCTTCTTTAGTCATACACCCTCCTCCTTCAATAGTTCGTGCCCGTCATACCCGCACCACGTACAGATACCCAGAGCCACATTCGGTGCCCAGTTCTCTTTTCCGCATTTCGGACAGCGCATCAGCAACACTTCTCCCGTGTCCTGTGCCACCTCCACACCAGGCGCTAAAATCTTCGTCTTACTCATACCTTATTGAATAGTTTTATCGTCTTTTTCCCTGAGTATTTCTTTCATTACAGCCCAATAGGTATTCTGTTCCCATTTGGTAGCAGGACGGGCACGACCGTCAGCACGAGTCACAGCCTTACGCTTCACAATGTCTATGCCGTTAAAGGAATTGATCTGTCGGTTGTTGGTGGGAACCAAACCGAGAGACATAAATACACAATCAGAGCCAACGATTCTCATCAGAGTACCTGGCTTAAAAATCCTTTTGTAATTTCTATTTTTCATTATTTGATGAATTTATGAATTATTGTCTTTCCCAATATGCGAACATCACCATATCAGAGCAATCTCCTAAGTCCAGAATGTCCTTTTTGGCAATAATAGTTAGATGATGTGGTCCTGATATGATATAAGTCTTATTTATGTCTGCAAACTCATCACGGAATTGTCCTACCGTTATGCCCTTTCTGGGCGCTCTGTGACGCTGATATCCTTTGTCTTTCAGATATTGTGTGTAGATGCTGGGAAAATTCCATCTTACCAGTCCTTTTTCGGCGCACCAATTTATAGCATCGAAAAAAGCCTTGTACCATGTAACACCAAAGAAGTAAGTGTAGGCTCGTACTACACAGTCGTAAGCGTTTGTAAGCCCTTTTGGATTGGGGTTATAGTAAGCAAATCCGTTCATATCCTTTGTTTATTGTATGTCGCGATTTTGTCGCGACTCCTTATTCAGTATCTCCTCTATGGATTTCTCGCCAACCACACCCACATAGATGCCAGCGGTAATGGTGCCGGTATCATCATCCAGATTGTCGTATCTCAGTTCTATCAACTCCGTTTTTTCAAAAGTCTCTAAAAGTTTCTGACGTGCCTCCAGTTCAAGATGGTATTTCCTACGGTTCGTTTCCATTTCGTTATAGCCTTTTAGAAACGATGCCTTGTATCTATAAGTATGCTCAATGCGCTCCATGCGCACATTATGGGCTACCATGAGCACTTTGTCATAGGAAAACGGGTCGTTAATCTGACGCATGTGTTTCAGCAGGTCGTTATTCTTCTCTGTCAGTTTTGCGTTCTGCTCCACCAGAACCTTGCTACCCTCACGCATCACCTCCATTTGTTCTTTCATCATTTCATTCTGTTTCCTGAATAAGATGTTAGAGGTTATTACCAGCATATACAGCAGATCGAGCACTCCATGAAAAGTGTCCTCCTTCATAAAGAAGTAAAAGGAGAAAAACGCCAGCCCGCCTAATAGCAGTCCGTTAAACAACCAAAAGCAAAATCTCTTCATATTCTTATATCATTTTATTCATACTAACCACGTACCCTTCCTGTCCTTCAGGATTCTCGTCGTAAATTTCAAGCCCTAACTTTCTATACCAGGGTATGAGGAAAGTTCCCTTAGCGGCACAGAGGTAAATCTGTTCACATCCTTGCTTCTTTGCCAGTTCCTCTACCATCTTCATTAACTTGGTCCCCATGCCTTTCTGACGTTCCTCTTCCAGAACTATCAGTGAACAAATACCACCGGCATCAGGACGTTCATTCTCAATTCTCAGAACCACAGAACCCTTACCACCATTGACAATAATGGTAAACGACTTACCCCACCACCAAATGTTTTCGTGGATAATTACTTCACTCTGCTTCCTCTCCCATATAGAACCCTTATGGAAAAATGAGTGCGCTACGCGCTTCTCATCCTTGCTCATCGGACTGCGATGCTTCTCTTCTTCCGTTATCGCTTCCTCCGCAGCCTGGTTAATCTTACTCAGTCTTTTAAAATCTACCATATCTCTGTTTCGTTTATTGTATGTTGCTATGCCATAGCAACCAGTTATTTCACTTCTCTAATCAGTGTCAGCCGCTCCGTAAAGTACGCCTCACACCTAATCAATTTACCCTTTTTATCCCGCTCGTGGTTACGGTATCTTATATCCGTGCCGTCGAGGAACAGCTGACAGTTACGCTTCGACGACATAAACAGTCGCCATTCCGCTTCCAGATACACCCACTCTTCACCCTTGGGCTTAGAGTCAGTCATCAGTCGCTCCATCAACTTCTGCCCCATGTCGCGGGCACCCTGGTAGTAGGAGGCATACATGGCCAGTCGTTGCACACTGATTTTTACCTCGTGCTCAACGGCAAACATTCTCGCCCGCTCATCCTGCCTACGTTCCAGGATCTCCCGCGCCTGCTCGATGATTTTATCCTCTTGCTTCGTGTTCATTCCTTAAAAACTCCCCAAAAAGTTATATCCTTCAGGCAGACTATCAATGATGGCATCCATTTCATCTTTGAGTATAGCCTTCTTCTCTTCGTCATCCTCACAGATAGCCTTGGTCAGGTTACACAATACCTCCGTCATCTTCTGATTCACAGCAACCAAACGGTCTATTGGACTGATCACGCGCAGGTGACGAGGATCCCACACCACAGTCAGCACGTCTTCTTTGTCGTCATCATTCACGCCAAAACCACGGATGATGAAATAGTCGATGAGCATCAGATAGTCATCACCTAAATTCTCTGCAGGTGTACCCTTGATGTTCAGTTCCACTCTCGTCTTACCATCGTCAGCAGCAGTTTCTACCTGCTTCAATAGGTTCTTCACCCATTCTTGTTGCTCAATAGCCTGGCAGGTCTTCTCCTGCACTTCTTTTAAATTGAACTGTACCATAACTTAATGAATTTATGAAATAATGAATTTATGAATTACTCTTGTTTCGTCTATTGCAACTCTATCGTAAAGTTCTCACTCTCAACTCTTGTTCTTATTAGTCTCAGCCTATCGTCCCCGTCACTCAGGTTCGCATTCAGCCAGTCCTGGATATTCTCTTTCACAAACTCCGCTGCATCCTTAGCAGCGTAGTAGTCACCAGCAGGGTACGTCAGCTCTACCTCCACCTTCAGCGTCTTAGGCATCTTATGCTCCCTCGCCAGCTGCTCGTCAGTCTTAACCCATAGCCCGATGGCATCCTCCATCAGTTTCTCATCGTCAACCTCTCTTTTGGGCTGACTCATATACAACTGTTTCCACTGTTCGCATCGGCTCGCCCATTCCTTACGCAGATACTCCGGCACAGGTATCACTCTGTCAGGAATACTGCCCAAGGCAGACGGACCGGCACATCCATCGATGCCGGCGCTCAGGTAAGAAAAACCAGTAGGTATTTCCCATAGTTTTCCCCATAAACCTTCACGCCCGAAGAAAGGCTTTTTATCACCTGGCTTTGCCGGTCGCCACCAGTCCTCTTCCTTAAAGGTGATATCCCTTGCTGTCTTACCCAACTTCTCAGGATGCGCCTCCAAATCCTTGAACCGTTCCTTCAGATATGTAATCTGCTGCTGTACCTCCTCTTTCGTGGGTCCCTTTATAAGCAGACCAGGCTTCTTCATTATACAGAAGTCTTCCTCCGTCAGTTTCTCCACTACTGGCTTCAGTTTCTCATACTCCTCTACTGTCAGTCCCCTAACAGGACCGAAACCGCTCTCCTGGCATTCCAGCCTCCATATCACCGACTCCACCCATAACTGATGGCAATAGATATACTCGTCTTTCATATCGTAATCTCCTGTTTGGTATATCGCGATGTCATCGCGACCCCTCTTTCCTTAGTTTCTTCTTCTCTTCCTCACACAGGTCAAGCAGTCCTCGTTTCATCTTCTCCAACTGCTCTTGCTTCTCCTTGCTGATGCGGGGACAGCCGTTTATCCATTCGTCTAACCTTGGTAGGTCAAAGTCGAACTCAGCGGCAAAGCAGAGGTAGTCCTGCCATTCCAACATTCTCTTGATGTCGATGCCATGCTCCACACAGAAGATGATATCTTCCATGCTCAGAGTCCAGGCACCGTCGTAGTCATACACCGCACCCATCGTAATCCAGTGACCACGGTTTTCCAGACCCCACATGTTCAGCAACAGTTTCAGCCACTCGGCATGGATGGCTGCTGTCGCTTCCTTCAACTTTGCAATACTCTCTTTTCGTGTCATATCGTTATTATTTATAGTGATCGATTTCGGTCGGTTTCTTCAAAATCCAGTGTCAGCCACCTTCCTGCCTCTTTGATGCGCTTCTCGGCCACGGCAAAATACTTTGGGTCTTTCTCTATCCCTATGTACCTCCGTTTCTCCATGATGGCAGCCACACATGTCGTACCGCTGCCCATCGTATTGTCTAAAATTACCCCCCCCGAATTGGTATAAGTCCTAATCAGATAGCGAAGCAGATCCACGGGCTTCTGTGTTGGATGATACACCGTCGTCTCGTGCTCCTTCTGAATGTAGATAATCGACTGGGGAAATTTCTCGTTCGGTCGGGTAGGGGCTACCTTCCTGATCTGCTTATCGTAGTCATACGTTCTGCCCGTCTTGAACTTCCCATAGCAGCTGTTCGTCCTCGGCTGCTCACATCGCCCTTGCGAGTGGTTCGGCTCACCAATGCCCATCTGAGGGTTATACACTGGCAGCTGCTTATAGAACACGCAGATGTCCTCATGGCAGCGCATCGGCATTCTATTCGCATTCAGGAACCCCGTTCCGCGTCCTTTGTACCATATCAGGTTATATCTCCACAACTTCCTGTTGCTCTGCATCAGGTCGCTGGTAAACATACCCTGCCCGAAGAGCACAATCACACCCCTCGGCTTAATGATACGCTCATAGTGCGCCCAAAGAGGCTCAAACGGTATCATCCTGTCCCATTGCGCATTCGGGTTGTCCTTATGCAACACCTGGTAGGGCAAATCGCAGATGACAGCATCCACGCTCTCATCCGCTATCCCTGCCATCAGTTCCAGGCAGTCACCCTCATAGATATGGTTCACTTCTAACATGCCTTCCTTCTCTTATTCTTGTTCCATTCCTCCCGTGCTGCTGTTGCCAGCTGCCGGTATCTGTTCAGATGGATGTTGCTCACCGTCGAAACCGCTACCAGGTCCCTCATATAGAGTTTCCCTGCCATTTCCGTCAGTCTCACCAGTCGCTGCATCCTCGTCTCGTTATTACTCATCCTTTTTGTTTGTCATATTAAGCACTTTTCAACCGTCTTATTTTCACATTTTTGTCAAATTAAGCAGTTTTCAACCGCCTTATTTTGTCACATATAACTCCCGCTCCTCTTCGTCGCAGTGGTCAACGAATGTCGGTTCATCGTCTTTTGCCCTTTGCGGACAGAATGCCGTCGCCTGCTGAAAGCGCTCACAGCTCTGCTTCAACAGGCAGCGCTCCCCATGACAGAGTAACATCAAATGTTTTTCCATAGCTCTCAATGTTTCGTTTATTGCAAGGCGATTGCATCGCCGTCCTCAGTTAAACCACTTAATCACCGTCTCGCCCTTATAGCCCTTCACCCACACAAACCAGGCATAGGCCGTAGCGCTCCCGCTGATCTTATCAAACTCACCATTCATGGCACATAGCAGTCTCGACGAACTCACCCACACCCTTGCAGGTGGCTGGGTTCTAAAAAGGTGCTTTCTCTGCTTCCCCTCCAAAAAGGTTAGCTTCAAAAACATACACACCTTTTTTCCGTCTGGGATAATCTGTAGCGCCTTCTCCACAAACTCCTGAGCATAGGCGTATGGCGGATTGGTGACGATGTTTCCGTTCCATTCCTGGTTGTCGATGGCCAGGAAGTCGGCCACCTCGCCATAGCCTCTGTCGATGATGTCTCGCGAAGTGACGTTTTGCCCCCCCCTAATCAGCACTTCCGAGATATGTCCCTCGCCACATGCCGGTTCCAGGATGGGACCGTCCAACTGCTCCAACTTCAGCAGCCATTCTGTCGCTTTGGGTTCGGTGGCATAATAGTCACCCCACGCACGTTCATGGTCCGTGTGGTTACTCGCCCCCAATGTCTTGAACACCGAGGCTCTGCCACCTACCCAGTCTTTCTTCTCGCTCATCACATCAACAGGTTTTTCTCTCTAAGAATGGCTTTCACTCTCGCAGGCTTCACCTTGGCAAGGCTCGCGATGTTCTCTACTTTCCAACCCTCTTTATGCAGAGAGATAATCTGGTTCTCAATAGTCTTATTCATATTATAGGTATTATAGGGTTTATCCGAAGTCCAACATCGTACTGTTACGTTTCTTCTCCCATTCCTCGTGATACATGTTCCAGATGTCACGGTAATGGTTGATGTCATTCATCAGTTTACCACGCATCGGCTTCGTCACGTTCTTCTGCTCCATGAGTGCCGCCTTGTGGTTCTCATCATTCAGCATCTGACGCAGACACTTACCCACGATGGTACGGGTGCCATAACCGCCAAAGCCTAAGTTGTTCTCAGGATTGATAATAGTGTCACCTCCTGCCGAATACCAGATGTTATCCTCTATGGTATAGAACTTCACCGTGTCCTCATTGATCACCATCAGCACGTCGGGTGCATCCTGATAGATAGCAGCACACAGCGCAACACCTTTCCACGACTCTAACTTCACAAAGAGCATGTTCTCCAGCAGGCCCTGGTCACGCAGCAACTCTATCAGCTGCTCATTGTCGCCACCGTCATTGCCACGTTCATCAAAGTGCAACTTCAACTGCCTTCCGTCATTGCCGCCATACAACCAGGTCAGATAGCCATGCAGTATCTTCTCATTCCATGTAGGCAACAGTGCTTTGACCTCTTCCGGCTCTGCTTTGTCAAAGACCATCTTTGTCAGGTCAAATTCCACACACTCGGCCCAGTCTTTCATGTATGGCCATGGATCCAGACGCACCGATGCACTGTCTCTGCCTAATAGGTCACTCGTTGACTCACCAAACTCCTTGCGGAAACGGTCGTACACCTCACCGATGATAGTGGAGAATACAGGACCTAACAAGTCAAACCGTGCCTCGAAGGTGTCTATGCGCTCTGCCAACGTAGGCATCTTTACCTCAGCAGCTTCTATCACATCACCCTCGGCATCCTGTTCCTCCTGAGCCTTCAGGAACGATGCCAACATGTTCTGCCGGCGCTTCAAGTCCTCCTCCGCCATCATCATGCGTATCTTATCCGATGTCTGACGGTCGGGCTTCTGCCCAGGCTTCAATTCATCCAACTTACTCTGGTAGAATTGCTCCTGTGTAATGGCTTTCACTTGGTACTGTTTTGCCAGTGCCGAAAAATTCTTCAGCGATTTGTTCTGCTGATAATACTCCACAACCGCACAAAGGTACTCGTGGAATTTCTTTAGTCTTTGATCATTCATATACAAGTTTTCTAAGGTAAAGTCGTTATTCTGTCCCGTATGCTGCGGTATCACCGCAGCCCCTCTGTGTTTCAGCGCTGGGGTCTCTGGGCTTTTCTTTATCGTAGGCAGTGGCTCTGCCGCTGCTTCCTCGATCTCACTGCGTCCAGCAGTTTCCCCGATGGCTGCTGTTGCTTCGCTCGCTACCTCTCCCGTCGGTTCTCCGGCGGGTTTCTCCTCTCGTTGCTGTTCCTCGTAGCGTTTCGATGCTTCCAGCGCTTGTTGTTCCCAGTCGCGTAGGCTCTTCTCCTCCTTTTCAGCAAGAGCCACCTGAGCCTTCTGCAACTGATCCTGCCACTGTGTCGTAGGCTTCGCTTTGGTCTCAGCCTCGGTGTTCTCTATGCGGTCACTCCATCCAAAGGGCGCACCCTCCAAATGGAACTCTTTGACCATTCTCCTGGCGATGCACGGATTTACTCCACTGTTGGCTACGGGTATCGTTCGCCCGTCAGGGTGCTTCCACACATGGTGCTTGTTTGTCCTGTCGAGCACAAAGCCGTTCTTCTTCAACAGCCGCTCCCAGTCCTTTTTCTTGATGTCATGTAGTCCTCCCATATCGCTATTGATAGTTATAGTGTAATCTTTACTTCTACGTTATCTACCTTCAGTGTTACGTCACCCTTCCAGCCACGTCTCTGCACTTCGTCTATCAGCTCCTTATCCGTAAACTCCGAAAGGGTAGGGGCAACAGCCGTTTTCCCAGGCTGCACAGCCCCATGTCCGAACCCGCCGATAAAATCCTCAATGTCTCTCTCTACAGCGTTTGCTATGTCCTCGGCTTCTGGCGCATTCGCCACGTCTTCGTCATCCTTGCTGGTCTTTTGTTCCGTAGGCAGTGGCTCTGTCGCTGCTCCTGCTGGTTCCCCAGCGGTTCCGCTCTTACGCCCTCTCATGTCTTCTCTCGGCTCAAAGGTGGCAGCATCCTTTTCATCACACCAGTAGAACCCTCCAGCCATGCGCTTCTTATCAATAGCTCTGGTGATGTTCCTGATGCCCAGCCCGTTCTCTGCAGCACCCATGGAGTCCCATACCCTGACCACCTTCAACGTAGAGGGGTCGATTTGAGCCACCTTGCGCTTGGCTCGGTTCTTACTTCTTCCTAACGTGTCTCGCTCACCCTGATAGGGTATCTTCGGTGTCACCCGTGTTTGTTTCCTTTGTTCCATATCTGGCGTATTTTGTTCTGATTTTAACACTTTTCGCTCCAATTTCGGCTTTTTCTGTTCCAATTTTAACGCTTTCCGTTCTTTCTGCTCCTTTTCCGCAGGCAGAGGCATCGTCTCTGCATCTTTCAGCAGCGCACCATAGTCGAACCTCGGCATGGGGCATTCTTGCGGTTGCTCTTGATGGGCAAAGGTCAGCACATGCACCATCACGCTCGCCGCCCGTACTTTATCCTCGGCATAGACAGGCCCGCGTTTTGCCAGGGCCTCTCTCAGCACTGCCAGCGTCACCTCCTTACAAGGTATGGAAAAGTCCAACTTCTTCCACACCTGCATAAAGGCATTTCGCGTCTTGATATAGAGCGTCTGCCGTTCCTTCAGCTTTCCCCATTGTTCGTATGCTTCTTTTAGTGTCATCTTCGTTTTGTACCCGCGCTTCAGCGCTGGGCCTTGTTTTGTTTATTGCAAGGCGATTGCATCGCCGTTCCTATCCGTTTCTCCTGTACCCTAACGCCCGCATCATGGCAGCCGTCTCTTTAATACCTGGCACACCGGCAAACTCTGTCGTCGATGCTATCACTTTTACTTTTTTCAGAGAGTACCGCGTACAACAGTATTCTGTCTTCGTCAGGTGGGGTACGTCAGCCAGACAGGTAGGCAGCGCCATCATGTTTATGTCTTGCTTATGGTCACGGTAAATGGCCTTTGTTTTACGAAGCATCCCCTCCGGCACCTCCATCGTTACACACACATCCGTATCGACATTGCCGCTCAGGTAGTGGATGGCCTCTTTCGGATCATCCGTTGTAAAACAAAAACCACGACTCTCTGAACGAAAGCCTCTGTGCTTGCTCTCATTCACCAGCAGCTGTCCGGCTTGCAACCGTCGCCACTCTTCATTACTCATAAATCGGTGTACTACCATCTGTCTTCCGTTCTCTGTGCTGCTATGTCATGGCAGCCCTTTGTTGATTGTATGTGGCGATTGCATCGCCACCTTATTTATATTATATAGAGTCTATCAGCGTTACGCCGCCAACAGCTCGCTCCGTCACAAAGATGGCAGGCTCATTCATCATGCCCACGCGCATCACAAACCCTTTGTCCTCCAGACGGCTCAGATAAATCGTCAGCGGGTCCCCTAACTTAGTGGGGTAGGCTTTGAAGAAAGTTCTCAACTTCGTCTCGTCAAAGAATAGCGTAGCCACCGACTCTTCTTCCACTGGCTGAAAGGCATCCACGAACGCATCAATCTTCTGGGGAATGACAAAATCCTCTAACGACGCGCCCTCTTCCTTGGCTTCTTCAAAAACATCTTTCTTTTTCTTACCCATATCGTTGATAAAACTTATATAAACTTTGGCAAAGGTACAAATAATTTTATAATTACAAATTAAAACTAAGGTTTATTTTGTAATTTTTATGAAAATCCCAAATATAAAATCTGTTTTTCTCAAAAATTTTATGTACCTTTGCCCCCGAAAACAATAAAGTAGTACCGTTTTTATCCTGAGATTTTATTACAGAACCCTAAAAACTAAGATGATGTCAAAAATTAAACACTACTACCAGTGCGACATGTATAGCACTATCGGAAAGCAGCTCCAAAAATATTGGGACAATGTGCTCCGTGCCGCTTCCCGTGCTGATGACTATGCTCGCAAGTATGGCGCTTCGTCTTACGAGGCTCCAGTGCAATACTTTGAGGGTGGGGTAGATTACCTCATCTTCGACCGCACACCCGATACTCGTGTGTGGCGTAAAAAACTGACGGATGCTGAGGGCACCGATCTCTACGAACCTAATTGCATGTATCGCTCCGACGTGCTTATCATACCCGATGACCGCTTCCATCCATCCGATACATGGGATAAGACTTACTCTCGTAAGCACCTTTCTTGGCAGGATGTTAAACAGATGAAGACCTTTGACCAGTGGGCTGCCATCGCTAAGTTCAAAGGTACCGGCGACCGCAAGGCCGACATGAAGGCGCTCGATGAGCGCATGTCCCACTACACCTTCGTCTCTTTCCTTCAGTTCTATGGCGATGATAGTGCGCCCAGCGGTTCTCCCGCTGGCAAAAAATCTGCCGTGCCACCAAGTCGTTCACGTATCAACACCGCTGCCGACTGCCCCCAGTGGCTCCGCAAGGCTATCCGCGCCGAGAAAGACCGCCAGGCTCTTCCCGTCGTAGAGATCTATCCCCTCATGGCGATGCTCGATATGCGACCGGCTACCACCGGCCACAGCGTGACGCTTAATGTTACTCCGCAATTCTTCCTGCATGGCGAAACTTTCTTCATTGGTACCGAGTACCCCTGCCATGCTGAGGGACTGCACCCCACCACCGAGGGAAATTTCATCTGTAACATGAATGCAGCCAAACGCCAGCGTGACAACTAAACTTCACCTCATACGATTAAAAATTTAGTTATTAAGTAAATGATTTGTTTTAGTATTTAGTAGTAGTTTATACCGCAACATCGTCAAGTGTGACTTTGTGACATAAGGTTAAATATCGAATGTAATTCATGGTATTAGATTTTAAGGTTGCCGTCTGCCCTGTCGCGATGACACAGCAGGCGGTTTTTCTATCCACCAGGGTGTTCGCTGGTTTCCCCAGTGGTTCTGTCTCGTCCTTTGCAAGGCGATTGCATCGCCGTTACTTCTCGCTCCCCTCCGGCCCGTTATCAGCCGCTATCATCGGCACACATCCGTGGCTCCTTTGGTAGAACTTCGTCAACTCGGCATTCTGCCGTTTTATAATATCCATCAGCCGATTGCGCTCCGCGTCAAAGCTCGCCTGACAGTCCCTCCTAATGTGGTCCTCTCGGTCATGGTGCTCACGCTCCAACTTGATAATCTCCCTGGTGTGCTCCAAACGTAGTCGCAGTATAGCCTCGCTCTCACTCTCGCTATTATGGTCTGCATCATGGGCTTCGTATGGTTTTATTGCTTCGCCACCATCACTACTCCCAGCCGTTCTCGGTTGGGGCGCTGCCTTCTCCGCAGGCAGTGGCTCTGCCGCTACTACTGCCCCTTCCTCCTGCACTCTTCTCTTCAACAGCCGTTCCTTGCGCTCCAGCCCTGCAGTCACCGCTTTTGCCTGTGCCCTGCTGCTTATCTGGCGCTCCGTGACCCGCGTCTCAATGATGCTCTTTCCCGCACCATTGCCGATGCCGTAACCGTCCGTTGGCATTGTCTGACTGTCCTCGGTGGGCTGTTCAATGGTCAGCACACTTCTTCCGTCACCGTCGAAGAAAAAACCGCTTATCGGTATGTTATAGTAGTTACACAACCTGAGCATCGCCGTGACATGGATAGGGGTCTTCCCGTCCAGCCATCTGTTTATACCCGTATAATCTGAACTCCCTAATGCCTCTAACAGGTCTTTCTTCGATAACTTGTTGGCCTCTTTGAACTCTCGCAGAAAACCATAATTGAAACTGTAGTCCATAACTAATTATTTATGTTTATTTAACAATAGAAGTAGTCTCACACGTCATTCATACCTTATATAATCTTTAATTTATAAACGCCAAAAACTGACACCAAATTTTATTAAAATGTTAAATTTCTAACAAAAACTAATATAATCTTTGATTTTTCAAATTAAAATTTATACCTTTGCGCAAAATTACAAAAAATATTTCAAAGTTCAACATGATTATTGAGAAGTTACAACAGCCAGAGGCACACCTCCAGTGCGACGACCTCACACCAACTCAGAAAAAACAGTTGGCAGAGGTCATGCTTCGCCATGAAATGAAGTGGGGACTGGCCTACAACCGCTTTTTCCGCTTCGGGTTTAAGGAGTGGGAACTGAAAGGCATCGACCAGATCAAGCGCGACTTCCTCTCACAACATCAGGAGGAGATCTTTCCGCCCAACCTGGATATGTCTCAGCCTACACCCGATGATATGGTCAACGGAAAAGGCGTGTTCTATCGTATGCTCGGCATGACCATCGGCATGAAAAAACTGTTCATGGAACACATGAACACACTTGGCATGGGGTCAAACTCCGTCATCAATAAGTTCTCCAACGACGATTGGGCGGACTACGAACGGGTGGGAATACTCACCATCCTACAGGAGTTTGAACATGAAGCAGCTGCCATAAGTGAGACATAATGAAACAACCATGTCGAAGGAAACCAGGCAGACCGCTGAAAGACCGTCGCAGACATCTTATCATAGCGGCAACAACAGACTTTCGGGGTCCCAACGAGGAACAACTTTTCTTCCTTTTTCGCGGGGCTTCGCATCGCCTGCTATCTGATGTTTTCCGTTTTCTCATCGGCAATGGCAATGGTATCGCCCGTCAGGTGGTCATCACCGAAGAGCATGACACCATCAAACGTAATGGTAAGGGGTATTGGCGCATGGCAGTGAAACTCTGTGAACCAAACTACCACTTCTGCAGCCTGGACGATATGCGCATACTCATCGATGCAGCGTTCCATCGTCATCATCCCTGCTCAGTCCATTGGCTTACCATTGATAAGTTCCTAAACGTATAGCAACCGTCCCAGCCGTTCTCAGCTGGGTACTAAAAGTAAAAATATGAAACTGATTGATATTACATTCGACCTCGAAAGCCTGTCATTGGCTTCCAATGCTGCCATCGTACAGATAGCTGCTGTTGTTTTCAATCGTCATGCGTCCTCTGCTGACGAGTTGTTTCCCATCAATATCCCGCCGTTCGAGTGCAAGGTGGATATCCGCTCTTGCGTAGCCGACGGGTTCGACTTCTCACCATCTACCGTGAAGTGGTGGGCTGAAAAGCCGGAAGAGGTAAAGGCCGAAGTGCTCTCTGGCGATTGCTATCCGCTGCAGGAGGTGTTTTCTAACTTCATCGAATGGCTCAACGAGGTAAAAATGGCCACGCAGTCTGACATGCTCTGCCTCTGGGCACAAGGCTCAGACTTCGATATCAGCGTTTTGCGCACCATATTGCGCACCTACAACCTCGAAGAGCGCTTCCCTGTCCCGTACCACAACTATCGCGATGCTCGTACATTCATTGCTGAGATAGGTAGCCATTTCGCTGCCAACGAAGAGGCATTGGCCGACCATGCTAAGATCTACGAGGCCCTGCCTAAATATACGGGCGATGGCAACGTCCACAATGCCGTTTACGACTGCCTCCGCACCTCCTGGTCTGTATGGCAGTGCTTCTCTCTTCTCCCTGACCCCGCATAATATTTGGTATGATTTACGACCCACTGATAGACGAACTTGCAGCATTACCGCTGAACCTCCTCATACAGCCTGCCGACCAGCAGACTGAGGAGGGACAGACGGCTTGCTGGTGTCCGTTCTGTAAGGGTGCTCCTGCCAGCGGGAAATCCACCCCGCACTTCATCATCTACCACCGCCGTCGTGGTGGTCTCTATGGCAAACCTGTCGAATACTGGTTCTGTACCAAAACACGACGGGGTGGCTATGGGGCTATCGAACTGTTTGCAGCGATGAAGGGCCTCGGTTACTGGTGGCGTAAGGATGCTCACGCTCCACAGACGTTCATCTGTGTGGGCGAAGACCTCCGACATGCCTGCCTCGGACTGGCAGAACAAATGGGACATACTCGTGAGGAGATTCAGGAGAAATGGCCACAGCTGCTGAAACGTGACTACCGCGAGACGGCCTTACGACCACAAGAGGTACTGACGTTCGAGCCTAAGACGGACTTTACGCCGCAGGACCTCGCTGCTCTCGGTTGCACCACATGGCTCTCGCGTGACGGCATCGAACAGTATGGCTTCGACACGGCAAACAAGGACGCTGACTGGCATTTCCACCCGTCAATGATACAGCAGGACTTCCACGTCTATGCGGTCGGCAAGGTTACGCTGCCTGCTGTCTCGCGTCAGGGCGAACCGCAGTCTGAGGTGCTGATCTCTACACCCTGGAACCCTATCTTTGTGGCTCTCGCTGATGATGAGCGCGAGGATTGTGGCTCTATATTCCGTCCGGCTATCGAGGAACAGCCGCCCATGGTGTTCTCTACCACTGAGGAACATACCACCGCTAAGGTTAGCCGTTGGCTGGCAGGCGATAAGGTATTTCTTCGTGCTGTCGAACTGCGCACCTCCGACACAACGGGTGTCCGTAAGGCCATTCAGGAACTCGACCCCAACGAACGTGTTACTGAGGTAAAACAGGAGTGGCAGGAGTCCAGCGATAAGAACGGCAACCCGAAAATGGAACTGACAGATGTGCCTATCCGCGATAAGGACATCAAGGCTCGTGCCATCATTTATTGTACCTCGGCTCAGGATGCCATCGCTACCTACTACCACCTCACGGCATTGCGCCATACTTACCCCAAACAGTTCGGTTCTCGCTGGTACCACGTCTGCTTCCCTTATGGCGACGTGCCTTTCTCCAGCATCCACTATAATAAGATGCACCGCTTTGCGGACAACATCTACACACTCTTCGCTTCTGGCACCAAACAGACGCTTCGCGCCCGCGACATCAGCTGTCGCTACCGTGACGTGCTTCGTGCCCAACTGCCAGAGACGATGACGGATAGGGCACACCTCTATTTCCCTCGCCTCTTCTGCCACCCAGTACAGACGGTACGCGACTTCTTCCTGGCGTATCACATGCTGCCGCGTGAGGCGTTCCAGAACGATGAGGACATCAACCGCCTCTTCTCATCATGTATCACGTCGGCTCTCAGCAGCGACCCCTTCGAGCGCAAAGAAAAAAGGGATAAGAACGGCATGGTGAAGGAGGTGTACTATACCATCAATCCGGCTACGCTCTGGGAGTTCATGGCTTCTGCTGGCTATGCCCGCGACGTGCGACCCGATGAGCCGGATAAGATAGGACGCTATGTGCATATCGATGGCCCGTTTGCCGACGAACTGGACCCGCAGTCTATGGTGCAGGCCACCATCGAACACCTGAAGGAGTATGCTCGTCAACTCAACGATGCGCGTCCTGGACTTCCTGATGAATACGAGTTGATGGTGCAGTCGGTGCTCCGTGCTAACAAGGAGATCAATGAGAAGACGATTGCCTCGCTGCCTGCTGTTAAGATGAACTATAACGAGGGCTATGGTCGCCACATCGAGCATTTCTTCTACGAGAATGGCGCACTCCGCATCACGGAGAACGAGATAACGCTGCTCCCCTACGACCAGATAGACTTCAACGTGGAACGTGGAGAGAAGCTGCATTGGAATATCACACCGCTTAAAGACCTGCCTTTCGAGATTTCAGAGAACCCCGAATATCGCCGCCGCTTAGAGGTTATCAAGAATAAGGAGGCGGAAAAGGATGATAACGGCAAACCGCTCTACACGCTCTCCCAACTGGAACAGGATAAAAACGACCTGGCACTATGGGCACAGTCGCATCGCTGGCTCGTTGACTGGAAAGGTAAGCATGAGGATGAAATGTGGCCTACACTGCGTGTCATCCGTGGTTTCGCCAACGAGGAATGGGAACAGGAACAGCGTCTCATCCACGATGGTAAGCAGTTCTCGTCTGAGGAACAGATGGAACTTGACTGCCGCTTTGCTAACTTGATATTCTGCCTCGGTCGTATGTTATGGCGCTACCGCGACTCGAAGTCTAACTGTATCTCGTATCTCATCGAGAATGTGGTATCGGCTGCCAACCGTGCCGAGGGTGGCTCTGGTAAATCTACATTCGTGCGTATCTTTGCGGGCTGTGCAGCGCATATCCTGAACATCAACGGACGTGACCTCATTAGTAATAAGGAGTTCTCGGCTAACCTCGCCGAATACCAGCACCACAAACACCGCATCGTCCACTGGGAGGATGTGGATGCCTCACTCGACTTCGGTAAGCTCTACAACCTCACCACCGGCGATTTCTCCGTGCGCTATATGTATAAGGACCGCATCACCATTCCTCTGTCTGAGGGTCCTGGCCATGTGGTCACGTCTAACTATCCGCTTCACGACCTCGATGACTCTACCATGCGCCGTGTCTGCCTCGGTGGTTTCTCGCACCGCTTCTGTGGTCAGAACATAATGAAGAACAAAGCGGCTCGCTATATCTCCGACATCATGCCGGACTTCAACGCTGTTTCTCCCGAAAAACTCTCTGCCACCTCCCGCAACCAGATTGCCATGATATGCGCCCTTGCTGTGCAGTTTGTCATGCGCTACGATGAGAAGGTGGACGCTCAGAAGAAGTACATGGAACAGCGTACCCTCACACAGTCACTCGGAGAGGCGTTCCTGCGCTTCGCTCGTGTATTCTTCGCTCAGGAACATGTCTATGGTGTTCCCGTCGATCTCGACTCGATGCTGGAGGAATACAAGTCCGACTTCGCAGAGGCATCAAAGAATAAGACGGACTCGTTCTCTCCCAAGGCTTTCAAGCGCCGCATACTCGACTACTGCGAGACTGCCGGCATTCTGATGAACCCGCCACAGCTCTTCAAGAAAGCGGATGGCAAGGTGCTCAAAAAGGCGGAACAGACCAACTACTTCGCACACCAGGCATGGTGTACGCGCCGCTACTTCGAGGGACGCGAGTGGGAGGAGGATGCAACGATTGCTCCAAAGCAGATCCGCGAATTGGTACGCACCGAACATGCTGTATATTTCTACCGCTCCGGCAAAGATACTATCCCCGCCAACAACGATGAACTGATGAAGGACTACGAGGCATTCTTGTCTAAGCCCGATCCAGCACCAATCACCGACGACAACGGCAACGTGGTTGCACTCACCGAAGAGGAACAGCAGCGCTGGCGCTCTTACCTCGATGGCCGTCAGCGTAAGCGCACTACTTCCGCCGCCACCGCTACCACTGTGGCTGGTAGTTCTGCTGCCAGCACCCAGCAACCCGAAGAGGATTTACCATTTTAAATAATTCATAAAAACAAAAAAGTATTATGGCTCGTTACAGATTTTCAGTTGACATCGGCACCTTCATCGGTGCCAGGTTTCTAAACCTCACACTCACCGAGGGTGGCAAACCCATCCCTGGCATCTTCATCCCTGCCGGCATCAACGGCATAGAGGTGCAGCAGGACAACCGCGACGAGGGCAAGCGCAATGCTTCTGGCATCCGTGCTTTCCTCAACTTCATCCAGCGCTCGTGCAATGGTAAGTACATCGATGCAGTGAAACAGTCACTCATGCGCAAAGGCGAAGATATCACGCTCTACAATGTACCTGCCTATCAGGTGGCTTACACGCTCCCCGAAGAGAAGCGCACCAAGATCCGCGCCGCACTCAAAGCGCGTGTCATCAGCGAACATCCTGAATGGAAAGACCAGTCCGATACACAGGGCACCGACCTCTCCCGTGCTATCTCGATGCTTATGCCTTACCAGATGGGCGACTCTTACCTCGTCGAAGACCAGAATAGCCAACAGCCACGCAACAGCTCCGCACCTGTCTCGCAGGGAGTAGCAGGCTACTCGGCTCCGGCATCGTCCGACTACGACCCGTTCTCTGGCGCTGCCACCGACGACGACCTCCCCTTCTAAAACCAGCGCCCAGCCGTTCTCGGTTGGGTCCTAAAAAGCAAAAAATATGAAATTCAACGTATCATCCCGCGAACTGCTCCGCATCCTGAAGGCTACCGGCTCAGTCATCCAGCGCAAATGTAGCCTTCCCATCCTCACCAACCACCTCTTTACGCAGGTGGGTGATAAGTTCTTCATCACTGGCTCCTCACAGGAAAACGCCCTCACCATGCCGGTGGGCATCCTCATGGAGTCCGGCGATATGTTCCATCCGTTCTGCCTTCCTGCTGCCGATATCATCCCACTGCTCGGCTCTCTGCCTGAACAGCCTGTGACGTTCGACATCGACCTGGAGCGCCACCTCGCCACAGTCATCTATCAGAGCGGACAGGTGTCTGTACCTATCGAGGAGTCTGCCGAGTTCCCCAAGGTGGCGGATGTCACCGACCCCACAACATCGTTTGTCGTACCTGCTAACATCTTTTTCCCTGCAGTCAAGGCTGCAAGCGGATGTACTTCGTTCAATGACACACTGCGTCCTCAGATGGCTGCTGTGGCACTCGACGTGCTCGACGATAAGGTGGTATTCGTCGGATCTGACGGACACTCGCTCTATAAGTATGAATACTTCCATGGTGTACCGTTCCTCACAGGCGAAAAGGCGGTCATCCTTATTCCAAACACCATCGTCGGCTCTCTGCAGACTCCATTCCTCGGTGTAGAGGAGATTGAAGTGCTGTTCGACCGTAAGCATGTATGCCTACGTGCCGGCGATATATCATTCACCATCCGCGACATCGAACAGCGCTATCCTAATTACAACTCAGTCATCCCCAAGGAAAACCCCTACCATGCCGTCCTGCCGGTGGCCTCATTCATGGGTGCCCTCAAACGTGTGCAACTCATGGCTTCCGACGCATCCAACATGGTTAAGTTCTCTAAGGATGGCATGTTTGTCAACCTCTCTGCTGCCGACATCGACTTCTCGAAGTCCGCTTCCGAGAACCTGACACTCGCCGAGGCGGAGAACCCGCTGACACTACCCGATAACTTCGCCATAGGCATCAAGGCTTCGCAACTGATGAACCTACTCGGCAACATCAGCACCGATAACGTGCGCGTCGAACTGTCAGCACCTAACCGCCCACTCCTCCTCAAAGAGGATGCCGACAACTCCGTTCTCCTCGAACTCTGTATGCCCATGTCCCTGGAATAACCACCGTGCCCAGCGGTTTCTACGCTGGGTCATAACCGCAAAAATTATGAAAATAGATATCATCAACGACTCCCTCCACGCGCTCCCCGAATATGCCACAGCTCAGTCTGCCGGCATGGATCTTCGTGCTAACCTCACAGAGCCTATCGTCCTGCAATCCATGGAGCGTGTATTAGTCCCCACAGGCTTATATATCGCACTCCCAGCAGGCTACGAGGCTCAGGTACGCCCACGCTCCGGCCTCGCTCTGAAACATGGTGTCACCGTGCTCAACGCACCAGGCACGATCGATGCCGACTACCGTGGCGAAATCGGTGTGTTGCTCATCAATCTCAGCAACATCCCCTTCGAGATCACCGATGGCGAACGCATCGCCCAACTGGTGATTGCTTCTTACGAACAGGCAGAGTGGAACCCCGTGACAGTCCTCGACGATACCGAACGTGGCGATGGCGGTTACGGACATACCGGCACAAAGTAATGGATAAGATGTATAACTGTGATTTTATCGCAAAGTCACTTGTTGCTGATGAGGGCTGTGCCACCAACTGTCCTGGTGTTACTCACCGTATAGAGGTGGCCTGCTTCTTCCAGCATGGCCGCACGTCCTATTTCATTGCGAAAGATGGCCGTGTCCTCTCAGCTCCTACAGCCACTGTGCTCGATGTTTCTCCATCGAGTCCTGGCGTTCTCTGTAAGGAGATAGCATCCTTCAACGGCAAGGGCTACCGCCGCGTCCGCCTCGGTGGTAAGAACTTCAAGGTGCATCGCCTCGTGGCAGAAGCCTTTATCCCTAACCCTGATAACCTTCCCCACGTCATCCACATCGATGGCAACCGCACCAATAATCATTTCTCTAACCTCCGCTGGTCCGCCACCCAGTCCAATCACGAATGAAGCATCATAAGAAAAAGAACCACGACCCCCGACGACTCGAACGCATCGATCCCTACGACATCAAGCGTCCACTCCCGTCACCCACCAGGACCTCCACAAAGTCCTACATCCGTGGCGACATCCGCCCTCGCCGTCGCCCTATCATTACAGCGCTGATAATCGTAATTCTTGTTTTAATTCCTATATGAAAGAGAATATTAAACTACTATATATAGATTTATTTTGTGGTGCTGGAGGCACCTCTACTGGAGTGGAATATGCACGAGTGCATGGCGAAAAATGTGCTCGTGTTATTGCCTGTGTAAACCACGATGCTAACGCTATTCTATCACATCAGGCAAATCATCCTGATACGCTCCACTTTACTGAGGATATTCGTACTTTGGAACTGTCGCCATTGGTAGCACACCTGGAAAAGATGAAATTGCAATATCCTGATGCTCATGTGGTATTGTGGGCCAGTTTGGAATGCACGAATTTTAGCAGGGCAAAAGGTGGCCAGCCTCGTGACGCTGATTCACGAACATTGGCTGAACATTTGTTCCGATATATTGAAGCCTTACGTCCTCATTATATTCAAATTGAGAATGTAGAAGAATTTATGTGCTGGGGCGAACTCGATGAGCATGGAAAGCCTGTCAGCAAACATAAAGGCACATCATATCTTCGATGGGTACGCAATGTATGTCACTATGGTTATGATTTTGATTGGCGCATCCTGAATGCTGCAGATTTTGGCGCATATACTTCAAGAAAGCGTTTCTTTGGTCAGTTTGCTCTTCATGGCCTGCCTATTGTTTTCCCAATTTCAACTCACACAAAAGTGGTAGATGATAGTGGTATGTTCCATGACTATGAACAATGGAAACCTGTTAAGGAAGTTTTAGATCTGAATGACGAGGGGACCAGTATCTTTGGAAAGAAAAAGCCTTTATGTGAGCGTACTCTTGAACGTATCTATGCTGGTTTGGTCAAATTCGTTGCTGGTGGTAAAAAACAGCACGAGGCATGGATATTGAAGTACAACTCCATGAACAAAAACCACTATCATGTAGCGCCATCTATTGATGAGCCGTGTCCTACCGTGACAGTCCAAAACCGTCTTGGACTGGTTAAGTGTAATTTTTTGTCAAAACAGTTTGGTGGCAGTCCTGAAGGTAAGAATATTCCTGTTGATGGTCCTGCTGGTGCTATTACTACCAGGGATCACCATGCTTTCATTACTGCCTATTACGGTAATGGTTTTAATCATTCAATAGAAGAACCTGCTCCGACTATTACAACCTCAGATAGGTTTGGTATTGTTAAAAGTGTCTTTATGGCGAACGAATATAGTGGTGGCGGCCAGATTTCTGATTTGGAAGCCCCCTGTCCTGCTGTGCTTACTACACCTAAACAGAAAATTGTTTCAGCGCAATATTTGATGAACCCCCAATATCAGAGTGAGGGAGGAAGTATAGATAGCCCCTGTTTTACTCTGATTGCCAGAATGGATAAGATGCCCCCTTATCTTATTAGTACCGAGAAAGGACTGGGGATTGCTATTTATGAGGATGACAGCCCCATGACGAAAAAGGTTAAGGAATTTATGGCCATGTACGGCATCGTTGATATAAAGATGCGAATGCTTAAAATTTCCGAACTGAAAAAGATTATGGGGTTCCCCGAAGATTATGTGCTCATCGGTACTCAGGCAGAGCAAAAGAAATTTATCGGTAATGCTGTAGAGGTGAATATGAGCCGAGTGCTTTGTGAGGCATTATGCGCTCGTCTGGCAAAAGAAAATCGTATAGCAGTATAATATCATTCTTTCCCGTTCCGTCTGTCGCTATGCCATAGCGACTTTCTCCACTACTCCCAGCCGTTCTCGGCTGGGTTTTTCTTTTCCTCCCAGCGCCTCTCCGCTGGGTCTCTTTGTCCCGTCCTCGCTGCCGCTTCTTTGTATCTTTGTAACAAAATAAGCACTATATGGCAGCACAACTCGAAAAACCAATGCGTCGCCCGAACGTGGTTCTGCGCCGCTTTGCCATGGATGCCGTGCAAGCGCTCCAGGCGAACATGCAGACACAGCACGTCTTTCCAACGGAAATCTACCCAGGCTTCCGTAAGGTCAACGAGTACCGCAAAGACCATGGCGGATGGTATGCCACCGGCCAAGGTGCCCGCTCGTTTACCTCGCGCATCGATGCCACTCCTGGCCACGAAGCAATCAGCCTCGGTTTTCGCGACTACCTCCGTTTCGTCGATATGGGTACTGTCGGTGGCCGACCGCTCGACGTGGTACGCCGCGACCGCAAGGCTCGCCATAACCGCCGCTATGTGCGTCAGTGGCTCGCCGTTATGGGCGAAACAAGCCGACCCTCAATAATGATGGAGGCGCGTCATGTCGCCTCTCGTATGCAGCGCTATTACGAAGACTTCTACGGACGCGAACTCTCCGTAGAGGTGTTCCGTGACATCGAAGACCTGCCACCACTCGTGTTCCAATTCTAATATCTACCTCCTATGGCCGATAAACAGATATACATCAAGATCAGTGCGGACTCCGCACAACCAGTAGCAGCCGTCAAAGCCATGCGCAACGAACTGTCGCGCCTGGAAAAGGCGTATAACGCCATCAACACTTCCACAGCAACGGGCGCACAACGTGCCCAGAAACTGCAAAAGGAAATGGCCGACCTCCGTGCGCTCATCAAACAGCAGGAGGCGGACATGAAAAAGGTGGAGAAGGTCATTACCAACCTCTCTAATGCGTCGCTGTCTCAACTGAACCAGGCGCTGCGTCAGGTCAAAAAGGAACTGTCACGCACCAGCGAGAGTAGCCCTAAACTCGAAGAACTGCGCCAGAAATATAAAGCTATCACCGACCAAATCAAGGTCATGCAGGGCGAAATGCTGAACATCAAAAAGCACATGGGCGAACTCTCCACACAGACGGACTCCTGGCTGCAACGCGCCATCAACCAGCAGAAGCAGTTGGTGGCTTCCACACAGAAAACCAGTAGCGCCTATCAGTCGCAGGTCAATATCCTTCATCAACTGCAAAACGAACAGGCTCGCCGCGCTGTCGCTACAATCAGTGGCGGTGGGGCTTCTGCTGATGCGCTCCGCTCTGCTCGTGCCAACCTCGCCAGTTATCGTGACCAGTTGGGCAAAGGTGGCATCCTCCCCGCTTCCGGCAACGTGGCTGCTGAGATCGAGCGCATCAATGCTGAACTGAAGAAGTGTGACGACCAACTGGATGCTATCGCAGGTAAGGAGAAACAGATAGAACTCACCACCGACCAACTCCAGCAGAAGGCTGACAATATCATCCTCGACCCTAAAAAGTTCTCACCAAAGGAAATAAAAGCTGCCATCGATGAGATTCAGCGTAAGTTGAGCAACCTCGGCACAGGCGATACCGCCCGCAAGAAACTCAACGAACAGATGAAGCAGCTGCAAAACATCCTCGCGGGTGTCGATCACGAACTGGTTGATATCGGCAACCTCCTCCAACCGGCTAACCTCCGCAAGGCTCCGCTCGAAACACTCCAAAAGGCGGCAAAGCAGTTAGAGACGGAAATGGCTAAACTGAACCGCGACCAACAGCAGTATATCGACAAACAGAAGCAGCTGGCAGCCATACGAGGGGAGATAGAACGTACAACCGGCGCTATCAATAAGCAGGGGTCTGCATGGAAAACGACGTTTCGCAATATCTCCATGTACTTCGGTGTCTTCCAACTGTTTTCTATCGCTCAACAGAAATTGCAGGGGATGCTGCAAAGCAACCTGGCATATTCCGACCAACTGGCAGACATCCGTAAGGTGACGGGCCTCGCCACCAAGGAGGTCAACGAACTCTCTGAAAGCCTGGCTAAGATAAACACGCGCTCTACGGTGCAGGATCTCGCCGACCTCGCCTATCAAGGAGGTAAGATGGGATTCGGAAAGTACGGTGTAGAAGGCATGAGCGCATTCGTCCGTGCTGCCGACCAGGTAAAGGTGGCACTGTCTGATGACCTCGGCGATGACAGCCTCTTGCAGATCTCTAAGCTCGTAGATACCATGGGACTGATACCAAAACTGGGTGTCGAACGCTCCATGCTTGCTGTCGGTTCATCCATCAACCAGCTTTCGGCCACTTCTACTGCATCAGGAACACACATCGTTGACTTCGCGAAACGCCTCACGGGTCTCTCCCGCATCACGGGCATCACTACGCCCGAACTGCTGGCACTCGGCTCTGCTGCCGATGCGCTCGGCCAGGCTCCTGAAGTAGCGGCTACGGCTTTTGGTAAACTCTTCACGTCGCTGCAAACCAACCATAATCTCATTGAACAGCAGTTGAACATGGAGAAGGGCACAATCAATAACCTTTTCCAACAGGGTAAGGCAATGGAGGCCATTCTTCAGATAATGGAAAAGATGCGCGAAAAGGGTAACATGAATGCCCTCGGCAACATCTGGAAAGACCTCGGCTCTGAAGGTCAGCGCCTTATCGGTGTCATGGCTACCATGTCTAAGAATGTCGATACGGTCCGTGCGCATGTCGAAGAGTCTAACGAGGCTTTCGCAGAGGCAACGTCTCTCACCAATGAGTATGCTCTGAAACAGGACACGGCTAACGCTATCCTCGAAAAGGGTAATAACCTCTGGGCAAAGGCTTTCACCAATCCAGAGGGTGTCGATATGGTCAAACAGATGGCTCAGGCATGGTACGACCTCTCAAAGTCCATGACTTCTAACGAGGCTTCCATGTGGATAATGAAAAACCTCCTCGGACTGATTGCTGCTGAATTGAAGATACTCCTCGCACTCCTGCCGGCTATTCTTACGGGATTGCTCTTCAAGGGTGCTTCGGTGGCTATCATCGGTTTGGCCTCGTCTATCGGTCTCATGGGTAAGGCTTCGGTGTTGGCCACGCTCCAGACTAATGGACTGGTGGCTGCATGGCACGCTCTGAACACGGCTCAGAAGATGAATGTCATCGGTCTCTGTATCTCGCTCCTGACGGGTCTCGCCATTGCTATCGGTTCTGTCATCAAGAGCGGACAAAAGGCTACTACATGGATGCAGGGCTTCAATAGCACGATGTCTGACTTCAACCGTGAGTTTGCCATCGCTGATGACCGTCTGAAACGCTTTAAGAAGGCTATTGACGAAGCAGCCAACGGCTCACGTCAACGTGCGGCTGCTATTCGTAACTTCAACAAGGAGTATGGCCAGTATCTCTCGAAGATGCTCACCGAAAAATCTACTGCCTATGATGTAGCAAAGGCTTACAAGGAGGTGGTGAAGCAACTCCGTGCGAAGATTGCCCTTCAGATGAAAGAAAAGGACATTACTTCACAGGTGGCTCCTCGTGTCGGATGGTCTGCCGACCGCCTCACGGAATACGATAACGTGGCGGGTGGCTCTGCCTACAACGGCACATGGCTCAAAGCCTATGTTGAGGATATGCAGAACGCTGGCAAATCTGTCGAAGACATAAATAAGGACCTGGCAAGGAAACTGGGTGTCAATGGCAAGGTGGCTCGCGATGCTTATAATCGCCGTTCTGAAAAGAAGATGCGAACCACGTTCTACGATGCGGATAGTTATCAGACACAAGCTCAGTATGATATGGATGGTGGTTTTGCTGCAGCTCGTAATTCTACCCGCGCCCTTACCCAGGCCGAACGGATGCTTTATGCTGCCACCCGTTATGCTACGCAGGCTTACTCGGCTACCAACGCCATGAACCGCGTCAACAAAAAGTGGAAGCCGTTTGAAGACGATCTCGTTACCGCCACCGAAGACGAGTCTCCTGGTGCTCTTGATAACGATGCACCCGATAAGGAGGCAGAACGTCGCCGTAAGGCGGAAGAGGCAGCTCGTCGCAAGGCGCTCCGTCAGGAAATGAGAGAGGAACAGGGCAAGGCTCAGGCGATTGTCGATAACGTCAAGAATTACTACGAGCGTCAGATTGCTGCCATCACGGAAATGGCGACAAAGACGGGCATGGATTCTGAACTCCAGAAGAAACTGGTGGACGGCATGACAATCCGCATGAACAATGCACTGGCTAACGTCCGTCAGGCGATTGCGGGTACTGAGAACGATTGGGCACAGTTCCGCCAGTCGATGATTAACGACCTCTACGAACCGCTGTCTGCTGACGGCACAAATCAGTCCACGCAGCTGCTCGATAACATTATCCATAATGATGTCGAGAAACTGAAGGACATGATTACTATACTTTCTAAGGAGTTGGGACAGAATGGTTCGGTATTGCTCGATCAGATATGGCGTAAGGCTACTGAGAACGAACTGAAAAACGCCAACCAGCAGAATAAGGCTTACCAGGACCGTCAGAAGGTGCTCCTGGAAAAGAACTATACGGGGAAGGTCAACCTCGACTACGAGAACCAGATGGAACAGTTTGGTGTCGCCGAATTGACTTCCGAACAGATCGCTCAGATGATGGGGTGGTCGCAGAAGGGTAATAACGAGGCTATCCAGCAGTTCATCGACGACCGCACCGCTCAGTGGCAAAAGGCTTTCACCGCTACTCGCGAAAACATCGTGGAACTGCTCTCTGTTGATGCGAATAGTGAGGATGCGCCGGATAAGGTGCTTACCATCCTCTTCGGTAAAGAGTATAAGTCATATCTCGCTGGTACGGGCCTTTCGTCGCTGCTCAATATGTCTGCCGACCAGTTCAAGGTGTTCTACCAGAAACTGATTGAATACTCGGATGCTTATACGGATGCTCAGAAGAAAGCCTACGACGAGGCAAAGCGCCGTGCGGATTTTGTTTTCAATAACAATCCTACCATTCAGAGTATCGACAAATCGACACAGCAGCTGTCAACCATCAACAGCGACACGCAACGCTTCGAGTCGGATAAGAACGTGGGACAGCAGATGGGCATGTCCTGGAATATGGATTCTGACCCTGAAATCTTGCGCTATCGCCTGCTGGCTGAACGCGCCCGTCTCTACTATGAGGATATGGCGCGTCTGCGTGAACAGGATAAAATCTCTGAACAGCAGTTGACGGATGCTAAACGTCAGATGATGGAGGCTCAGTCTGAAATGGCCGACTCGGTGGCACGTAAGTTCCAAGAGCGCGTGTCTCTCCTCCAAAACTTCTCTGAACCGCTTAACACGTTCGCTGAAGGGGTAGGGGAGTCGCTGGGTAATATGATCTACGACACCGAACAGTCGGATGTCAAATTCAAAGACCTCCTGAAGGATATGCTGAAGTCGTATGTGAAGATGTCTCTGCAACTCATCGCACAAGACCTCACACGCCGTGTCACTAAGCAGCTCTACTATCGTCAGGAAGAAGCCGACGAGACTATGCACCAGGCTACGATGTTGCAGATACAGCAACTCTACCAGACGCTGATGCTCACGGCTCAGACAACGGGCGATGCTGCCCGTCTCACACAGCACTCTACCTCGAATGCTACCGAACTGGCAGAGGAAGCGGGTGCTACAACAGGTAAGGTGGGTCTCGGTATCGCTGGTGGTGCTGCTAAGATCATCGGCACCCTCGGATGGTGGGGTATTCCGCTCATCGGTGTCATCACCGCTTTGCTGATGGGATTGCTGTCATGGGCTATCGGACTCGCCTTTGGTGGTGACGAGAGTGGTGGCGCTGATGCTGCAACTCCTAACGTCAAACTCGCCACGGGTATGCTCACCTATGACAGTGGTAACGTCCAGAGTGTGTCCGGCGGTTCTCCCGCAGGAAGTCCCTCTCCATCCGGCTACTCTCCCTCTGCTACACCCGTTCCCAGCGGTTCGCCTGCTGGCTATGGTGGCGACCGCACCCCTGTCCTCGGTACGGATGGCTATGTCTATCAGGCTCGCCAGGTACCACAACTGCAGACGGGTCTCGTCACCTCGCCCATAGCGACCATGGTCAATGGTCAACCGTCTCTCGTAGGCGAACGTGGTCCAGAAATGGTGATTGGACGCGAAACGACGGCTGCCATGCAAATGGCTCGCCCCGATCTCCTTGCGGCTATCGTGAAGTTCGACAAAAACTACTCAAATGGCCATGCCTACCGCACCTATGACGAAGGCAACCTTTCTGATTTCCTCGGCGCTGACGGCACCACCACTCCCGACGGTCCTCCGTCGGACAACACCCTCACCAAAGAGGACATCGACGGTCTCCGTTCTACGCTCTCCGAGTTTACAGCGGTCATGCTGGCTATCAAGCGCAATGGCCTCCATGTCAACAAATACGGACGTGGTGGCATCACGCAGGAGTCTCAGGATGGCGCTAACTTCATGCGCCGCAACTCCGGCGACCGACTCTGGAAAGGTTAGCCACCGTGCCCATCCGTTATCGGCTGTGTCTCGCTGCTCTGTTTCGTTTATTGCCAGGCGATTTTATCGCCGTCATTCATAAATTCATAAATTCATCAAATCATGGAAGAAAAACTTTTCCCTCGCATCGTGGCACTTCTGACTGCCCATTTCGACAACATGCCTCCCGCCGAGGATATTCACCTCGACGACAATCTCCACGAAGATCTTAACCTCGACTCTATCGACATCGTGGACTTCATTATGATGTGCGAAACAAACTTTAACGTCAAACTCGATATGACGAATGCAAAGAACACGCACACCTTGCGTGACCTCATCCGTTCTATCATCGAACAAAAACCCAGCCTATGCAACGCACAGTAATCACGGGCATGGGCATCTGGTCCTGCATCGGCCAGTCCGTTCAGGAGGTGGCTCAGTCTCTCCGTCTCGGAAAGAGTGGCATCGGCATCGATTCTGAGCGTACCGCCTACGGCTACCAGTCACCCCTCACGGGCATCGTCCCGCGTCCTGACATCAAAGCTCAGGGATTGCGACGCTCACAGCGTATCACTCTCTCCGAACCAGGCGAATATGGCTACATGGCCATGAAGGAAGCGCTTACTATGGCTCCAGTGGCTGACCTCTACCGCTGTGGACTTATTGTTAGCAATGATAGCACCGCTGGTGCCCTCGCTGAGACAGAGGCTATCATGGCTGAATACCATGACTCGCGCCGTCTCGGTGCCGGCATGGTGTTCCGCACACTCAATAGCTCGGTCTCTATGTCGCTGGCTTCTATCTTTGGCATCGGCGGTCTCTCCTTTACCGTCTCTGCCGCCTGCGCCGGTGGCGGCCATGCTATCGGTCTCGCTCATTCGCTTATCCAGTCCGGCCAACTCGACTGCTGCATAGTGGTGGGCGCTCAGGAAGTGGGCCTACATGCCTATACCTCCTTTGATGCACTCGGCATCTTCAGTCACCGCACCGACAACCCCACCACCGCCTCACGACCATTCGACCGTGACCGCGATGGTCTCGTGCCCTCTGGTGGCGCTGCCTGCGTCATTCTTGAAACAGCAGCCCATGCCGCTATGGGCAACCGTAAGCCCTTGGCCACGGTCAATGGCTACGGCTTCACCACCAGCCCCGACCTCGCAACACCCTCCGCTGATGCTATCTACCGATCTATGATCGCCGCTCTGTCTGCCGCCACTGTGCCCAGCGGTTCTTCGCTGGGTCCTGGTATCTCCGCTATCATGGCTCACGCCACATCGACCCCCGATGGAGACCGCGCCGAGGCAGAAGCCATCCTCCGCCTCTTTTCCGTAGGTAGTGGCTATGTCGCTGCAAATGGCGACAACCGTCCCTTTGTCATTAGTACAAAGGCCCTCACTGGCCACGAATGCTGGATGTCCGGCGTGTCCCAGGTAGTATATGCCCTGATACAGATGCAAGGCGGATTCGTAACGCCCCACATCAACCTCCAGCACCCTGACGATGCAGCTGCTGCCCTGCGCATCCCAACAGCGCCCATCGTTACCCCGTTACAGACCATTCTCTGCAACGCCTTCGGCTTCGGTGGTACCAACAGCACCTTGCTCCTCTCCCGTTTTTAATAGAGATACATCTTGTACTACCGCTCTGTCGGTAATTCTTTCGTTCGGTGGCTGTGCTGTGAAGCACGGCCACCGCCTTTACTAATATTCTCTCTTGTGCTCCTTTGGTAATATACTCTCTCGCGCTCTTTCTGGCGTTCTTTACAATTATTCTCTCTCTCTCTCCGTTTCGTCTATTGTGTGGCGATTGTATCGCCACCTCCGCGCTCTGTTGGTAATATCCTCTCCGTACTCTCCCTGTGGCTCGTTACTAATCAAAAAGCCCAGCCGAGAACGGCTGGGCGCTGTGTCAGTGTCGGTGTCACTGGCGGGCACCTACGGTGGTATCATTCATAGCGGCAACGCCGCTATCTTCCATATAGCGACAAAAGGCGCATATTACCCCAATTTAATACATGGCGCAAAGGTAATCATTTTCCGCGACATACGCAAACTTTCTCGCCACTATTTTCTAATTATTTTCCCGCTCCCGTTCTGTATGTCGCTAAGTCATAGCGACCAGGACTCTTCAGCCACTCCCAGCCGTTCTCGGCTGGGTCTATCTATCCACCCCGCACCCCTCAGTGACGGCAAAAGTAATTTCAAGGATGGCATCATTCTCCCTCACTTCTCCCTATCTACCGCACCTCGCGCCCATTTTCTCCCTCCAAAAAGTCAAAATGACATTATTTTGGCATACCTCATCCTAATTTTGCGAAAAATTCTTTTGGAGAAAAAATAAAATCCCGCACCCTAAAAGTGATTGAGCAATAAAGCGAAAGCTCCGCTTTCTCCTTTGAGTATCAATGAGTTGTGGGGGAAAGGGGTGAGCAGTTAAGCGGTGTGTTTTGCTCCTTTTCAGTGCTATTTCTGAATTTCTATTTTTCTCCTGTATGCGCTAAAGTTTGAAGAAAAAGGTGGTAAAATAACTTTTTACCTTAATAACACTATGAATATCAGCGACTTACACGAAAAACAAAACGTCTTTTTGACAACTTTCCGTAACTCTCCACGACTTTTTACCCGAATTTCAACCTTACATGTTCCGATGGATGGGGCTGCAAAAAGTTATTTTAATAGTTTAAGGAAGAAAATTTCCTCGCTCGTGGAAAAATCTCCCTCGGAATTGTTAAAACTTACATCAAATCAGAAAATAATTGGTATTTTATTTTGTAAAATCAAAGTTTATCTTTAATTTTGCGCCAAAATAACAAATATAATCTTAGATATGAAACATTATCTCATCCTACTCAACTGGGTATTCCTCTCCGCCATCATCGGTACATGCCTATGGCAACACCCATTCATCCAAGGAGGGGCATTCATTGCCGGACTTATCCTCGGAGCAATCTCCACAGTGGGCTGCATAACGCTTCAGTTCGCTAAAGACCCATCCAACGAAAAGGAATGGCGCTGGCGACACAGTTACTTCACCAAAGACTACCTTACGGAGTTCTGCGTACAGCTGCTGATGGCAGCCACCGCCTTCGGACTCTCGTTTATGTTCTGGCGCTCATTCTGGCTCTTTGGCACCGGCTTCTTTGGAGCATGGTTCCTCAATATCACCGTAGAATGGTTCTGGGCTTTTACCCACCGCTATTATAATAATAAATAAGGTATGACTGACCCGTTCGACGTTCTCTGCTCTGTCTATACTGATGCCCACGACAATTATGGGCGATTCGTTGACATGGAAACTGGCGAGATCATCCAGCAGATGACCATCCGCGAGTTCTGTCTGACGGACCGCTGGAAACCTGTGGTCGAAAAACTGAGGGCGATGGTGGCTCAGTATGGCGAAAAGGAGGCAAAGGCACGGGATGACTACCGCCAGACGAAGACGCTCCTGCCAGGAGCCACATTGTCCGGCCTCTTTGAACTCCGTGAGGTGTGGAATGAGAAATACCAGCGCTATGAGAATGTGTCGCGCCGCCAGGCTCATCTGCAGCAACACACGGGTTTCCTCTGTATCGACATCGATCACCAGGATAACCAGTCGCTCGCTGACATGAAGGTTATCCTGCGCACACTCCGACACCGCCCAGAGGTGGCACTGCTGATGAAGTCCTGCTCAGGAACGGGCTATTTCGCTCTCATACCGCTGGCATACCCGCAATACCACCGCCAACAGTTTGCCGCACTCATCCGCGAATATGGTGCCCTCGGCATCACCCTCGACCGCAAATGTGCAGACACCACGCGCATCCGCTTCGCCTCCTACGACGATAAGCCATACATCAACGTCAACGCCATTCCGTATTCAGGGGTGGACCTTGGAGAACAGATGTTGGCACCGAAAGCTGCCGTCTATACACAGCGCATCGAGACGGACGATGATCTTATCAATAAGGTGGAGCGCCTGGTGCAGAAACTGGAACTGACACACACCGATATCACCAACGACTACGACGTATGGATTCGTCTCGGCATGTCTTTGGCTACGCTCCCAGAACCATGGGGTAGTAAGTTCTTCCATCGTGTGTCTGCCATCAGTCAGAAATACAATGCTACCGATTGTCAGCGCAAATTCGATTACAACAACAATCCCACAACCATCACCATCAACTATTTCTTTGCCAGGTGTAAGGAAGTGGGCATAACTCTCAGATAAATAAAATATGTATCTCATCAAACCATCAGTCGAACTTTGGCCGGCTCCTGAAGACTGGCACGAACAGGTAGCACGGGCTGCCCGTCTCTGCTATGCCTCTGAAGGCGGCAAGAAAACCGCAGAAGAGTTCTGCGAAATGTTGAAGAAACGTAACCATCTGTCGATGTTCCGACATGGATCACGCTACTTCATTATTTCTGATGTTGTTCCTTCAGAACTGACTAACGCTACACCCAGCAAGGGTGGTAAGAAAGCGTCCTCTCAACCACCGCTTTGGCTCTTTACGGTCCTCACAAACACACCCTATGTAGGCATCCGTTACCACAAGGATAAAAAGGCAAAGACACGCTGCTATTACATCAGCACCAACATCCAGTATCTCATAGATAGTCCCAGCATCGAAGAAATGCTGCGTCCATACGAGGTGACACTCCAGCAGTTCATCGAACACGCTACGTCTGATAATTTCCCAGCAGCTATGAACCTGGTGCGTTATACGGTTTGCGTCACCACGCAGATATCTACCAGCCGTGAACTAAACCGCACATCGCCAAACAACATCGCAGAACAATCTACCCGCTATGTCAACTTCGGCAAAAAGGGTGGTATTACCATCTGTCTGCCGCATTGGTTCCAGTGCGCCCACTGGTCTAAACGACTGTTGGCCCGTGTCATGTGGAAGTGTAGCGAATGGGCCTATAAATTCGCCCTTTTACTCGGTCTTCCTGCTCAGGATGCACGAGGATTCCTGGTACTCGACGCAGGAACACGCGTCGCCTACACCTATAACGTCTTCGAGTGGCGTAACATCATGCGCCTCCGTCTTACTGGAGAGACAGGCAAACCGCATCCTAATGCCCACATCGCTGCTCAACTCATTCACGATGCCATTCTTCCGGCCATGCGCATCTATGCCGGAGAAGCAGCTACGCTTGTATAGAGTGCCCAGCCGCTCTCGGCTGGGTTACAATAGTATCAATTTTTTAATCTCTACAACAATGGAACAAAAATTCGTAAATTACCCCCCCCCCTGGAAGACCTGAAACAGCTCTCCGAGGAAGAAGTACGAGCATGGTTTGGTAAAGTCAATACCTACCGTGATGAAGCTATCATGCAGATCCGCACCAAGTGCGACAATGACGTGTTCAACGTCCGTACCGAACAGCAGGTAGAACGCAACCGCATTATCTGCCTTATCGACCTCAAACGGTCACAACTGCCCTCTGGTGGCACACCCGATGAGCGCGAAAAAGCATTAGCACTGCGTCAGGAAATGCACAATCTCGATCATCAGATGCAACTTAATGACATCAATACGCAGAAGAAAATCTATGACCTCAAACACGAGAAGAAAGTGGCTATCAACGCACTGCAACGTCAGTGGGAAACAGCAACAGGTGTCCTCAAACAAGCACTTGTTTTCGTCTGCGAAAAGGCTCGCCAAGCCGCCGAAAGTTAAGTATGTGGATGTGTTAGATCCATCACAACAAAATAATAATTATGATAAATGAGTAAAACAAAGAACCTCGCCATCTACCGCCCTAACGGTGCTGCAGCAGAATACAGCACATGGGCTTGCAACCTCTACAACGGCTGCTCTCATACCTGTAACTACTGCTACTGCAAACGCGGTGTGTTCGGCCATATACTCGGTAAGGATGTGCCAGAGATTAAGGCCCTACTCGGTGGTGAACCTGGTAAAGCATATCATCTTTTCTGCCAAGAACTCGACAAATATCGCAATCAGATCATCACCGATGGCGGGCTGTTCTTTTCTTTCTCAACAGACCCGATGCTGCGTGAGGAAATCAACCTCACTCTGCGCTGCATAGAATATGCCTTCAGCCAACAGGTGCCCGTCATCATCCTCACCAAGGCTACCTGGTGGGTACGTGAGGATTGGGTAATGGGCACACTCTATGCACACCGTGACCTCCTCACCATCGGCTTCACACTCACCGGCCACGACGAACTCGAACCTGGTGCTCCGGCTAACGTATCGCGTCAGACAGCACTTATCTACCTCTCAAAGATGCAGTTCTGCACCTTTGCCAGCATGGAGCCGGTCATCGACTTCGTTTCCTCACTGGCAATCATCCGCACAATAGCATCCGACTGCCAGGAGTTCCGCATCGGCCTGCTCTCTCCTTACAGCAAGAAACGCTACGACTCCGCCCAGTGCGAGCGCTTCATCCGTGAAGTGCAACGCCTCTCCAAAGAGTACAACTTCCGCATCCTCTGGAAAGAGTCTATCCGCCGCTTCTGCCGTGATTGGTCTATCTGTCCCGATTTACATAACAGTGTGCTCGGCGATTCTGTCGCCGAGACAAAACAATAACCCATGCCCCGACGGTCTCGGTGGTGTCTAATAACCAAAAGTAATATGAATTTTCCAGCAGTAATTGAATGTCTGAAAAAGGGTGGCCATGCCTCCCGTTCTACGTGGCATGACAATCAGGAAATCGTCATGCAGATCCCCCAGTGTATAGCAAAGGATGTGGTGCCAAAGATGACATCCCTGCCAGCAGCTATCAAACCAAAGATTAGCACCGTTGGAAGTGGAGAAATATCCTACCACGACCAGGTGATTATGATTACCTTCACAGACGACGGTAAAACACCGGCATCTGCCACCTACTACATTCCCTCATGGGAGGATATTTTGGCAGAGGATTGGTCTTGCATCACACCGGCGGATGGAACAGAAACTCCAGACAACCGCCCAGTCACAGAACGCATCAAAACTTTCGAGGATGCTTGCGATGACCTCAATCGCCGTGCTCAGGCTGGCGACAAACTGGCTAACGATCTGATGACTGACCTCCAGTTTAACTCGCCACGTACACCTGACCTGCTTGCTTACATCCAGCTCCGCATCATCACCTATGCCCTCAATGAAGGATGGGAACCTCAGTTCTTAGAGGACGAATACCGCTACTTCCCCTATTTCGTGCTATACACCAAGGCAGAGATAGATGCTATGGATGATAACGATAAGGCACAGCTGCTGTTCGTCGGGGGTCGCGCGGCTAACGGTGCGCAGTGCGGTCTCTCGTCTGCGCGCTCGAATGCCGGTTTCTCGCACTCGTCCTCGAGCATCGGCGCTCGCCTGGCCTTCAAATCGAGCGAACTCGCGAAATACGCTGGTAATCAGTTCCCCGAAATCTACTCTGCGTTACTGTTCAAACCCGTTCAAAAGTAACCAAGTTTCGTCTATTGCGTGGCGATTCAATCGCGACATGAAGTATAAACACGGTGTCCCGCCGTTCTCGGCGGGCACCATTTCTCAAAACATTATTTTAATATGGAACCTATAACAGCAATTCGTAAAAAACTGCCAGATGCACTACTGGCAAAACTGGACTTTGATGTTGTCCTCTCTAAACGTCAGATCGTCGAAAAGGTAGAAGCACTTGAACCAACCTTCGGTGGCATGGCAGTACACTACGACCATAGCGGCAAACGCCTCGAAGTCATCTGGAGTAAAACTCTCCAACAGCGATGGTTCGGCAAGTTAAGTAAAGGTCAAAAGGTCATGGTTGGCAAACAACGTGGCACTCTCGCCGATACAGGTGCTTTCTGGTGTGGTCCTGACCGTTGTGTCTCTGTTGATTTCGGCAAAGGTGGTGAAGCCTACGACATTACCAATGTAATTCCAGCCGAATAATGTCCCGTTTCTTGTATGTCGTGATTCTATCGCGACCCTAAAATCTCAAAATCCCATGAATATATTTCAAACATTCAAGCATCAGGGGGGGCAAAATCACCCTTTGCAGGCAACGGTCTCAGCCGCACTGCTATGCTCTTCAAAATCGCTACGATTGCCGGCCACAAACTGACCGTCCCTGAAATGAACAAGTTTAAAGAGGTCAATCCTCGAAGTCTTGAACGAGTATATAACGAAGTAGTCCGTGTAGGCGATGCTGGTAACGCCCTTTTCGCTCTCCGGCTCATATTAAAAAATTAACAATGGCAAACAAGAAAAACTATCGCGTTTATATAGCGCTCGACCTTGTGACAGAGGACGAAGGCAAAAGCCTTGCTATGGTCAACATCCGACGGATGTCTAACGAACCATGCCCTATGCCCGTAATGACCAGCTTCATGCAAGGCATGAGCAAACTGGCTCCCAAGGTAATGATAACTCAGCAGCCATCTTTCGGCAAAGACAACCAGCGGGTCCTGGCATCGCCTGCCGATGACTTCGACTGTGACGATTACGAAAAAGGTACGCCGGAAGGCTCTTGCGACGGAATGGGCCACTACCGCTGCGACGAATGCAAGTGGCGCAATCCTGAGTCTATCCGTCAGAAGCACGAAGAATGGATGCACCATCAAGTTCACAAAAAGGATTGGCCCAAGATCCGTGCCCGTGTCATCGATACCAACGAGGAAGTGCTGGTTGATGATCACCCTATCGACTTCTTCCACACCACATTCTATAATATGTGGCACAACACCGAGAATGGGATGACATACCATGATGATGACCTCGAATTTATTGACGAACGCCTGCAAAAGATAAAGCAATGAATAAGTTACGCTCTATCCGTTTCCGTCAGGCTCTCACCCAACTTATCATAGAGGGACTGAAAGATAACACACGCCGACTGACTACCGATCGCCAGTATGACGTGGGCGAAGTCCTGGCTATTTCCGAAGCCTACGGTTTCATCTATCGCGGCCTTCCTGATGTAGAGAAACAAGCCTACCTCAATCGCCTAAAACGTGAACTCGATTGTGAAGACCCTACCCGTCACCCTGGCTGGGAAAACAAACTCTACGTGCGTCCAGAACTGATGCAGCATCGTATAGAAATTATCGAGAAGCGAAACCAACTCCTTCAGGATATATCTGATGCTGACATTATGCGTGAGGGTATCGTTCATGGTGACGTTCCATGCCGGAACCTCGAAACGGGCGAAGAGGGCGACTATACCTGGATAGAAATCAAACGTAAGCGTCTCGCTAATGGTAAGTATCACGTCCATATCTTTCACCACGTCCATTGCAACCCCCGCGAAGCATTCGCCGACATGTTCAACAGTATCTGTGGCAAAGGCACCTGGGAAAGCAACCCTCCCGTCGTGGCCTACACCTTCAAACTCCTAAGTAAAAATGACGAAAGATTTGTTTTTTGATATTCTCTTCTACGGCTGTTTGATACCGATGCTTATAGTATCAGTATTCCAACTTGTGAAGATCTCTCGTCTGGTTAAAAATGGTCAGCGCCTCCATTCTTCATATATGAGAGATTGGATGATTGCCTGTATTCCTTTCATCAGTCTTTTTGGCGCATTGGCTATTGTTATCATTGTAATAGAAAATTCTCTCGCATCCTTAGACAAATTTTTACGCAAAAATTATGGCATGTAATTGTATTAACAACTGGAATAAGCAACTGAAGGAGAAATTCAATGACTCCGCTCTGGCTAATTATGCGCTGATGAGTGACGGCACCGCTCGTATGGTCGTTACTGGTTATTACTATCCCAACAAAAGGGATGGCTCTCGTGCTAAGAACCCAAAGGAAATCAACCTCTTTCCGAAGTATTGCCCTTTCTGTGGTCAGCCCTACAATCCTGATGAAGTAAAAGAGAATGGAGGAGATAAAATATAAGCTGAAATCTCAAAGCAGTAAGACACCATGCCCACATGGAATGAAAGCAACTTGCGACAACTGCAAACTTGGCCCGACCTTAGTTCATGTCGGTTCATGGATGGAGAAAGATTGTCCTTTCTATGGTGGCTGTGACGAAAAGAAGAAGGTGGTCTTCTGCAATTTCATTCCAAATACTTTCACACTGTATAATTCAAGATAAAAACAATGAAACGAAATATCATTTTCCGTGCAAAGGCCATAGATGATGGCCGCTGGGTGTCAGGCGAACTGCATACCATGACGCATCGCCCACACATCCATATAAACGCCTTGGAGAAAGCCGACATCGATCCCGATACCATTGGGGAATACACCGGCTGGCGTGATAAGAACGATAAGCCAATCTTTGAGGGCGATATTCTCTCACTGATTATTCCTGATGGAACGGCTCGCCTGTTTGTCGTCGAATGGAAAAACCAACTGCGTCACCTGAAACCGCTCAAAGGCTTTATCGATGATAATACCCCCGTCGAAATCTCCGGCTGGTGCTTCCGCTGGGGACAGCATCACCTCCTACCCTCTTATATAGGACATCAGCCAGACTATAAGCGCATGGAGATTGTCGGTAACATCTACGACAATGCCAACCTCTTGACGGATGATGCAGAAGAGAAAATCGTGGGCAAACGTGAGTTGATTGGGAACACTTGCTGTATCTCCGACAAACCTGGCATTCAGGTATTCATGTATGATCTGAAAGATGAACATGGCAACTGGCTCGCTCGTGTCATTCTTACCTCTGAAGGTCTCTTTATGTCCTACTCTGAATGGGGTAACTTCTTCCATTACTTCAATGCACCAGGCAAAGACGGCATCCGTAAGTTTATGCTGGGCATCTATGACGATTATTTCGCTGGCAAACTCTGTGAAGTGGAATGGAACACCTCTACCACCAAAGTACGAGCTGCTGCAAAGCGTTACGTGAAGCATGTTCTCCCCGTTCTCAAAGTGGCTATTGAAAATCAGTTAAAGCAGGAAGAATAATGAACCAGACACAGCGCAATCCCGTAGTAAGTTCCGATGAGTGGTACACACCCAAATGGGTCATCGAGGAGTTAGGGCCATTTGACCTCGATCCGTGTGCTCCTATGTCGCCGCCCTATGAGATTGCGCCACTCTCTTACAACAAACAGCAGGACGGTCTCAAACAGGAATGGCCCGACACGGCACTGGTCTTTATGAACCCGCCATATAGCCGCTCCCTACTGCGTCCTTTCGTGGAAAAACTGGCAGAGCACAACAACGGCATAGCCCTCCTGAAGAACCAGGTTGATAACCTACTCTTCCAGGAAGTCATCTTCCCCAAGGCAAAGTCGCTGATCTTCATGCGCCACCGCATCAAGTTCATTCAGCCAGACGGCACCACCGGCTCCCCATTCTTCGGTTCTGTCCTCGTCGCCTTCGGCCATGAAGCAGACGCTCGCCTGTGCCAATCCTCGATACAAGGTAAATATCTAATTCTAAATCGATAAAATATGCCATACGGAGTATGTAAAATATGCGGATGCACAGACACCGACCCCTGTCACAACCCGACACATGGTAATTGCTGGTGGGTCGATGATACGCACGAACTCTGTTCACACTGTGCTGACAAAGAAATCGCTGACGACCCCGCTACTCAGCACTGTATCAATAGCAAGGGCTTCGACCCTTATGCTGGTATCGAGCGCAAAGACCTCGCCTCTCTCGGCTGTCCGTTCCCAGACGACGATGGTGCCATGTGTTCCGAATGTTCACACAACAGCGTCAACAGCATCTTTACAGGGCAATGTGATTTAGGTATTAAAATAGTGTGATATGTGTAATTTCATAACAACTCCTGCTGGGTACCATGTACCTGTTCTGCCATCAAAGCCACAAAAAGGCGATGTGAGGTATAAACTTTATTACGACCCTGATGGTGTCGCGCATGTTTTTACGAGAACTTTTAATGGTCATACATGGATATGATTTGGCATCGCATCCTCTGCAGCATCCTCGGACACAAACTGCATCTGGTAGAAATTCATTATGCAGATGGCAAAAAGACTCGTTACCGTTACGAGTGCTCCCGATGCGGACAGCGTTTCTTATACAAAACGGTTCGCGACCAAGCCATCCATGACCTGTTGGATATATAAATAATAAATTGTTCCGTACACTGAGGCATCGCCTCGGTTCTAATAAATAGTAACAATGACACTCGACGAAGCAATACAACACTGCATAGACGAAGCCGACATCCTCGCCGGCTCTGAGTGTGGCTTAGACCATGCTCAACTCGCCTCATGGCTACAAGACTATAAACGACTGAAAGAACAACAGCCTGCAGTCTCTATGCCAAAGCCAGATTACTTAATGTATGTCTGCCAACTGAGTCTATGCCTGAAGGATATATCAGTGCCTAAAAGTTTCCTTACAACTGCATTGAAGCAGATGGCTGAGAAACTGAAAACAATGGATCAAGATACACCAGAGTTTAAGGAACTTTCCTATTACACACAAATCCTGCATGGTGGCGTACAGATGATGGAAGCTGCTCTTGATATTGTGGCAGGTCTCTCTATGTTAATGTCTAAAGATATGTCTCTATGAAACGTCCCCGTATCTATATCTCAGGTCCCATCACCGGCACTACCGACTATCTGGAGCGCTTTGGAATGGCAGAATACATCGTGTTTTGCTTGGGCTACACACCCGTCAATCCTACCACGATGTTCGGCTGGTTCCAACCGCTCTTCTCTATCATGCCCTACCGTTTTCAGGTATTCATCGACTGCATGATCCTCGCATTCTTCTGCAAGGCTATCTATATGATGAAAGACTACGAAACTTCGCGTGGCGCATGTCTCGAAAAAGCCGTGGCCGACTTCTGTCAGAAAAAAATAGTGCTCGCTGGTTCTCCCAACGAGAAACCCATAACAAAAACCATTTCCGCCATACAGGAATTGGGTAACGCAATGAAGAAACTCTATGAATGAAACAATAGTCAATGGATGGTCTGAAACGACCAACTGCACCACATGCGCCAACAGCGAACCGAAAAAACCGCGTGGCAACTTCTGCCCCACAACGGGCGAAACAGTCAACCGCCGTATGTGGTGTGAGGCATTCTGCCACCGCAACAAGGAATAGCAACCCCTCCCAGCCGTTCTCGGCTGGGTCCTAATAATAACAGTTATGCTCAGAAAAGATTATCTCAAAAAGACCGTCGCACCAAAGGACGGCATCGGTATGTTCCTCGCAGAACATGTCTGCAAGAAATGGATGGAGGACTTTGTGGATGAAGACACGCAGGAAATCATCAGCATCGAACGTAGCCAGGTGCTCTATGACCGTGACTCCCGCGTGGACTCTGAAATGGTAAAGGACATCGAGGAGTACGGCATCAAGGAAATCGTCGTCACCAACACACCAGGACGCGCCGAGGAACTGCGCCAGTTCTATCGCCTCGTACATGTCAAAGTCACCATGAAGTCATCCGGCTCTAAGACGGGTGTGGTCATCTGCCGTGCTGAGTCTATGCGCCAGGCTATCGACCTCGCCACCGACTACACCGAGGGTGCCACAGAAGAGGTCTTTGGCGAACATGCTTCCTCATTCCATATCCTCGACGTGGAAATGCTCGACAACCTCACCTTCATCGGACGTACAGCTGCTGACATCCAGGCTGAACAGGAGGCATTGGAAAAGGATAAGGATGCTCCTGTAAAGATGCCGTTCAAGGTACAGGCTACCTATGCCCGTGCTGACATGTGGGTGGATGGTACCAACAACAAAGAAGCCTGGGTCAAGAAACGTAAGTTTGTCTGCTGGGCACACGACATCAAGGATGCTCGTTCTATCGTCACCGCATGGATCAAGAAAGACACACAGACTGAGGTGGGCGCTAACAACCGTGAGACATTGGTCATCGTGGCTGCTAACCCGTTCACCGTCCATACCTACCTCCCTGCTGCTGTCTGCAACGAATATATCACTAACGAAGAACTGAAATTGAAAACCGAAGAAGAATAGGGTGCCCGCTGATTCTGTCAGCGGGTCTTACCTTTGCATTATAAAATTGGAATTATGGCAAACATCTACCTGCGCACATCTAAATATGTCGCTGCTTTCATGCGCTCTGTCGGCGATGGTCAGTCGCTACCGATGACCACACCTATCGAGTTTTCACAATATACTGAGGAATATGTGGTGCTCACCAATGGACTGCGTATCGTGCCTGAAGCACAACAGCATCGTGCCTCTTGTTACTCACAGTCTTCATGGCAGAACATGCTCCGTGGCCGACTGCCTAACGGTGGCAAACCAATCATCAACCGCAATCCTGACGACTATCTCACCTATGCCGAGATATGCACCCTCGAACGCCTGCCCAACAAAACAAAGACGGAGGCTTACGAGTTCCTGTGTATCTCTGTTCCGCGTGAGGTGTTCATCGATGGACGGGTGCAACGTATCAGCAAGTCCTACACGCTCGATACTCGTGCGGCTAACCAACTGCGCCAGATATTGCGTAATAACTTCATCCGCCGTTACATGGACTTCGTGGAAAAAAATGAGATTTTTGCAAAGGCAAAGCATATCGAACGCTCGAATGTAGAAATACTGGAGCGCTTTCTCATGGAATACGACATACCTGTGTCGCACAACCAGAACGAACGCGAGGGCTTGCGCCGCCTGTCCTACCGCTGGAAACAGGAGGCTAAGAGATTGGTCCAGGACCCTACCATCATCGGTAACGATCTCATCACTCGCATCGACAAACACGAGCGCTATGGTGGACTGCCTAAATATGATGATGAGAAATAAGAATTTTCAATGTAAAAAATGTCAAAATCATACAACAAAAAATATTAAAAACAACCCTATTTTCGTGTTTTTTATGTTGACAACGTGTCACGTTCTCTTGCAGATGAGTTATAACCCCATAAAAAAGTAAAAGTATGAACGAAAAAAATTGCCGCGAGTCGCGCCTGGATGATATCGTTCGCATCGACATCTATCCGGCATCACAATGTTCTATTCCCATTCCGCCAAACATCAACATTCAGTCGCTGGTGGAAAACAACTTTTTCTCTGGCACACCGGCACTGTCGGTGGCGCTGTCTGTTGCTGACGATAACGAGGCGGAATTATCTGACAATCCGAACCTGAAGGTGACAACGGCTCGCCAACAGGCAGGAACGGTCTATAAGCACGACCTCCAAATCCCGATGAAAAATGACAAAACCCTTGCAGAAAGGGCTGTTGACGCACTACAAGGCCATGACTTCCACTGTGTTTACACTCATGCTGATGGCACAAGGGATATGTCCTACGCATTGCCAAACAGCAGCACTATCGATCTCGACGAACAGCTGTCAGCCAATTCTTCCGTCCTCCTGAAAGTGAAGGTGCTCTCGATGTCTCACCCCGTCATCCTCACCACCTCTTAATATATATATATATAATGTATAGGGTGCCCAGCGGTTCGCCCGCTGACCATCCCCGCTCCTACCACCCCGCCCCGCCGTTATCGGTGGGGCTTTTTTGTTCTCGTTCCCCGCACTTTAGTGCTGGGCCTATCCGCCCTTGTTTCGTTTATTGTTAGGCGATTTTATCGCCGTCCTCCCCTAAAACGCTCATTTCGCCTCGAAAAACACACCCATTCTCATCACACGCATTCAATACCTTTGCCGTAGATTTTAATTCGCAAAAGTATGAATGGACTATTAGAAATCCTGTCAACGAAGAAGTGGATGATCATGCCGGAATACGTGCATGGTTCTCGTACCATGTGGGAACAGAACCTGAATGGTCACGTCGCTTTGGAGTTCGACAAAAAGAAAAAGCCATACGCCATGCAGCTCATCAAGTCTGCCGAGGATGCCGCTCCAGAAATCAAGGAGTACCAGGTGACTGAGCAAGGCAAGGTAGAAAGCCGCTGGTGGATGGAGGACATGGATGCGCCTTTCGTCAATGTCATGCCGGTGGCCGGTCCTATCACCCGCGAGGGTGGTGCCTGCTCCTATGGCTCGATGGATCTGCGCGACTGGCTCATGGAGGCTGCTAATAACGAGTTCTGTAAGGCACATGTCTTTGTCATTAACTCGCCTGGTGGCTCTGCTTGGGCTATCAACGACTTTAAGCAGGCTATCGACTATGCGCATGAACGCGGACAGAAAGTGTATGCTTTCGTTGATGGTCTCTGTGCCTCTGCTGCCATGTACCTGGCTTCTCAGTGTGACGAGGTGTACTATATGCACCCCAAAGACATGTTTGGCTCTATCGGTGTCATGGCTGTGTTCTACACCGAAAAGAACGGTACGACCAACAAGTACACCAACGAGACGTTCCACGAACTTTACGATCCAGAGTCCTACGACAAAAACAAATGGTATCGTGACCTCGCCGATGACCCGAAGAATGATAAGGTGCTCATCGACGAACTGAAGGAGGATGGCGTACAGTTCCGCTCGGACATACAAAAGGCTTTCCCTGCTGCTAAGGATGAGCATATCCATGGTAAGGTCTTCGAGGCTGAAAAGGTCAAGGGCATCCTCTGCGATGGCCAGATGACACTCGGAGAGGTTATCACCCGTGCTTTCGAGGTAGCCAACGGTACCGCACAGCCTATCGAACGTGTGGCTCCAGTTGCTCCTGAAGACGATGTACCCGAACAGGAACCCGCACCAGCAGCCGAAGCTGCTACCGCTGCCACTCCTGCCACGGGTGCCACTGTGCTCGGTGGTTCTGCCACCGAGGGAGAAAAGAACAACCCCTTAAACAATGAGAATATGAAACAGTATGAAATGATTGCCACCGCTTGCGGTGTACCTGAGCTGGTAGTGGACGCTGAGGGCGCTCACTTCGTGCCCGACATGCTCGAAGCACTGAACCAGACACTTGAGACTAACGCCACTGAAAAGGCGGATGCTCTGAAACTGATCGAGGGTCTGAAGACACAAGTCAGCCAGGCCGAGACTACTAAAAACGATGCCGTCTCTGCTCGTGAGAAGGAATTGAACGATGCACACGAGCAAGCTGTCAACACGCTCAAAGAGGAGCACACCACTGCACTCAATGCTGAGATTGCTGCTCGCGAGAAGGCTGAAAAGGAACTGAAGGAGGTTAAGGACCAACTGGCCGCCGCTAACCAGACCATTACCGACCAGAAAGGACAGATTGAGCAACTGACAACGGCTGCTGCTGCTGTACCTGCTGGCTCTCCTGCCAACAATGGCCAGGGTGCTGAGGAACATAAGGCCGAGGGTGGTATGCCTGCTTACGACCACACAAAGTCACCTCTGGAGAATGCCCGCATCCGCAAGGAGTACATGGCAAAAATCAATGCGTAAAATTTCCAAATTATTAACCCTTTAAAAAATCAAAGTTATGCCTAACAACAACAACGCACCTGAGTTCATCGGACGTGAGGCACTGACTCACGTAGCCGAGCAAGTAGGTAAGCAGATCGTTATGGGTCCTGCCTACGAAGATCCTGAGTTGCTCGACCGCCTCGGCATTCAGGTAATTTCTGGCGTTCAGTACAAGAAAACTGACCATCTGCTCGTCCGCAAGGGTGGTACTACCCGTCGTAAGAAGGTGGGTACACCTGTGGAGAACAAGATTGGTTTCTTGAAGGAGCGCACCCTGGTCGCAAAGCTGACTTGGAACCGTTACCGTGACAATATCGACAACTATGTTGAGACTGTCTTTGGTACCGATGGCAAGGCCGGTGGCGACTATCCTCTCTCTACTGTCGCATGTGAGGCCATCCTGAAGTCTTATGCCGAGGATTTGAAGTCTAACCTCTTCTTCGGTAACATGGAGTATGAGGATGATCCTGACGAGGCAAAGCAGAAGCTCTCGCTCTATGACGGTTTCCACACCGACATCGCTCACGACATCGCAGATGGTATCATCAGCGAGACCAACGGCAACCTCATTCCTTGCGACGCTATCGGTGTTCCTACCGACGCTCACGACTCTACTCCTTTCGACACCGTTCTTGAATGGTACACGAAGTGGGATGCTCGTCTGCGCCAGCAGAAGGTAGTGAAGCTCCACTGTGACATCCTGCGTGGTATCTACATCGCACAGGGCTACTCTAACAAGTATCACGGTAACTCTAAGGTGACTTACCTGCCTAACGGCAACTTCACCGTGCCTGAGATGCCTCGCGTAGAGTTCTGTCCGTCTGATGCTTGGGGTGTAGGAACTCGCCTCATGGCAACTATTCCTAACAACCTCCAGTATGGAGTTGATTCTGAGAACAACCAGACTTTCGTTAAGGTACAGTTCGGTAGCGACGAGGATGCTCAGGATGTAATCTTCCAGATTCAGTCTATCCAGGGCACTCGTATCTTCAACCCATTGGCTTCTGTCTTCGCTATCAGCGACGGCTCGATTGCTGAGAACGTCATCAATGGCGACTACGAGAACTCTAAGCTCGTGGTAAGCATCGATGGTACGGGTACCGTACAGGTCAACGGAGAGGCTTACGATACACCTCTGGACTTCGCTCCTAACGCTATCGTAACGCTGAAGGCTGTTCCTGGTAGTAACCAGAAGTTTGTCTCTTGGAGCAACGGCAAGACTGACACTGAGATCTCTATCACAGCAACAGGTATGCCGATGGCTATCACCGCATTCTTCGCTCCTAACGCGTAATCTCCTCTCTCATAGTGCCCAGCCGCTCTCGGCTGGGTACTTATAAACACTAAACGTCAAATATTAAAATTTCAAGATTATGGCTGATACAGTAACATGCCCTAACCTCGACAACTACCTGAACGAGGAAAATTGCCTGGAGAATATCGGTGGTACCTCTGCGGTGGCTTACTACTTCGTGAAGTCTGACCTCCTCACACCACTCAAATTGACGGGTAATACTTACTCTGTGCCTACGTTCAAGTCAGGTAAGGGTCTCTATAAGTTCGACCTGAAGGATGAGAGCCAGCAGATCCAAGGTGAGAGCCAGGGTCCCAACGGTGGCTATAACCTCACCTACAATGCTATCATCGAGGCGGTCAATAAGAAGACCTCTGAGCTGTCTCGTGCATTGAACAATCTGAATATCGGTATCATCGTTCCTGATGGCAACACCGGCGACACGCAGATTATGTACGATCCTAACCGCCGCGTAAAGGCTGAACAGGGTGGTATTAAGTCCGACACGGGCGCTGCTACTTCTGATGACCGTCAGACTACACTGGAGTTCCACCTCAATGGTGTATTGTATGACAACCTCTATGTCACTGCTCCTGAAGATGGTTGGGATTCACTCCTGGCTTCTGCTACTCCTGCAAATCCAGGATAATCTAAGGATTTCCCCTCATAAAAAGGTCCTGCCTCAATCGGTAGGGCTTTTTTTTGTCCCCACCTCCAAAAAATTTTCCCCTATTTTTGCATCGTGTTAAATGTTTAGTATGCTGCTGTGCCACAGCAGCCTAAAAACAAAGGTAGTATGAATACAAAAAATTTCACCCAGATGTCAGCAGAGGAACGCAAGGCGTGGCTCGCTGATTACCAGAACTGGTATGCCGAACACCTGCCGGTCATCGAAAAGGCGGGAAACATCACGTCCGGCATACGTGAACAGATTGAGAAGGGACTGAACCTCATGGCTGCTTTCCCCTTCTGTCGTGCTTTCGTCAATGAGGCGCTGCGCTTCAAAGACTACGCTTCTCGTAAGAAACTCATCCGCCGCTATGCGGATAAGATTACCGCTGACTTGAAGACATCGGTGCCTGCCGTGGATCTCACCGACCCTGCTCTCCTCGCATCGCATGTGGGCCGCCCCACTAAGGAGGAAGCTGCTGCTCGTGCCCTCGCTGCTGAAAAGGAACGCCAGGAACGTGAGGCTGCCGAAGATACGCTTTTCGGCAAAAAGGCGGACATCCCAACTATCGACGCTGCTGCTCCTGAGACAGTGGCTGGCTCTATGGGTGGTGGTACCATGTTGCACCTCGACCAGCTGAAGTGGCTGATGTCACCCGACCTCGCCAATGCTATCGAGACGATTCGCGATTTGCGCACTCGTCAGGAGGATGCCGACGCTACGGCTAAGGCTCTGGCTCTCGCCGGCAAACCTGAACAGGAGGTGGCTCCGTATGCGGAAGAAGCTATCCGCCTCACTAAACAGGTGGAGGGCATCTATGAGCGTGTTGACAACGAAATGGCCACGGTATATGTGCGCTTGAAGGAAGACACGGCTTTCCGTGCGTCTATCGAGGCTCAGAAGGTGGAAGTCAAGGCTCTGCGCTCTACACTGCGCCCCTATTGGGATAAGGTGGAGAACCAGGAGGCTTTCAAGGCTAAGGTTATCGAAATGATTAAGGAGTCTGACCCCGTACAGAAGGAGGCTCGCGAAAAGGCAGAAGCTAAGAAAAAGGCGGTCGATGATATCGTGAAATACCTCCAGCGTAAGGATAAGGATAACACGCCTAAGCGCATCGAGACGATGACGGCTCGCTATCAGGAACTGGTAGAACTGATTGGTGAAGAGAAAGCAAAGACTTACCTCCCCATCCTCGAAGCTGCCAAAGAGGATTGCGAAAAGAACATCAAACCGAAATTGGAGGCTGAACGTGCTGCTCGCGAGGCTAAGAAAGCCGAAAAGAAAGCAGCTAAGAAGGCTGCAAAAAAGGATGTCTCAAAAAAGGCTTAGGTCTCTGTTTCGTTAATTGTTAGGCGATTGCATCGCCGTCATAAATAACCATCGCGCCCAGCGGTTTTCCGCTGGGTCCTAAAAAACCAAAATAACAATGAAAAAGAAAAGTCTCATGTCTGCCATGTTAGCAGGCGCTGCCGCCGTCATGGGTGGCCTTATATCGTCACCTGCCGGTCAGCAGGTCATCAGTCAGACGGCTCAGTCCAATAGTCCCCAAATCGAACAGAAAGCACCTGCACAGCGCTCTGTCAATCAGGGACAGCAGGCTACGTCTCGTACTCCTGCAAAGGTGGTGCGTAACTATGTCAACAACCCTTATGGTCCCTTCGGTGCTCACCTCTTTGCTGGTAACTATGGAATGTCGCCAAAAGATTATGGCGAATACCTTATGCGTACCGGCAAGGATAAACAGAACCTCCGCAAGCGTAAGCACTACGCTACCATGCGCTCATAACAACAGTGCCCAGCGGTTTTTCCGCTGGGTTCTGTCCCGTCTGTCTCGTATGTGGCTATGCCATAGCCGCTCTTGTTTCGTTTTTTGTCAGGCGATTATATTGCCGTATCTCTCCTTCTCATCATGTCAAAACCCTCAGAAAAATATTTCGACAAAGTAGAACGCTGGCTGCTGGGTGGCATCACCATCGATAAGATGATTATGTCACCCGATCAGCGTTTCCGTGCGCTCCTCGCCTACGAAGCGTATAAAATATGGCTGCAAGATAAACAGATACGACCAACCGACATCATGCGCCGTATCGCTGCCCGTGAATATCCCGTACTGCTTCAGAAAGCAGCAGCTGGCGACTCCAAAGCCATTGAGTATGTCGATGCAATGAACATACGCCCTGGCATTGCTCGCACACCAACGGAGATATCTAACGACGTGGCGCTCTTCAACCATATCATCGGACGCTTCGACGTACCAACGGAGAATATCGAGAAGGCAAAGGTACAGGATGCATCCGACTGGCTCATCCGTGAGGGAATGAAAATGGGCGACCCTCGCAGCGTCAAGTCGGGTGCCGACCTGAAAATGCAACTCAATAACAACTTCCAGGAGAAAGAGAATGCGGCTGAACAGATGCCAGATTCGGAAATCAACATCACAGGCGATGTGTCGGTTGTAAAGCGCGACCGCGTAAACTATACCGACGAGGAGAAAAAGAAGTTTGCTCGTCGTTATGGTCTTACCGACAAACAGGTAGTTGATATGATACAGAACTCGGAGGGAACCTGGCAGATGCCGGATGAACAACCAGAACCTGAACCAGAAAAGGATATCTTCGACGAGAATGGCTAAGAGACGTGACGTTTATATGAACCCGATGCAGCAGCGCATCTATTACTCGAATGCAAGGGATGTGCGACTGCTGGCTGCTCGACGTTTCGGTAAGACGGATGGATCCATAGGACCGCGTATATACCGTGTCTCGCAGTCTATGCCTCGTGCCACTAACCTGTGGCTGGGTAACTCCCGTAAACAGCTATACACACGTACCGTACCTGGCACCATTGCGGCCATTGAGCGTTTTTTCAATATTCAGGAGGGACGGCATTTCGGATGGGGAAAACCGCCGCGATGGGTACAAAAGCCTGTCATCACGCCTAAGACATGGGATAACGTCATCTGGTTCGCTAATGGCACTATATGGCAACTTATATCACTCGCCGTCACCGGCTCTGCCAACTCTATCACGGCTAACAGCATCGTGGCGGATGAGTGTAAGTTTATGTCTAAGGCTAAGATCGACGGCGAAATCATGCCGGCACTGTCAGGTATCGTGCATCCACTCGGCGACCCGTCATTTTCTGATGCTAACCCGCTATTCAAATCTACTTTCTTCGCCTCTGATGCTTCGCTCACAGCAAAGGGTAACTGGCTGGAGAAGGAGGAGGAAAAACTGGATATGCACCCTGAGTCTGGACGCTTCGCAGATAAGACGTACCGCGAGATACAGCAGCTGCTCACTGATTATGCGGAAAGGGTTATGTGGGCTAACGAACTGTTGCGTAATGCCGAACGCGATGGCTGTGTGCCTATCCTGCTGCCTGCAGAACAGATTGCGGCTATCCAGGCAAAGGCAAACATGATGATTAACCATGAGGGGCCTTTCAAAATCCTGCCTAACTACGGAAAACGCATCAATAAGGCCATGCTCGACATGGCGGTCAACTATAAACTAATCTCTCCTGATGAAGCGGAACTGCTGTTTTGTCATAAGTATCTCATTACGCCAGAACAGGACTTCGACATGATGATGATCTCGGAGTCTAAACCGTACCAGCGACATATCCGTGAATTGCAGTGCAACGCTTTCTGCTTCTGGAGGGCTTCCTCACTTGACAATATAGATATCCTTGGCGATTCGTATATCGCTCGCATGGCGCGTGACCTGCCGCCGGTGGTCTTTGCCATATCTATCCTGAATAAAAAAGTACAGAAGTCTAACGATGGCTTCTACTCTAACCTCGACATCGAGAATGTGCATGGATATATCCCCGACGATTGCCCTGCCATCGACAACTCTTTCACAAAGAAAAAGGCTTCTTCGGTGCTCGGTGGTTCTGTTACCGAGGAGGAATACGAGACTCCTGACTTCTACGGACTGGGCAACCTAAAGGACTGCACCCTCGATGGTGACGTGATGGATGCACTGCCGCTGTATATCGCACTCGACTACAATGCCAACATCAACTGGGTAGTCACGGGACAGCTTTACAAACGCGACAACCAGGAATGTCTCAACGTGCTTTCGTCTATGTACGTGAAGTATGAACGTAAGTTGCGTGAACTGATGGCTGACTGGCATCACTACTACAAACCTCACATGAAGAAAAATAAAGAGGTGGTGTTTTTCTACGATGCAACAGCGAAATTCCGTGGCTATGCACTCGAAGGGGCTGAGGACTTCAAGGATGTGGTAATATCCGAACTGACAAACTACGGCTGGAACGTCCGTGCCATTGATATGGGTGCGCCGGTGGAACATCAACAGAAATATAAGGATATCAACGAGTCTCTGGCAGGGGCTATCTATCCGGCTATCCGCATCAACCGCGAGAATAACGAGGCGCTGATTGTCGCTCTTACCACTGCCGAGGTACAGATGTCCTATCGTGGCTTCCGCAAATGGAAAGCTGGTGAAAAACTGTCTGAAAGTGAAGATGACTCGGTACGCCTCGAATACCGTACCGATGGCACGGATGCTTTCGACTCGCTATATATAGGCTGCCGCTACCACCTCGCCAACATGTCCGGCATGTGCCTCCCGCTCCCCGAATAATCACCATGCCCCGCCGATTTCGGTGGGGCTTTTTGTCCCGCCCTCGTCACCCCGTCTTCGTATCTTTGTGCAAAAATAAATTTTCTCGATATGACTGAACTGCAATTTTCCTATTCCCACCCGAAATTTGTCTCAGACCAATTTACGGGTAAAAACACCATCGCAGTCGCCTATGCTAAGGAAGACTATTACGTGGTAAGTATCGATGAGCTGCAAGATAATGGCTCATGGATTCGTAAAGACTCGTTCTTCACCTACAAGGAGTCTTCCTACGACTTCACCAAGGCCGAGGAGGGTAAAACTTATCGACTCGCTGTATTCAAGAAACCGGCAACGGCTTCTGTCACACCTATCGAGGATGGTGGTGGTGACGAACCAATAGATGAAAGTAAGGTACGCGAGATCATCGACGACACAGTATCGGAGGCGGGCAAGTCGGGACAGGCGGCTGACGTGAACCTCACGGCCATAGCCGGACTGGTGGCCACTCAGGTACAGGCGGCTATCGCAGAACTGCTGGCAAAGATTATCGCACTGGGTGCTGCTATCTCCTATGAGGGACAGGTGGAGGACTTCGCTCATCTGCCTGCTTCAGGCATGAAGAAGGGACACATGTATAATGTGGTGGCTGAGAATGGTAAAATTCCCGCTGGCACGAACTACGTGTGGAACGGCACCATTTGGGATCCGATGGTAGGGCAGATAGACCTCACTCCATTCCTGAAATCTACGGATGCTGCCAATACATACGTGCCGCTGACGGCAACAACGACTAACAATGGCGCTGATGTAACTCGCCTGCTGGCTATCAACGCTCAGGGTAAGGCTATCTCTATCAATCCGTCGGTTATCGTCGATTACGTCATCAAGTCGCTTGCTGAATACGACATCCTCGCTTTGCCTAAATAGCACTATGCCCAGTGGTTTTCCGCTGGGTAATAATAGTCTCGTATGCTGCGATATGATCGCAGCCCTAAAAGAAAAGATATGAAACAACTCCAAAACTCACAACCGTTTGCGGTCTCGACGACTTTCCGCCCACTGAACACGGCGATGAAAATCGTTATTCTGGGTGGCATGTCGTCACTCCAGTTTTATAGACAGACTACACAGGAGTGGCTGCCGGATCATTCCATTGCGCCGGTCATCGATGCGCATGGCCAACAGACGGATGGAGCACTTCGATTGCAAGCGGAATATACGATATACGATGTCGATAAGAACCTGGACGTGGAGAGCATCGTACCTCAGATATACTGGTACGTCAACGATACGCAGGTGACGACAACGGATGCAACGGCTGACTACTACCTGGTGGGTGATCTTCTCTACGTCCGTAAGAACTTCACTCATCAGAATGGTGTCAAGGTGTATTGTGAATGCCGCTTCGTTGACACGCGCACGTCTTCTCCTCAGATTATGTCCGACACGCTCTCACTGTCGGCTGTATTGCAGGCTGACGAACAGTGGAGCATCAATATCCTGTGTGACCGCACTCGTAAGCACTTCCCGCTGTCTGCTGCTACCACCATCTACACTTTCGAGGCGGAAGCACGACTGGGTGGCGTGGATAAGACGGCTCAGGTGGCGTGGTTCTGGGACTACTCTCTGGATGCTGGCGCTACATGGCTCGCCATCACGGATGACTGCCTATGGTATGTCAACGGTAAGAATAGCGCGACACTGGCGGTCGATATGGACTTTATAGAGGACATCCTGGTGCGCTGTCGCATTGGTGTAAACAACGGCACGTCAACAGCGGCTCCAGATATCCATAACGAGGCAACAGCAGCTATTGCATGGCGCTTTCCTAAGATTCTGCCTACGGTGTTCTCCTATGGTGGCAACCGTGTATTCCCAGAGTCGGCATGGATGACGTTTGGCATGATGGTGCATGTGGCAAAGCATAATGATATGACTGCCGAACAGAAACGCCACTGGCTCATGCCAAACTGGGGCATACGTCAGCAGGGATCGACAAATCCTCCAGAAATGCTTGGAGAGTATGGCATGGAGGTGACGGTGCCTGGCAACAAACTATTCAATACGGTTGGCGTGAAATATCTCGTGGACCCATTTGTCTCTCTACGCACAGTCTATGATGTCCTCGCCGATGAAGACGGAGAACTTATCCAACTGTCCGACGGAAACACTATCGCCATTCGCACATAACCACCACTCCCAGCCGTTCTCGGCTGGGCCGCTAAAGGCTTTAATAATAACCCTTTAAAATAAAACGAAATGAAGAAAGCAAAAACAACTCTCAACCCTGGTGAAGGCATCGCTCGTGTGTTGTGTGTCACCAGTGCAAGCAACTTCTATGAAGCAATGCCTTCTGAGGTTGCTAATGCGGCCATTCCGTCAACGGTGGTCGGTGCGCTCGCTTCCAAACACACGTTGGAAGAAAACTCTAACCCTGCATTCACGGTCAATAATCGTGGTGCTGCAGAACTCTATCAGGCTCAGATGGGTGGCTATATGTTTTTCCGCAAGGACGGAAAGGTATATGCTGCCAAACTGAATGGCTCTACATGGGATAAGTTCGCGGATGCAACACCTGTCACAGCAGCTATAGAAGCAGCATGTGAGACGATGATCCATGTGCCTGACTGCCATTTCCTCGGAGAAAACAAGACGCTGAACTTCGGCGGTCTCGTACCTATTGACGGAGGACATGTCTTTGGCTCACCACATTGGGTAGGTGCTTACAAGATGTCAGTAGATGGTGGCGGTGCCGGACACTCACGCCCGAACGTGGCTCCTGGCCATTCTAAGACAATGAGCGCCTTCTGGAACTGCGCACAGCAGCTCGGCACACAGTGGGGATTGGCTAACTATGGCTTCCATTGTCTTATCAATGCGCTCTTCCAGGCCCGCTATGGCTCACTGAACTCTCAGGAGGTTATCGGTGCTGGATTCCAGACGAGTTCATGGGAGGCTGCTCGTAACGTGCCTATGGGCCTCTGTAAGTCATTAGGCGACGGTTCAGGTAAGGTGTTCTATACGGATGCCACCATCGGCGACCAATATCCTGTCAAACTGTTCGGCTTCGAGGACCTATGGGGAAAACTATGGGAGTTCCGTCCTGGCATCCGCTTCGAGATGCGCGACGACGTGCGCTATGCTATCGTCTATGACGGCAATATTGTCAGCAATACCGCTGAAGGCCGTGAGTTTGTCTGTGCTCTCTCTTCTCAGAGTGGCAGTGGTACTTATGCTAAGAGCATGGAACTTGGCGAATATTGGGATATGATATGCCAGGCTGTTGGTGCCGGCTCTAATACATACTACTGCGATGGGTATTGGTTCGCTACGGGTGGTCAGCTGCTGTACGTCGGGGGTCGCGCGGATAGCGGTGCGCTATGCGGTCTTTCGTCTGCGGTCTCGTATTACGGTTTCTCGCTCTCGTACACGAGCATCGGCGCTCGCCTGGCCTTCTACGGAGAACCGATATTCGTGAGCGGTGCGGAGCTGGTGGCCATGATTTCCGCGTAAGCGGACAATCATTGGCCAGCCGGCATCCGGCTCGCTCCCTCTCTGCGGCTTTCGCCACAGTGCCCAGCCGGTTTCGGCTGGGATGTAAAAAAGTAACAAGAGTGATAACAATTAAAAAAGTCACATCAAGAGGTGAAGTCACAAGAGCGTGACCATCCATAAAAAATTGACTTACTGAGACACTTGATGTCAGGGATTGACTTCCTGAACATACAAACTGATAGACTCCTTCCCCAAAGAGAATAGCAACATAGGTTGTTCGAGCCTTCTACAGCTCAACGGGGAAACGGAGGAAAAGGCAACATATCGTGGAGCTGCTGAACGTCGGGGGTAACGCGAATAACGGTGCGCAATGCGGTCTTTCGTATGCGAACTCGAATAACGGTTTCTCGAACTCGAACACGAACATCGGCGCTCGCCTGAACATCTACATTGAACAAAAAAAGAGTTATCTGATATGTTTCCACTGTTTGTCCTCACTGACTTCGCGAAAGCCAAAGAGGATGAGCACACGATTGAGCCTGTCTCGATGGAGGGTTAGCGAGTGCAAAGTGGTTTCCCCACTTTGTCCTCTCTACCTGACAGAGCAAAGATAAAAGGCATTGGGTATGAGTCTGGCACAAAGATGCGCTATCACATCGTCGGACAACAAAGTCCCCTCGCGCAAGTAAGCAATGCAGTTGTACGCATATACCGAACACCCGTGAGCCAAGAAATGTAGAAGGCCCTCCCATAACATCTGTGTCAAAAGTAACCACTACTGTGCCCAGCGGTTCGCCCGCTGGGAATAAATGAAGAGAAACAATGGCAGAATTAGCTTATCAACGTAAGAAACGCCTGCGCGGAAAGAATAGAAAACTGCGCATCCAACAGGTCTATGACCCGTTGAACCTGCGTCAAGCCGACATAGAGGCTCGACGTGGAAAGGATGCGCACAAGGGAGTACGCTTGTTCGACCGCGACCCACAAGGCAATCTCAACCTCTTGCACGATTTGCTGAAAAATGAAGCATACCATACTTCCCCAGGACATGAGTGTGTACGACACTGCCCATGCGGGAAGGACCGTGTGCTTCATAAACTGCCATATTTTCCTGACCATATCGAGAACCATGCACTGATGCAGGTCATTATGCCTACCATGATGCGGGCGTATTACTACGACTCTTCGGCATCTATCAAAGGTAAGGGGATGCACTTCGCGGCTCGTCGTACCAAAAGGTATATCGACATTCACCGCAAGCATAACGACCGCATCTATTTCGTCAAACTGGACTTCGTGAAGTTCTATCATAACATCGACCAGGATAAGGTGTATAACCACCTGGCTAAGAAGTTCGGCAATAAGGGCATCCGCTATCTCATCCGTGAGATAGTGACGGCATGTGACAGCGGACTGGGCATCGGACTGTTCCCAATACAGCCTATCGCCAACTACTACACATGCCCGCTGTGCCGACTGGTAATGATGCTCTTCGACGTGTGGATGGAGATATACTGCGATGATATGGTGATCGTCGGCACCAATAAGAAAGAGGTGTGGAAAGCGGTCAACTTCATCAAAAAGTATGCCGATGAGGTCATGGAACAGCCACTGCATGAGAATATCGGAATGCAGATCATTGACGAGAAACACCGCCTCGACTTCGTGGGCTATATGTTTTTCTTCAAACACACACTGCTGCGCAAACGCATGAAGGCGAAGTTTAAGCAGAAGATGCACCGCATCAAAGACCCGCTGAAACGCTATCGTGCCGCTGCCAGCTACAAAGGATGGGCCATGCACTGCAATGGCTATAACCTCTGGTGCGCTGTAATGAAAATGAAATCATATAAGGATCTGAATGTTCCTGCATTTGAGAAAAAGGACGCTGAGGGTAAACGCATCCTCGAAGGTACTAAGGTATCGGCATCCATGCTCTGTGGACGCGAGATAGTGTTTACGGATGTTGAGTTTGACGTGAAATCGAAATACAACAAACCGGCAACAGTCATTCAGGTGGAGGAGAACGGACAAAAGTATAAGTTCTTCACCAATAACCAGAAACTCACGCAGGCGCTGTTCTACATCAATAGTCACGACGGATTCCCATTCAAGGGTACATTGGTGCGTACCAACACTTCCGGCCTACCCGACTATGCCATCCAATAGCCACCACTCCCATCCGTTATCGGCTGGGTCCCACATAGTAATAACCCTTTAAAAAATATCGAATTATGAAAAAGTCAGAATTTTTTGAACGCCCCGACCTCGCCACCATGGAGGGCGACGTGCTGCGTATCTCGTTCAACGTCACCGAGGAACAGGTGCCTGTCAACCCACAAGAGGAGACTCCCGCTGGTCAGGAGCCGGAAACTCGCACACTCTACCGTGCCTACGTGGTACGACTGAAGAACCCGTTTACCATCGAACGCATCAAGGATGCACTGCTCGCACATGAGTACGATGGTGAATTGCTCACTGCCACTGCTGCCGAAGCCATCGCTGCCGAGGCATTGCTGACACTCGTCGATGCGGGCATCCTTACCGGCGACCGCCTCGCTATCGCTAAGACCATGAAACAGGCTCAGTTGGCAACGTATGACAGTTCGGATGCTGTCAACCAATTCACCTACCAGGGTGTCAATATGTGGCTCGATAAGGATATGCGTAATGGTCTTATCGCACGTCTCAACGCGGAGAAGTCCATGGGTAAGACTACTTCTACGCTCTGGTATGAGAACATGTCCTTTACACTGGCTATCGACGACGGTCTGCAGATGCTCGCCGCTCTCGAAGTGTATGCCTCTGAGTGCTATGACTGCACAGCAGCTCATAAGGCGGAAATCCTCGCCATGGAGATCTCGGATGCTGTCATCGCCTACGACTTCACCACCGGCTACCCCGATAAGCTGGTCTTCAAGTAAGTTTCGCTCTTGCGTCGCGATTCAATCTCGATATCATTAACCACCGTGCCCCGCCGTTCTCGGCGGGGTCCTAAACCCCAAAGTTATGACAACATTACTTCTTATCTCAGTTCTGATAACAGTGCTCTACGTGGGCACCACTATCTACATCCATAAGGAACTGCCGGCATCAGTCTCGCACATGGTTTTCAACCTCCCGCGAAAATATCAGTACCTTTGGACGCTGTTCATCTGGGCTATAGCCTTCGGCACATGCCCTGCCCTCCTCGACGCTATGGATGGCTCTATGTTCCAGTTTGTCGGGTTCCTGTTCATCGCATCACTGGCATTCATAGGCACCCTGCCGCTCATCCACAACGATCCTAACACGGCGCATTCGGTGTTGGCAGTAGCTGCTGGAGTGCTTTCTCAACTCTGTGTGCTTATTATCAGCCCCTACTGGCTGCTGCTATGGTTCGCACTGCTCTACTTCGTTTTCGCCCCTATACCTAAATGGCTCGAAGGTAAAGGCATCTTTGTACTCGAACTGTTCTGCTACACAACGCTTATCCTCGCCATTCTCATTCATTAGACACCGTGCCCAGCCGTTCTTCTCGGCTGGGTCCTAATCAGCAATAAGTATGAACAATATTTCCAACCACTTCGCACTGACTGCCCTCCAGGAGGGTGTCACCGTGCAAGGCTCACTCCGCATCAGTGGCACACTGTCACAGAACTACAACCCTGGCACTCAGCGCTGCATACCTGACTGGAAAGCGGATGCAGCCACACGTCCTATGATTTATCCTGTCATCCGCAAGGGGGTGCAGTATATCTCGGCATCGGGCATCGTCAACGGAAAATGGCTTTATAATGATGTGGAGATTGTCTTCGGACAGGATAATAAGTCAACAAACTTCCTCGACGGTGCTGGCGACCCGCTGTTTCAGGTGGGCACTACAACGGCTTCACTGGGTGGTAACTCCTACCAACTGCCCTGCCTGACTATCATCAGCAACCTTGCAAGTCCTACAAACATCGACCTCGATGTGATTGGCTACGAAGGCTCGGTAGAGGTGGCTGGAAAACAGATGGGCTTCCAGTGTGCGGTTGATGTCAAGATTGCACAGATGACCACACAGGGATTCCTCGGACTGCTATCGCCTGAGTCGGCTATCATCACCGATAAGGGACAGACTGTAACCATCGCGGCATCGCTCTATGGTGACGACGGACAACAGCCCGCTACGTGGTACACTAAATGGTACAATGCGGGAACGGGCACTGAGTTCGTGGCAGCACGTAACGCTCGCTCATTGTCTATCAACGAGGCTGATGTGACGGATAATATCATCATCCGCTGCGACTTCTTCTCGGATAGCGCCATGACAAACCGCGTGGCTACGGCTTTCGCTTCTATCGACGACACACAGGATCCTGAGTTCCTGTATATCTCTCTCAATGGCTCCAACTCGGACTTCAGCGGACAACTGGCTCCTGGTGAACAGTGTACCGTCACGATGTGGGTGGCTACCATGGAGGACCCGACGGCCATCAATACGCAATATACGACGTTTAACGTAGTCCTCTACGATGGGCAACAGAACGAGATTACGGGCAACGTGCCTGAAGTGACTATCGCTAACAACCGTGCCACCATGATTGTGCCCTACGACTTCATAGCTGCCAACGGCTACAAGATTAACGGCATCGTCACAGCCTCTTAAAAAATAAAAAGTATGAAACCAGTCATATCGCAGACATTCGCTATCACAGCACAGAAACCAACGGTATCTGTGGACCATATAGATAATTACTATATCACCGAGGCTTCGGGGGTACAACCCGCAGCCAACGACTCACGCTGGCAGCTTGTGCCGGAGGGACAGCAGGCTCCCGTACCTACGTCTGCAGCTCCGTACCTTTGGCATAAGAGCATCACGTATCTCACGGACGGCTCTCACCTCGATCCTGTCATTGAGTTCGGTGGCTCACTCGGACAGAATGGCTATGACTATGACTTGGTGCCGTCTCACTCGGCAATCATCAAGGCTCAGGATGATACGGTAACACCGGCTAACGTCTCGTGCTCACTCATCAAACGTAATGCGGACGGCTCGGCGGAACGTATCACCACACCACCGGCGGGTTACAGCGTTAAGGTGTACCGCGACACAACAGAAGCTGCCTATACTCTCGGAACAAATGTCTCTACGGCTAACGTGTCGGTCGTCACGTTTGTGCTGCTCTATGGTACTATCGAGGTGGAACGTCACGACATCCGCGTTATCGCAGAGGGTGCCGAAGGTCTCACAGGACGTGGCATACAGAGTCAGTCAACGCGCTTCAAGGCGAACACCACTGGCTCTGTACCCGCTACACCTACCAATGACAACGAATGGAACACCTGGAGTGCGCTCTCACAGTGTGGCTACTCTGAGACAAACCGCTACCTCTTCCAGTGTGTGCGCACGGTATTTGTTGATGGCAATGGCAATACGTCAGTGGAATACCTGGTGTCTGGACCTACGGTGTGGGGACGCGATGGTGACGATGCCATTGTTCTCGACCTCGACAATGAAATGGATAGCCTGCCATGTGACAGCACGGGTAAGGTGACGAAAGAGACAACCATTGTAGTCAACGTGAAACTCTACAAGGGGGCTACGCAGATTACGTCGGGCATCACGGCTCCAACAGCTGCCTCGGTAAAACTGGCTGGGGTCACACCTACCGTTTCGCAGTCATCTGGCAACATTTCTGTCTCATGGAAGTTCTCGGCTAACACTGCTCTCGCCGATGAGCGTTATATCATCACCATTCCTGTCACCTACAACGAAAAGACGTATCAGGTGGCTTTCACGCTCAACGCACTACGCGCTGGTGCGCCTGGTGTATCGCCAACCATCTACAAGGTGCTGCCGTCTCATCAGTCGTTGGCATTCTCACGCAACAGCAGCGACACACTCACACCGTCATCGCATCAGCTGACATGTGGCTACTCTAAGAACTATAATGGCACTATCTCTACGGTGGCTAACCAGACAACGGCATTCGATACAACCTACCGCATCTTCTACCGCTACCTGAGTAACGGATCGTGGAGCGCATGGTATGCGTATTCGTCGGCTATCACGGTGTCTTCCAGCACGGCATATACGTCCTATGAGTTCTGCATTGCTAAGACAACAGTGGCTAACAACGTCACGGATGATCTCATCCTCGACCGCGAGACGATACCTATCATCAAGAGCGGACAGAAGGGTAACACAGGTGCTAATGCGTTCTCACTCGATATCGACAATGAAATGGCGGCTATCCCCGTCAACCAACAGGGTAAGGTTGAGACGCAAAAGACACTCTCCTTTGGTCTGCAGGCGTACTATGGCACCACTGCCGTCGGCTCGTCATGCACCATCACGGCGAATAATATCCCGTCGGGATTCACCGTCAACCTCGACGACCCGCTGAACCCCGTCGTCACGATTGCGGCTGACACCACTCCTGCTGAGATATCGGAGATTACCTTTAGGGCTGTTCATGCTACCTATGGCACCCGCGAGGCTGTCTTCACCATCTGTGCCGTGAAGAGTGGAGGAAAGGGAGAGGATGCAGAACTGTACCAGTTGCTTCCGTCACAGACTACCCTACCATTCGACCGTAATGCCAGTGGCAACATCAATGCGCGTTCTTACACGCTCACATGCCAAATACAGCTGGTTAAGGGTAACACCACCACCAACTACTCTTCTCTCTCCGGCTATTATCTCTATTATGGCTGGAACGGAGCGGCATCACCTTCATCGGTGCTTTCTACATCGGGTGTTACCGTGTCGCAGTGGTACCCGAACAATGGATATACTTCTCTGGTGCTCGAACTATGGCGTGGCGCTCGTAGTGTGTCTGGCTCGGTACGCCTCGATCGTGAGACGATACCTATCATCACCGACGGCTCGCGTGGTCCTGAAGGGGAAGGCGACCCTGGTAACGGCATTAGCGTGGATGACTTTTACTACTGCCTCACGGCAACGCCTACACCGCCTACAACACCGCTCACTACGGCGAATGGATGGTATAAGCAGGGAACTTCTGGATGTCCTACAGCACCAACAAACGCAAAACCGTATCTCTGGCAGTGTGAACATATAGAATACACCGAGGACACGTCGATGAATAAGAACATCATCAAACTGGTACAGGTGTATAACATGGGCATACAGCCTAACCTCCTCGAACAAACGGCTTTCGACTCGGAGGATGTTATGAATAAATGGATGACTGCCAATGGAGAGGTGATACCACAGGCGCGTGGCCAGCATAACGCATGGGGCATCTTCCCCTCTTCGGCCACCTATCGCGAAATGTTACAGCAGCTGGTGTTCTCGCCTGGCAATATCGGTAAGATACGCCCCGCCAACTACTACACGCTGTCATTTTATAGCCGCACACGTCGCTATATCAATGTCACAGGCGACACCTACGGTTTCTTCTTCCAGAATATTTATTTGAAGGCTGGCTCCTATAAACTCCAGTTCAACGGCCACTGCTCACAGGCCGCTAAGAATGCTGGTGTGCAACTGAATGGCTACTTGTGGTATTCAGGCGACTACGGACAGACGGAGGACTGGGGTATCTGCGTATCAACATCTATTGACACTACAGCCGATGGAACGGCAACAACGGGCATACTCACCGTAACAAGAGCCGGCTACTATAAAATGGGTTTCTATGCCTATAAAACATCAGGTCATGCCGGCGACCCAGGACAGTCGGTAACGGTCAACTGGTGGCGCATTCTTTGCACCACCAACAACAGCCGTCTCGATACCTATTGCTATCCGTCTGCAGTGGCTGGTGGCACTACCTACTTCGTCGATGGTGTGGTAAAGACAAACCTCCCTGGTGATACTGGCATACAGTGGTCTCTCGACAATGACGACGACCTGGCCGACAACCTCGGTTGGACGCACCACTCTGTCACGTTCCTCACTAAGTCTGAGATAACGGCTGCCGACCAAAAAATCCTCTTTCGCATATTCAATACCTATGTGGAGATATGCAACCCCAAATTGGAGGAGTGCATCATGGCTACGCCCTGGTGCGAACATGAGGGCGACAACGATATGCACTGCGACCATAACCCATGTGGAACATGGCGCTCAGGAACACGCTACTACTACTGCAACGGACAGCGTGACACCATACAGGCTGCCATCAGTGCATCTAACACCAACAAGACGTGGTATCGCCTGAAGAAGCGTACCACCTCACAAGGCTACCTCTCTACCACACAGCCCTATCTCGACACCGAACACTGGGAAAAAGCCTCTAACCTCAAATTCTCCATCGTCGATGCCATGTTTGCCGAGGAAATCTTTACCGACAAACTCACCGTCTCTAAGATCAGAGGTGCTAACGGCAAATTTACCCTCGATGAGAATGGCAACGTAACAGCGAATGGCGGAACGTATGATAATATAACATCGAAAGATGGAACTTTTCAGAATGCGAATATCGAATATGGAGAAATCGGAGGTTGGGAACTTGCTTCTGGTAGAATTGGACGTGCTAATGCTGGTGGTGCTACGACTTATGAAGGTCTTTCTCTATATGATGAGTTTATCTGTTTTAACGGAGGAACTGGAAAACAGGCCATTCTTGGAACATGGAGTAGCCTCGGTCAACCAATGTTGGTTCGCCTAACTGATACATCTAATGACTCCTTAAAAGCTACGGGTATTATCTTTGACTTCCGTAATTCTAACTCGTGGGGATATGACCGTGCTTTCGGAGGTAATGGCGATGGTGTTCTTAATGGCATTATGTGTGGATATAAACTTAATATCTTTACACCCTCTTCAAGCAATAATGCGATTCCTCTTAAACAAGGAAACAACGTATTGATTTCCGGCACATATCAATCTGTGTATTTGCCGTCAAGATACACAATCTATTCGCTATTAGGATGTGGCAGCACGGGCCGTTTTGCTTTTGACATGTATGTTATGGCAAGTGCTGGTACACATTTCTGGCTACTCGGCTATCGTTCTGGAGCAACGGATTGTCCTCATATTCGTAATAATGATTATGGCGATCAGCAAAACGGAATAGAAATGGCTGCAGGCGATACTGTTCATCTGAAAATTGTCTATGATGGTACTAACTTCGACGCTTATATTATTTCACATCGTAACTAATTTCATAAATTCATAAATTCATAAATCAATGAAAAAAGTAATCATCTTCGGTACCGCTCACCTTGACAGCACCCCAGGCAAATGCTCGCCTGACGGTGCTTTCCGTGAGGCGGTCTATTCTCGTGAACTCATCGCTGACATCAAAGCGATTATGGAACGCACCTATGGCTACACATGCTTCACCGACTATGCACCACTGCAACCACTGAAGCCCTGGACGGATGCTCGAAAACGTCTCGGCTATAAGGATGGCGAACAGGCTGCTGAACTGAACTACCGCTGTCAGCAGGTCAACAAAATCTGTCAGCAGTATGGCAAAGACAACTGTCTTTATGTCTCTATTCACGTCAATGGCGCTGGCGATGACGGCAAATGGCATGGCGCGGGTGGCTGGTGCTGCTACACCACTCCTGGCACAACAAAGTCCGACCGCCTCGCTGAATGTTTCTACGATGCTGCTATCACCAACCTGCGCCCTTATGTCGATATCATCGATGAAGGCAAGCGCCGTGGCGACTACACCGAGAAACAGGTGCCTTTCCGCATGGATAAGTCCGACGGCGACCGCGACATGGAAGCTAACCTTTTCGTGCTCCGTAAAACGGTCTGCCCAGCAGTCCTCACAGAAAACCTCTTCCAGGACAACCGCCGCGATGTGGCATTCCTCACCTCCGATGTAGGCCGCCAAGCCATCACCCGCCTACACGTAGAAGCCATCCTCGCCTACTGCGACAAATATTAACCACAGTGCCCAGCGGTTCCCCCGCTGGGTTTTTTATGTCCCGTCTCTTGTGTGGCGATTGTATCGCCGTCACGCTTTGTCCCACCCTCATCACCTCTTCTTCGTATCTTTGTGTCATAAAAAGTATGTTCCGTATGCTGCGATACCATCGCAGCCCTAAAAAGAAAAAGTTATGCTTATCTCCACAACCGAAGAGCTGCGTCTCTACTCACCGGCAAACGCCATCGACCACATCGACACCATTCAGGGCTATATCGCAAGCTCTGAAAAGGACACCCTGCTCGAAAAACTGGGCACCCCGCTCTATGAGGCATTGGTAAAATATTACCGAGAACTCCGTAACAGCGAGAATGGTATCTCTACGTTCATTCAGTCTGTCACCAAAGGCGAAGACATGCCGCCTTACGCACAGCTGCTCACCGTCTGCCAGCGCATCATCACCTTCGATGCTCTCGGACGTGCTATCGACATTCAGGCTGTCAGCGTCAATGGCTCCGGCGTGAATATCTCTACCGCTGACGATTACGGCAAAGCGGATGACAAAGCAATCGCCGCCTACAAATCAACCTGCATCAAAGAGACTCATGCGGCTATCAATGCCCTCCTCGTGCTCCTCGAACAGTGGTACAAAGAGGTTACACCAACCAACCCCGACAATCCGCTGGCTCCTGCGCCTGCAGCCACCGTGCCCGATGGTTCTACATCGGGGTCTTCCGATGACAGTTCCGCAGATAGTGGTTCTGCGGCTGCTCCCTCTGCTGACGAAGACCCCGCCACCGAGAAAGCGGAGATAGCAGCTCTCTGGGTTCAATCTCGCTACTTCTACCTCGCGGCCTCTCTCGTCATCCCCTCTGCTACAGTCCTTCAGGAATATCTCAACATCTACGACTCCCGCGAAAAATTCATCACCATGCTTCCCGACCTCCGCTATATCCAGGAGGACATCATCGCTCCGATCATTGGTGAAGACTTCCTCGACTACCTCATAGAGTGCTCACAGAAGACGGATAACAGTGTGCTCGCTGGTTGTGCCAGTGAGAAGGATGTAAAACTCCTACGCCGCATCATCCACAAGCTCCGCAAGGCAGTAGCGCATCACCTCGAAGCGCGTACCATGCAGCTGAAGACAACAGACCCTCGCCGTGAGACGGCTCGTAACGAGGCTGTACGTCTTACCACCGACCTCTCGGAATATCTGCAGCAGCATCAGCCTGACATGCCGGAAAAGGCTTTGGAGGCTTTTGCCTCTTCCCCACTCTATGTGGCTACAGCGCCCAGCGGTTCGCCCGCTGGGTCCGACGACGACTATAACCCCTCATTCCAAAACAATAGCGACGATGCCGTCATGTTCGTAACACCTGCTCTCCCTCTATAAAAAATGACCCAAGCACGTCCCTCTGATTACTGGTTCTCTACCAGCGCCATCTTTATCCAGCTCAACGCTGCCGGCGACCGTAACTTCATCCATGCTAACTGCGCGGATGGATCTATGGTCATGTGCTATATGAAGGGCATCGATGGACTGGGGTACGACAACGCGCATAACTACCGCCGTTGGCAACTGATTTCGTCACCAACGGTATTCCACGATGATAACCCTCGCTGGGTGTATATCGCCATCCCGAAGTCTAACGCTGCCGACGCTCGCGCTCAGGTGTGCTTCTCACCAGAAGAGATTGATATCTATGGCTATAATGCTCAGGGCCGTCAGATAGCAGACAAACTGGACTATTACTACATCTTTACACAGGGCATCATCAGTGCATCGCGTGTGAATGGTGTCACACAGAACCGCACCTGGACGCAGGATGTGGATTGTGGTAAACTGGCTTCCGACGAAGCCATTGCTGCCGGTGGTGAAGGCTCATGGTGGGAATATAATGCCACCAACGATAAGGTGAAGTTCCTGAAGACAATCAGTGAGGCGATTTTCGACAAACTGACAACGGCATGGGCAAGCATCACGCAACTGGTACTTCATGGCCACACCATCAATGGGGTGGCAGGCGAAAATACTCCTGAGACTTCTAACGACACGTTGGTAACGCCTAAGTATGCGGATGACCATTGGCTGTCGAAGACGCACGATGACGTAGCAAATGGCGACATCACCTTCAATAACTCTATTCAGGTCAAAGGGGAAACTGTACTGAAACGTACTGTTACCATCGGCGACTATGAAAAGGATATACAGGTGGGTATTGGCTCGCGCCAGGGTGTTCGTGTACTGCCGGACGGCACTATCATCGCCCGCTCGCTGGAACTCTCACAGGAACTCTCGGTACCAACGCTCAAATACAACAGTATCGAGGTATTGGCGGGTACTCGTTGGGACTCTGCCGGTAAAGGCCGTGTTAAGGAGATCATTGACAACGACGAAGCAAATCATACCTGCCAGTTCGTGCTCGACCTGAACGATGGCGAACCTGGTGAGTTCATGGTCAACGACATTCTGCGTGGCTTCTGGCATAACATGGATGGCTCTAAAAATGCTACAACCAGCAGCGATGACCGCCGAGGTAATATCAACCGTGCGGGATTCCAGTCTATCTACGCTCGCGCCATTGCCGTGGCCAACGTCGTTGAACGTGTGGTGGAGGATGTGACTTACTACATCGCTCAGGATAGCAGCTACGTGCCACAGGAGGGCGACCGCATCCTGCAAAATGGTCTCGTCACCGTACAGATGCGTCAGTTCAACACCTCTCCTGCTACTTATTCTCCTGCTCCTGAGAAATGGTCGGTGCTGTCTGTCTCTGGCTACTTCGGTGTCGATTATCCCGAACGTCAGAACTTCTTTGTCTATACCACCAAGTACATGGCTCGCTTCGAGGGTGTCAACACCTGGGAGTGGGAGGAACATACATTCATGGGTGGTTGGGGCGACCTTACCGGCTTTACCATGTTAGAAAACCGCGACGGACAAATCACGCGCAAGGAGTTCAACGGAGAGGGCTTCGTCACCAAGGATGCGCACATCTATGGCGTGGTGGATATGTTTACGCGCTTCTCTGATCGCATCGACATCCAACTGTCACGTCCCGACGGAACCATTGCGGAGGGAGAACGGCAAAGGGCTGACTTCGTACTGCGCGACGTGGAGGGGAATATTATTTCGGGTAACTACACCATGCACATCACTCGTCAGTCGGGCGACGCAACAGCGGATGCAGCATGGAATGCGGCTATCGCTCAACGCTACCCAGACGGCATCCCATCGGCTCTCTACTTCCAGTTCTCGGACGTGCCGGAGAAAGGTGCCGTATTCGTGGTGGCTGCTTCGCGTGAGGTAACAACAGATACCACCACCGACACTTTCACTACCTCGGCATCGTTCGTACTCTCTCGTGCCTACGCAGAAGAATTGTTCCTCGGTCCCTGGGACGCTGCCACCGAATACACCAAAACACCGCGTCAGTACCCTACAGTCACTCACGGAGGCTGTAAGTGGTATCTGAAGGTGGCTTCCTCACTCGGAGAGGAACCGCATCCGCTCAGTACGTCATGGGGCATGGTGTATGGTGCTAACGACCTCTCTATTGCTTTCTACAATGAGAGCGGACAACGCATCACGTCGGCTGCTCAATATCCTGGCAGTGTCAACCTGTTCCTCGACCCGCACCTGCTGTGTGGCAACTTCGACCTCACCAACGAATTGTCTGATTCTGACTGGTCATGGTCTCGCTATACGGGCAACTATGGGGAAGAAACCGACACGCGTACTCCTGCTGACCGCCAGGCTGACCAAGGATGGCCTAACGCACACTGGCCGTCAACACCGCAAACGCGCACTATACGCATCACCAACGACGACATGCCGCCATCATGGGGAAGTGGCCCTATCGTCAACTTCATCATCACTGCCTCCTATAATGGTATCTCCATTCCGAATATAGTCCAGATGTAACCACCGTGCCCAGCCGCTCTCGGCTGGGTCCAAAAAGATAAAATTATGAAAAAAGACCCATATTTCGACCGCTTTCAGCAGCTCTGCATCGGCATTCTCGCTCAGTCCGACAACTGCATGGAGTCACAACAGCAGTTCAAGGCTGCTCGTTCCGTTCCCGAACTGGTGACGGCATGGCAGCGCTTTTGGGCGGGTGTCCTCCACGAAGTACCCGAACAGGTAATAAAAGCGTTTGCCGACCTCTACCCTGTCTATCGTGAAGACATCATCCGTGCCGGTGTCTATTACAACGAGGCTCCTCCCGTTGGTATCTACCCCACCGACCCTATCGTCCCCGTCTCTCCCATAGAAAAAACCACCGTGCCCAGCGGTTCGCCCGCTGGTCCCTCTGTCACCAACGCCATGATACTCATCGGCGATGCTCACGCCACCGTGCCCGATGGTTCTCCATCGGGTGAAACAGCTTCTCCATCGGGTCTCGTCATCCGTGGCCGCCACCGTGTCTATGTCCTCGGCGACCTCCCCGTGACCGTCACCGACAACAGCAGCGTACATATCAACAGCGCTCGTGCCAACGTCACCGTCACCGGCTCTGCTCGTGCCAACATCGAACAGGGTACACTTATCGCTCGTGACCGTGCTGTGGTCAACGGAAAAGGTGACATCACCTGCTACGACTCTACAACCATCTATGTCGCTGGTGGTGTCCTGCATGACAAAGGACACCTCGACATCATCGCCTATAACGATGCTGTCATCAATAGCTTCACCTCTCGACGTATCAAACTTAACGACCAGGCTCGCCTGGTCATAGAATAGTTCCGTATGCTGCGATATTATCGCAGCCAAATAATTAGTATATGAACAGTCATATCGCCATTACAGCCCTGAAGAACGGCAAACAAGTCCCGCTGAACCTCCCCGATGACTTCAGCATAGACATCGACGACCAAAACCCGCTCTTCAACGATAACGAAATGTTCTCATACCCTTGTCGGATGCCGATGGAGGGTAATCGCTTTCTATTGGGGAATATCGACGACCCGCTGAACATCGACCGCCCAGTAGGTCTCGAACATACCAAGATGCGTATTGTGGTGGATAACCAACCGTTCCGCTCTGGTACGCTCGTAACTGCCGAGGATGAAGAGATAGATGGTGCGCTGACCATGAATATCTCGGCTTCTGACCACTCTATCGACGACCTCATAGGCGACCTGAAATGTCAGGACATCCCACTCAAAGATAGAATACTCATCGGCGAAAAGATTGGTGCCGTTTCTGCATCTATTAACTACCAGTATCACGTCCACATCACATGGGACGGTAAAAAGGCGGACACCGACGAATGGCCGTCGGCAATGGATTCGTCTGAGGTGGTATTTACGCCACAGGCGCTGGGCTTCTCCTGCCCTGCTGAGTGTAACACCACTGGCAGCAAGGAAGAGGCAATAGTGGCATCGGAAGTGAACTACGACGATGGCAAGAAACGTAACAAACCGTCCATTCGCCAGAGTTTTATCAATGTCAGCGAACCATACCCTAATGCGAAATATTGCAACGCTCGTGTGGCATACTATCATTATGGCCTCGATGACGAGGGGAAAAAGACTTCTAACGTCATCAATCCCATTACCAAACGTGGCGGTCCAGAAAACAAATGGCCTTACTGGGTGCTGGATGCTGACCGCCAACAGTCGGGCATCTGCTTCTACGTGCTTTACTTCCTCGACTGCCTCTTTGCCTATCTGGGGGTTTCGTTCGACAACAGCGAACTGCTCCAGGTGGAGGATATGCGTCACCTTTGTTTCTTTACAACGCATTGTAAGTACGACGAAGAATATAAGTACCCGAACCAGGTGCCGTACTTCACCACCATAGAACAGATCAACGCATGGCTGACATCGCGTGGCACAGGTGCTCACTTTGAGTTTCACGATGGGGGCAACCGCATGGTCAACAACGTGGACTATATCGACTCTAATGGTGTGCGTCATCATGCAGAAGTGGGTAAGGATGGCGTGAGCACGATCATGGTGGAGTCTCTCGTGCGTAGCCGCTCGGTATCGGGCAACATTATGCGCATGTATGCCAACAGCCAGAACTTCCCCGACGAGTCGGTAAAGACGGTACTGGATAGTCTCTGGGCTTCTTTCGGCATCCGCTTCGAGTATGACTACGAGAAGAAGCATGTACGTGCTTACTACGTCCGTGAGGTGTTCCGTGACACACAGGAACCTATCGACTTCCCAGGACGTGTAATATCCATGCACAAAATAGCGGAGAAAATTACGGGTGTGCGCATGTGCTATTCAGCAGAAAGCAGCAGTAAGGAACAGCAGGGAAACATCCGCTCCGGCAAAAAGGACTATGATACATCCTACGACTACATCGACTACCCACAGGGTTCTACCATCACGGATAAGCACTACGAAGAGATTTTCCGTACTCCCCAACAGAACAATGCCAGTGGTAACACAAACGTCTATGTGGATAAGGCAACGGGTAACAAATACCGCATTAAGGTCAACAGCGACGCGGAAACGGCAATGGACCTGAAACCTGTACTCTTCGAGGTGGGACAGTATAAGGGTGTGGAACTGGGTGACTGCTCGGATCTTAACAAGGACTTCATCGAGGAGATAAAGTCGGATTTCGTACCGATGGTGTTCAACGATGTAAACTATCAGAATGAGGTCAATTCCGCATCAGGACAGATGAAATCGGACGGCTACCAGATTATCCTGAACGCTGACCAGGAACAGCCTATCCTCGCTGCTTTCGTGGATGAACAGATGGAACATGAGTTCCTGGAGCATCGCATACGTCAGACACTGGCTTCTAACGTGGCGGAGTTCTACTTCGACGAGGTGCTGGATAACATGGTGGAGAACTATGATCCCACACAGTCGGATGACGGCAATAGTCCATTGCAGTCGGTGGATTGGGGCCTCGCTATCGCCATTATGCGTGGTGGTGGTACGGATGCAACCATACAGACGTATGATCATAACTACGACGGCTTCGGAAACAGTAAATGGCGCACGGTAGCGGGTCTCTATGCACTCACCTCTGACAGCCTCGATATGTGGGGTAATGAATATGACTACAACGGTGTGACTCCTGGCATCGGTGGGGGCGAACGCTTCTCTCTGAAAATACGCTCGTGGGTACAGCCGGAATGGGCTGATGCACCACTGGTAGATGCGGACGTAGTGGATGGTCAGGGTAACATCGAGAAGAAAATCAAGTCGCGTGGTCTCTTCGACACGTTCCTATCGGAATATGCTAACTTCATCCTCAAACGCCGCAAATACCGCATACGCATAGACTGCTCTGCCGCTCAGGTGGCAGACGTGCCTAACCATTGGACGCGACGCTTCCGTATCAACGGCATGGTGGGCTTCATCAACAAACTATCCTATAATGTCTCTGCGAAAGATGGCTTGAATAGCCTCGAAGTGGAGTTCTATGTTCTATAATCACAGTGCCCGCTGATTCCGTCAGCGGGTCTCTAAAACGTATATAAAATGCCTAAAATTGAATTGTCTCTGCCTCGCTCATGGAACCAGTGTTCATTACCTGTCCTACGTGCTATCGCTGACGTGCTGACGGATTGCTCGGCACGGATAGACCGCTTTCATCCATTCGACATGATGGAGGTAAAGGTGGGGGTGCTCTTGCGTCTTACCAATATCAAAGTGCTGGAACCAATAAACCCGCGTGTGCCGGTCGAAGAACAATACTATACCTGCCGCCTACGTCCCTGGACTATCGATGAAGAATATAGTCGCTGGTTCCGTATGCTGCGATACTATCGCAGCTTCTGTGCATGGTTCCGCCGTACCATTCTCGGCCATGACGATACGTTTTCGCTCTATATCTGGCAAATCAATTATTGGCTCACTCCGCATAAAGACCTCGCCACAGGGCGCATCATTCCTGGTATGCTCGACTGGATGAATAGTGACAGCAAGAGCTTCCTCCAACGCTTCCCGTTTCCGTCGGTAAAAAGACATCGTTCTGGTGGCTTCTTCCGCCGCTGTGCCCGCTGCTTCTCCAGCGGGGTCACATTCCAAGGTCCTAACACGTTCATGGATGGCTTCTCATGGCGACGCTACCGCTTCGCTCAGGACTATATGCAGATGTTCATCGAACAGCAAAACCACTTCCTCGAACTGAGACAGTCGGGAAAAGTGGCTGCTAACGACATCCTGAAGGCAACAAAGGCCATGGATCTGTCTAAGGCGCTCTTCCTGGCAACTGTCTTTAACCGTAAGATAACTTTCGTCAACGAAGAGACGGGACAGACCATCACGGACTATCACTATCAGTCTAACCAGCATTCGGATAATAGCCCGTACTTCCGTAACTTCGACGACAAAGACTGGCAACTGGTGTGTTTATGGTGGCAGGGCATGATGCACTACTTGCATCAGACTTACCCAAAGGTCTTCAAAGTACAGAAAGTGAAAGGCAGCAAAAAACCTGTCAACCCGCTCTTACTCTACGCCCGCACAACGGCAACACTGGAGAAGTACCTCCACTCTACGGCAACGGACATCGAACGCGAACCATACTCTACCATCCTCCAGCAGCTCGAAGACATCACTCGACGCAACGAGGAAACAGAGGCTCTGAACCGTAAGATGCGCTCCCAGTCCCGCAAAAAGTAGTTTGTCCCGTCCTCGTCAGTGTCTATCTGTATCTTTGCACTATAAAAAAGTTCCGTATGCTGCGATACTATCGCAGCCACAAAAAAAAGAAATGAATATGGCAAAAAAGTCTTCTGCTCCCGTCACCCGCGTAAAGGTCAGCAACTTCATCAAAAAGGCTGCTGACCTGCATCGCCGTAACTACTCGGTACTCCTGCCAGGCGACCGCTCCTATTATAATCTGGATGGACCAAGCGACATCACATGGGGCGACTTCATCGGCTCTCAGCTTCGTGCCGGTGCAACGGAGAATGGCAAATCGCAGCGTAAGTCCATACCTACACTATACTTCTCTTCTGGCAACGAAAGTCAGCAGGGAGTGGATAAGATTGGTACGCCTAATCTGGGATGGATAGAATGGGGCTATGGCAACAACCTGCCTAACATCGTGGCACTGCTCACACACATGCTGCCCTATACGGCTGCAGGTATCAAGTTCAATACGGATCTCTGTGCGGGACTCGGACCGCAACCGATGTACGACTGCACACAGTATGTGGGTGGTAACATCACACAGAAGCTCATCCGCTATAAGGATGCGGGACAATGGCTGCGTGGACGTATCATCGACCTGCAGACACAGCTGCTGAACCTCGAACAAAAAGCCACCACTCCTGATGATTCATCATCGGGCGAAGGCATGGGTGCTGCTGTTGGCTCTGTAACGGGACATGGCGCGAAAAAGTCTGAGGTGTACGATGCACTTGTGGAGTCTATCAACGAACAGATAAAGGAGTTACAAGAGGCACATAAGGTATGGAAAACTACCGATGAAGAGGTACAGAAGTTCCTCGATAATAACAATATCGCTCAGACATGGCTTTCGCTGGTGCTCGATCAGGAACTGTTTGGTATCTCGTTCCCAGAACTATTGCTGAACCAGCAAGACCTCGACGAGAATGGAAACCCTGTCGAAACGAAGACTTGGACTCCTCGCGTGACGGGTATCGCCCACCGTTCATGCCATACGACCCGCATGGAGCGTATGGATGAAATGGGTAAGATTAACTTCGTGTACTGCTCTACAAGATGGCTTGATAAATACTTCATCGAACAGGGTGGAGAGAATAACGCGCCTATCAATGCTATACCTGCCCTCCATGTGCCCTCTCCTCTTGCTTCACTGGAGGAGAAGGTACGTGAGGCTCGCCAGAAGAATGTATCTGTCAACAACAGACCGACGCACTTTGTTTTGCCGACGGTCTATCCTACCGCTGGTCGCCCATATTACCCGACTCCTGCCTGGTACTCTATCTTTGGTGGCGATATCTACGAATACATCACAACGATATTCTCAGACCGCCTTTCTCGCAAGCGTAACAGCAATGTCATCGGACGTGTCATCTATCTGCATAACGATTACATGCAGCAGCTATTCGTGGCTAAGAAAGCACAGGCTGATGCTAAGAAACAGGCTGAGATACGCGACAAACTCTACACCCAGATTAACCAGTGGCTCGCCAACCGCAACAATGCCGGACAGTCTCTGCTGGCATTCACGTTCATGGGAACGGACGGTAAGGAGCATAAGAGCTTCGAGATTGTGGAGATAGAAAGCAACAGCAAGGATGTGGTGGCAGCCAACGAGAAAGAGACGGCTGAACTGTCATCAGTGGTATTCATGGCTCTGGGTCTTGATGGTCGCCTGCTGGGTTCTTCGCCGCTGTCTCTCGTAGGTAGCAACGGTGGTACTGACATCCGCGAACGCTTCCTGCTTCGCTTGATCCTGAAATCACCGCAGATCAATATCATGCTCAAACCGCTCGAAGTGCTTTCGCGCTTCAACAAGTGGGACCGCCACCTGGTATGGCAGGTGCAAAAGGAGGTAATGACAACGCTCGACCGCTCAAAGTCAGGTGTGACAACTCAAAACAACGAAGATAATAAATAGCCACCGTGCCCAGCCGTTCTTCTCGGCTGGGTCCTAACGCTCAACTAAGTATATGGCACAAGGATTACTCATCAGAGGCGCATCACCGCTCGTAGGAAGCCCTATCACCTATCAGGTGACAGCGGCTATCATCAATGGCGACTGTGCTTTCCATCGCGTCAAACTGACGGTATCGGCATTCCTCGAAGGGGTCGATATCAACTTTGCCGACCTTACGCTGTCTTCTCCGGCTGAGTCGGGGGAGATTCTGACGTTTGACATCAGCAGCGCACTACGTGCTGTGGCGGATAAGTATGAGTACACGGTAAACCCACCTGCCAACTACCCGCGTATCGGTTACAAACTGTCGGCCTGCGATGAGTATATGCAGAATGGAGAGGTTCACGACAACGTGGGGGTAGTGACGATTGACACCATCCAGTATTGCATCATGGGTGCTTACTCAGACATGGAACGCCTGCTGTCCTCTGGCAGCAAGTCGGCACAGCACTTCACTCGCAAACCGAACACAATGCCGGAGGTGGTGGCTGTCGGAGAGAGCATGGTATGCCCGCAGTCTTATGCCGAACCTGTCAGCAGCGGAAACATCGTCAATGGTCCTACATCGTCGGTGGTGAACATCGTCAGCGAGGGACTGCAGACGGTTAATGGTCGTCAGGTGTATGCACTGCCTTCAGGACAGAAAGACCGCTACGAGTTCCGTTTCGTCAACGGACTCGGATGCCTCGAAAGCATCAGCGTGAAGTCTTTGCGTACCTCTGAAACAAATGTCACACAGGAGTCGTTCATCCGCTCCATACAAGAGACATTCAACTCGTTCTCTCGCGGTCTCGTCACGAAGAAAAACGACTACGAGACATGGAAACTATGCAGCGGACCACTCGATGAAGCATGGCATTCGTGGTTTATGCACGAGTTCATCATGGCAAAGTTCGCCTGGATAAAAATCAACGGACATTGGATAGGATGCCATATCATTCCTGATGAGACGGTGGATGGCATAGACCGCACAAGCGGAAACTTCATGCAGGTGGAGTTCTCCGTACAACTCGATATCAATGGCAGCCCACTCGCTGCTCTCGCAATATAAAAACATGATATAAAAATGAATAGTATCTACACCTTCTTTCAGAGCTTCTTCAGCTCAGTACCGCGACTGATAGCAGTCGGACTGGGAATTGTATGGGCATGGCTGGAACCAACGCTCCCCTATGCCTTCATGTGCGTGTTCGCTGTACTTATCGACTGCCTCACAGCATGGCGCTTAAACCGCCGCATAAAAGCGAAATACCCGAATGCGGGTGCCGATGGTAAGTTAAAGTCCTCACACATGACAAAGATGATCTCTGATCTGGCTATCGTATGGCTCTGCATACTGCTGGCAGAGGGTGTTGATAAACAACTGCTCGGACACCTCGGAGGATTGCACCTCGGACAGTATGTAGCTGCTATCTTTATCCTTTGCACAGTGGTGTCTATCCTCGAAAACGAGTCGTCATGCAACGGCGCTGCATGGGCAAGAGCCGTCCAGAAGATTGTCACCTCAAAGGTGGCTCGACATATCGACATCGACGAAAAGGAATTTGAAGACATGATCCACAAACCCAAAGAATAGTCCTAAAATAATAAGGTATGAAAGCAAACATCAGTGCAATACTCGAAAAATGGGCAGAACTCTATGAGCCTATCAGCCACGACCCTAAAAAGGGGTCTAAGGATAAGGCATACTACGAAATCCGCACCATCAACGATAACTCAGGATTCATGCGCAACCAGAACACGGCAAAGTCACCGTGTATGGCGTACTCCATCCTGATTGACGCACAGGGCACCAATAGCCACGTCGTCAACTATGCTCATGCTATCTACTTCCTTATACGTGCCAAATCGTTCTCTCTGGCTAAATCGGCTCGCCAGGATGACGAGCTGGGTGCTGACGTACAGATGACAATGGATGATTACGTCCAGGATCTGCTCTCTTACCTCCGCGAACTGAAACGTACAGGTAAATGCCCTATCACCGGCACTACATACGACCGCCCGACAATGGATGCGCTGGCTGGTCTGCAACTGGATAGCGCGGAATGGGCTTCCGCACCCGTAAAATACGCCGAATGGCATGTCATGGGTCTTAACATCGAACAGAACGCACCACGACAACTGTGCGTCAATCGCGAAAAATATAAAACCGAATAGTTATGGAAAAATTCAACTACCAAGAACCGTGCTGCATCGAGCGCACACTGCCACAACTGCTGAAGAAATATGAGTGGATGCCATTCCAGACGAATGGCGATGTGACAGTAGAGAAAATCCTGAAGGCTGTGAGCCACCTCGCCGGCAACAACCTCGACATCACCATCTGCCTGCCTGCTATCGACGTGATTATCCTACGCATCTTTGCGTGGTACCACAAACGCGGCTGGCTGAAGTCTCTTACCATCCTCACGGCAACAGATCAAAGCGAACTCATCCGCAACGAACTGCCCAAGGAACTGACACTGACCATCGTAGATAGTGCCGACATCCCAGACAACTACGGTCTGCTGGTCATCAATGGCGAACAGAGCAACGTCATCGTCAACGGTCCGCTCTACGCTGCCGTCACACCAGGCATCTGCTCCTACACAGCCTACTTCGGCAAAGATCCTGACCGCATCAGCCAACTCACCGACACCATCAACGCCCGCATCCGCGTCGCCGAAGCCAAAAAGAAAAAAGCCGCCAAAAAAGCGCCTAAGAAATCCGCCTAAAAGAAAAGCCCCGCCGTTCTCGGTGGGGCCTTTTGTTTTGTTTATTGCAAGGCGATTTAATCGCCGTCTTTCTTCTGAAGGTTGGTCACGGCATCCTTAATCTCTTCCCATGCCACCATTTCCAACTTGCGCGTGTCAGGGTCATACTCACCGACATAGGCTATCGCCTCACGGTGCTCATCATCGGTACGATCTGCCAACACAAAGAACTCAAACGACTCAATAGGTGGCAACTGCACGGCACCAGGCTGCAAACCGGCACGGACAGCACGACGGATGCGCTCTGCTTCTGCCTTTGGCAATACTACCACCTGAGCCTTGCGCTCACGGATAGCTGCCTGCTCCAACTCACGGGCATGTTCCTCCCACTTCTCGTTCTGTAACTTCCACACCATATAAAGGTAGGCATTATTCAGGAAGTTACGCCAACGCTCCCAACCCTGACCGATGAACACCACCGCCAATGGCTCGGCAATAAACAAACGACGTTCACGGGCATTCCATATCAGCATGTTCGACATAAACAGCTGCTCTAAATACCCAAACACTCGACTGGTCTGCACCATGTCCTTACGCTTTTTCTTAGCGGCTCTCTTCTCACGCCACCTTTTCCAAAATCCGAACATAAATTCTCTATTTTAGGGTTAATAATACTTCTTCTTCGTCCCGTTCCCTGCGCTTTAGCGCTTGGCCTCTATCCGTAAATCCTCGTTCCGTCGATATCCACAATAAGGAAATCCCAAATGAAACGTATCTCCCCAGAGTTCACAAACTTTATACGGCGCAAATGCTTGCGACGGTCCACCTCCAACGAGATAACCATCCCACTCTCCAAACGCCCTTTCTTCGTCACGTAACGCACGAAAAATGGCACCCTGGATAACTTCTGCACACCAGGTGGCGGATTGTACCCCACCGTCATCAGTCCCGTGCGCTTATCCTGCCATTGCCATTTCTCAGCAAACATGCGCACCTTCTGCCAGTGCTCACTCGGCTGTGTCTTTGCCATACCTTTTCCTTTTTGGTTTATTCCTCCTTTTGTCGGGAATTTCTATTTTTTTATCTCACCGCAAAGTTACGCATTCTCCCCAACTCCCCCGTGACAAATTTTTCCCCTCTTTTTGTTTGTCACCCATCGCCATTTCCCCTTTTTCGCCCTCTATCTCCTAAAAATTCCCCCATTTTCTTGTAAATATCAAAATATATCCTTATCTTATGCACCCATAATAACAAAATATAATAAGATTATGACCTCAAAATTAGACCTCAATCGTGCTTTTGCAGAGCACGGCGTGACCTCAAAGACCGTAGCAGAGCGCATCGGACTGACACCGCAGACTGTCAGCGCTTATGTCACCGGCAACCCTACCGTCAAGAGCCTCTATCAGATAGCAGATGCCCTCGAATGCGACGTGCGCGACCTCTTCTACCCTGTCGAAGAGGAACAGGAACAACTCTCAACTGAGAAAGACGGACCTCGTGCTTCCGCCCTCCTCACCTGCCCCCATTGTGGCACCGTCCTCTCCGCCTCCCTCTCCATCTTCACCAAATCATAATTTCATAAATTCATAAATTCATAAATTCATCAAACAATGAAAAAGCAATTATTTTCCCTCCTCCTTTCTTGTTTGGTATGCTGCTGTGTCACAGCAGCCTTTCCGCAGTCTGCCTACGCCCAAGTGGAGTTCTCGAAGTTCAAACTGAGCAAGGATGAACCTTTCGGTGCTTTCCCTGGCCGTAAGATGCTCAATACAAAATTCAAGGTGACTGCCGACCGTGACCTGAAATATATCCTCGTGGACTACTACATCGTCAATGCCGTTGGCGATGTTATCTCCGGCTACACTCAGGCTATCAAAAACGATACAACGGAGTTCATTAAACCCAAACGGATGGAATGCACAGGTCCTTTCTCTGCAGGCAAGTCTTATTCTCCATGGGTCAGTGGCGTAATCACCAACCCAAGCAAAGACCTCACAGCCTTTCCGTTCCAGATACAAGTCATGTATATGGGCACCGATGAGTGGATAACAGTTCCCATCACCAAAGACAACCTCTCGACCTACTTCCCCTCACTCAAATGGCTCGAATACAGCCGCAAAAATAAGAAAATCCTATAAAGTCATTGTGCCCAGCCGTTCTCGGTTGGGCTTTTTCTTTCCCACGTCTATACCCTCTACACTATTTTCTCTAACTCACTACACTATTTTTCTCTAACTTCATGCACCTTTTTCTCTAACTATCCACATCGCGCTCCTATACCTTTCTATACCACATTTCTACACCTTTCTATACCTCTATATATCATTTTTCTCTAACTCACTACACTATTTTTCTCTAACAACGTCATTTCCCCTCTAACTATTCGCCCAGGTTAGTACAAACCATAGTACAACACAGTACCAATCTCCAATTAGGTTGGTACAAACCTTAGTACAACAAAATACTAACCCACTCAGGTTAGTATTTTCTATTCATAAATCCATTATTTCATCAATTCATAATTCAATGGGATATACAAAATAATTCTTTTATCTTCTAAAAGTGAATTATTTTGCACACCCCAAAGTTAGTGTGTAGTGCTTGTCAAAAATTGCCACCGATTTGAGGGGTGCGGTGGTGGCGTGTCGCCCAAAAACGCTTGTAAATATCTGATATTCAGAGTAACCACCTCGAAAAAACAGCCCCACACTCGCGCTCGACCGCCGCCTCACTGGATGGGCACCCCCTCCCCCTTCCCCCTGAATTGCTGCAAATATGCCGCCGGCCCTCCTGGAAGGGTGCCGGATGCCCTCGAAGAGGTGCCGATGGTGTCCGGCTGGCTCAGATCATCACCCAGAACGCCGCCCAGGGTGCCGAGGTGGTGCCGGTGGTGGTGTGCGCTGCTGACATCCTGAAGAGGTGCCCGCGCTGCTGGTGGTGGTCTGCTGGTGCTCATCGATGCCAGAACCGCCG